TTATGCAAGTAGTTTTTAATACTTTTTATTTACTTTTTTACTTTGTCTTTCTTTTCCCTTATAACCGTGCTATACTTTACTTGTGCTTATAGAAGCATCACCTTTTTCAAAAATTAATTGAATTGCCGTTATTAACGACTTTTTCCCCCTACTAGTTGCAGCTAGGTTGGGGGTTTTTATTTGCCCTCACACAAAGTTTTGACTTCTTCAACCCTTATCCCTAACCTCGCTGTATAATTAACTTATAGGTTTGACATATAACCTCCTTTTTTATTTTTTGTTTTCACAATCAATTCCTTTTCCCTCAGCTCTCTCTTCGGCTGGGGGTTTTTGTTTGCTCTTGCTCTTATCTCATGTTACTCTGTTATACATAAACTGTCGGACTCACTGAAATATAGCGTCCGTTTTTATTTGCTTGCCTCCATCAGCTCTTCTGGTGGGGGATTTTTTTGACTTTTTGATTGTTTCTGTTAAAAGAGATAGAAAGTGTGTTTTCAGATGGATTTTAGAAAATAGTTATATTAAAAACCGCTAGGAATCAACGTTTTTAGTAACGTGATTTCTAACGGTTTTTAAGTTTTGATACTTTTTTCAGCCTCAAAAGAATAAATTAATAAAAAATACTAGAAGTTTAGGAATTAATATTAATATTTTCTAAAATAACCTCAAATGTTGTATTTTTTATATCTGCTTGACGAGTATTTAAATCTTTTCTTGCTGCATTGAGTGTTTCAGCAAATTCTAAAGTATCCGAATTAAATAACTTATCTGGATTAAATAATTCTCTATACTTAGGATTACCACTATCTAATTGGAACCAAAAATTATCTACACTTTGGTTTATTTCTTTAACAATAGCGTATAGTTCCTCATCTTCAGGAGTGATTGTTTCAATATAATTAATTATTAATCCAAGTTTATTATGCTCTATATTAGCTTTATCTAGAATCGATAATATCTTATCTCTATTGTTTATATCTTTAGCACTATCCATCAATTTATTAGCAGCACCCTTAGCTATTTTGTCCTGTAAATTATCAACATTTTTTTCTAAAGACCCAAGTTGATTATTATACTTGTCGACTAAGTTCTTAACCACTTCTTCAAGAATATTTTTCTTTTTGTTTACTATCTCTTTAGCATCAGATACTAACAATTTATGATGTAGTTCATAATCATGCGTGATTTCATTATATAAATTGTTTTCACCGTCTGTAATAGTGGTTTCTTTTTTATCATCCAAATTAATAATAAATTCTTCTTTTGATAAAAATTCATCATTGACATCACGATAAGTTACCTTAATAACTGCGATGGAATTACTCTTTCCATCTGAAAAACTAACATTTTCTAATTTTACACTTTTAGAAACAACGGTTCCGTTAGTTCTAAAATCATACATTCGTTTATTAGCTTTTTCATATTGATCTGTGTGTTCTTCTGCATTCATACCACTATTATAAGTTATCTTATCTAAAGTAGTATCAAGCATAGTTTCTACAGCTTGCGAATCTTTCTTTTTAGCATTCTTTAAATACTCTATATATTCAGGTAAAACAACATTATCAAATTCTGTATCATCAATAGCACCCTTCATCTTAGTACCCAGCCTTTCTGTCATTTTTAACTGACTATCAATAGCGGTGTACACAGGAAAGGTATAAATGTAAATATCACGATCATCATTTTGTTTTCGTGGACGGTCAATACGACCAATTCTTTGTTCCAATTGCATAGGATTATATGGTAAATCTAAGTTCATGAGTGTGACAGCATCTTGCAAGTTTTGACCTGTTGAAATAGCATCTGTACCAACTAACACATTAATTTCTTCATCTGTATTAAACAAATCCATACGATTTTTAGATTGAGGTGAAAATCTATCTAAGACTTCTTTTTTACTTACTCCAGAAATTTGGTTAATTTTGTTACCACTGTTCGCTCCATTATTAGCTCCACCAGTAACCATCCCCATACGAACTGGGTTATTTTCATCGTTCAACCTAGTATATAATTCATCATAGTAATAAGATACAGTATCAATAAATTGTGATACTAGGATAACTTTATGTTTCTTTGATAACTCTTCTTGAACTAAGCGACTAACTTCTTCAATCTTTTCATCATGCTTTTCATAAGCCTTATTCAATTTAGTCAACAATGAATTTAAAGTTGATAAATCACGATTAGCAGCTACTTTCATTTTCTCAACAGCTGACTCAGCTTTTCTAGTACTGATTTTATTGATAATATCTGTAATATTTTCTAAATAGACTTGTTTTCTTCGTCTTGAATTAGCAATTTCTTCATCTTCGTCTTCATCATCTATTTTTTGTAATTTTTTTACATCAAAAATAGCTAGATTTAGGTTAACAGCATAGTCAGACAATCCATAATAATCTCCTAAAAAAGCCTTAAAATCACCTTTAATATTTCCAGATATACCCATTTTATTTAAGTTATCATTCAACAAATTTAAACGATCAATAATACTTTCTAGCGATTTCTTATATGCTACCCAACTAGAATCAGCACGCTTTAATAGCATTAACTTTAATTTCTTTCCCCCAACGTCTTCACGTTTAGAATCAATCACGTATTTAATTGGATCCATATATGGAAAACTTAAGTCAACAATAGTATCAAAATTATCACTGAAAATCTGATCTTTACGTGGTTCATATCTAATATCAACTGTAGGAAACTTGCGGTTAGGAAACTTTACATTTTTACCACCATAAGTTTTTCTTGTACGTTGTAAGAACAAGTCAGCCCATAATTGGTTGAAAGCCACATCATCGCCAGCTATTCCTCTGACAGCTTTGTTAGTTTTACCAGCAAGTAATAAATATTGTTTGTAATTACGGTCATTAGGTATAGCATCAATATCTAAGAAAAGAGTTCCAATATTGATTACATCTTCTCTTTTATTATTCCAAGGTGTTGCAGTTAGTAGTAAACCTTTCAAATCTGGATTAGCTTTCTTTAGGATCATCATTTTTTGATAAGCACGTGTATTGTTGTTTTTAAATCCCATATGCGCTTCATCAATTACTACTAAAGTATATTTTAGTTTCTTTATTTCACTATTACTCAATCGGATAAATTTTTCACGACTTGTATAGTCATAGCTGTTATTATGAATGCCTAAAATTGCTAACTCTTCTTGCCATTGGACTTTTAATTTCTTATCAGCTACTATCAAAACTTTATTAACATTTTCAGTTTGTAAGTAAAGTTTGATAATACCTGCTGTTGTTCTTGTTTTACCTAATCCAACACCGTCAGCTAAAATTGCTGTACCAAAAGTATCTAATTTATGTTTGATTGCTACAACTCCTGACTGTTGATGTGGATATAAGTTGACCGCCCAAGGTGTAGTCTCAATATTTAAATTCGTATATGGTTTAGCGTAGATACCAACAAAATCGTAATAAGTTTTTTTAACTGGTTGAAAATTCATTACTCTCTCAACAACAGGTAATTTATTAGTAACTAATTTAATAAGTTCTGGAGAAAATACAGCTGTTTCATCATCTGACAACCACAAATTACTGTACCATTCATGTAATGGATAATAGCTATCTTGACTTAAAACATTTAGTTCTGTATTTCCTTGCAATCCATTCCTCGAAAAGTTTGATGATCCTACAATTGCTGTACCATTGACTGCTTCTTGACTGCTAGCGAACAAATAACTTTTTGCATGAAAATAATTTGCTTCTCCAACATATACTTTAACTTCAATTCGTCCCTGATCTAACCATTCTTTTACTCTAGTTAAAAACTCAATGTCGTTAATTTTAGAAACATCACTATCTGATTGCTTTACCAAATGTTTATAATAACTTAGACCACTTTTAACTAGCTCTTCTTGTGTAGAGTCCTTGTCTAAACTCGTTACAGTTTGTTTATCAGTCTGATTACCCATTAAAATTCTAATTTTTCCATTTCGCTTATCCATAAAGTCAATGAACTCATCTTTTAGAAGTAACATCCCACTGATATAGAAATATCCTACTGCCATGTCTAGACTTTTAGTATTTTCTTCACTTAGCAAAAATTTGATTGCATCTAGCATACTAAGTTCACGATTATCAATAACTTTTCTAGAATAAAGACTCTTGGCTATATCATTGCCCATCTTGTTCACCAACTTCCTGAATTTCATCAATAATAAGTTGTGTCATGTCCTCAACTTCCTTAGCATGTTTAGCACTCTTAAAGCTATCCATGATTTTTAGTATTTCTTGCCTGTTCAAACCAAACTCTAACATTACTAAAGCATTAAGTTTAGCTACTAATTCATCATGATCCAATCCTTTATATTTATCTCCAGGTACTAATTCATCTAAATCTTGATAATATCCTGTATTTTCTTTCAGTAATTCTTTAACTAATAAGGTTACATCATCTGCATACTTTACTTCACCTGGTAAAGGAATAGTTAATTGATTTAAATAGTTTTTTGTAATATTAGTACTTACTAAAGATCTCAGTTCAAAATCAATTACGTAGGAATTTAAGTAACCCAGGAAGAATAATTTTTCCTTTATAGAACTATTTTTAGCTAATCTTTGAATGTGCAAACTATGAGTGGCTGTTACATTAGGTGGTAATAAAGTAGAAATTAAAGTTCTCATATTAGTTGCAGCTGCTACCGTTCTGATAGCAAGTCTATATTCATTTAGATCATCGCCTATTTTATTAACAACAACCTCTCTATCAATGCCTTCAGTAATTTCATCTGGTTTAATTACAAATTGATGCATGAACTTTCCTTCGTATAAAGGAACTAGGTTATCTTCATCTTTATCGTATGGCTTAAATAGCTTAGAATCATTTGTTTTATGAAAATCATTACTTAAACTAAATAAATCTCTTTCTCCAATTTTTTTAAATTTATCTCTAATCTTAATGTATGCATGATATTCATCAATATCTTTAGGCTCAAATAAAGCATATTCTTCTGGACTATATTTTTTAATAGTGTCAATTGAATATGGTATTTTTTCAGATTCCTTATTCAAATCTTCAAGATCACGCTTGTAGAAGAATGTCTTTAATTCTGAAGTATTTCTTTCTTCTCCATCAAATGTTAAAACTGCAAATTTATAACTTCGATGTACACTTTCAAAAATACCCTTGCCATTATCAAATGACAAAAACTCGTTAACTCGATAATTATCAAACAATAGATGTCTAATTCCAGTAGTTCCTGCATCAGTTACTAAATTATCAGGAACCAAAATAGCGGCATCCAAATCAGGTTTAGCTAATTGAGTAAAGCGTTCTAAAGCCAGGATGTATAAATTACGATCCCCACCAGTAGACTTGTTATTAACTTTCCAACTTTGATAACGATAATTATCATCATCTTTAAAATACTTAGATCCTAAAGCATATCTTTCCTTATATTGTTCATATTTCTCATTTATTCTACTATTTTGTAATACCTTACGCTTAGCTTGCTCCTTCACTTGTTTCTTTACTTTTTTGCGATCAGTAAATACTTCTGGTGCATATGGATTAAAGAAATCATCATCAGCTGGTTTCCACTTTTCCCAAGGTGGATTACCAACCACAACGTCCATCCCACCCTTTTCATTAAGTGAACCATCTTCATTAAAATAAACTTCTGGTAGGTTCAATTCAATTGATTCAATATGTAAGAATGATGCTTCTTTTGATATCTCTCCAACATTTGAAATTACTTTATCTTGTAATTTCTTTCTAAGTTTATTAAATGCAACAAAATCTTCTCTCTTTAATTTAATTAGCTTAGCGATGTCTTTCTTATACTTACTAAATACTTCTTTTCGTCTGTAATAAGGCACAGAATTAATCAGTGCGTTTTGATGAATTAAGGTACGTCCGATCAATTGTGGTAACTTGATATCTTTAGGGTGATGCTCTAGCGATGATAATGTCAAGGTTAAGCTTGAAATAATGATAGCTTTATAATCAATATCAACTCCATAAATCATATGTTCTAAGATATACTTTTCCCATTGATATTGACCATCATCTTGATTATAAAAAGGATATTGTTCAGATAAAGCTTTTGGGATTTCTAATTCATATATTGTCTTAAATTGGTCTGCTAAAAAGACAAATGCCCCACGTAAAAATGAGCCACCGCCAGCTGTAAAGTCAGCTACTTTCATGTCTAGTAGATAGTCTAAAGCCTTTTTCATCTGCTCTTGACTTCCAGTTTTAATAGCTTGATTTATTTTATCTTTGCGGCGCATAAATTCAGGTTTTACAGCTTTTTCAATCATATAATCTACAAAACGTTTATCTGTATAGTAAGCACCTTTTTCTTTTTGCTCTTGTTCATCAGTGCCATAGAAAACCTTAGGAATAGGGATTCCATCTTCATCATTTTCAACCTTAATTTGAACATTTTTACTCATAGATTGTTCATATTGTTTTTCAAGAGATTCTGGTGGCATGTCTTCATAACGGAAAGAGTAGTTTCCAGAATTAGTATCATTCCAAAACTTTGCTTGAAAATCTGGCATCTCTTTTGAAATAGTCTGTTCCACTTGATTAATAACTTTAGAGACACTTCCAGCATATAAGTCACCTGCATAAGCTAATTCAAATTGCTTTTGTGCTTTCTTAGTTAATTCTTGAATTGTTTGTGGCCCAGTCTGATCAATAAATTCAATTTGACTAGTCTTCTTTATTTCTTCATCATCAAATAGGTCATCAAATAAACTTATTTCTTGGGTTAAGCTAGTTTGTTTTTGATTAAGTTTCTTGATTTCTTTTTCTTCTGCTAATTGTGTAGCTACCTTGACTGTTGAAGCGATTGCCTCGTCTAAAGTGCCACTACCAACACCTAAAGTAATATCATCAACTTCAAAACTTTTTTCCCCATAATAAGCCTCTAAAAAGCGTCTCATTAATTGTCTTAATATGATAGTATCAACGATAACTGATAATGCTGAACGATAAGACTCTTCATCTACAAGATTTATTAGTCCTGGCTGACCTTGATTTAAATAAAACTTTGCCTTTTCAGTTAATAATGGAGCTAATTTATTCCTAATTTTTGAAGATCCTGTTATCAATTCAGACATTTTCTTACGATAATAATTAATCATCGTTAAGAAATGAGTAGTTAGTTCCCTTTTGAAAACATCATCAGAAATTCTAATAGTTACTTGACCACCGTTCAATCCAAATATATCTTCTTCAATTAAGATATTTTCATCTTTTAATTGATTAAGGTTATTTATGTATAGTGTTTTATCGACATTATCTGGATTCAAATCTAGACGTATATCTCGATTAGCTTCTCCTTTTTTAAAGAAAACAACTCTTTTTTCTCCGATAAAAGCAATTATATTAACGTAAAAGCTAGATCCTAGAGTATTTGAAAATTCTAAAGCAGCCTGACTTAATTTTCTAACCTCCATGGTAGAGGTATCTTCATTTAATTCTTTTTCAGGTTTAATAGCTATTACACCATTATTTTTATTTGCTACACGTTTACTAAAAAGTATTTTCCATTCGCCATCAGGATCTAATGGATTTTTGCCGACTTCATATCCTAAATAATCTGCTAACAAAGAGATTGAATTATCATCTGGCATAAATTTATTTAAAACATCTTTAAAACTATCTGTATTCATTATTTCACCTCAAATTTTGGTAAAAAAGTATTCAATCAGTCCCATAAAAATCTCCATTTTTACTTGACCTTATGAAATAATTGTACCCTAATATTCTTCTTAAGCATATAAAAAAAGAGATTAAAATAACCCTAGATTTCTCTAGGGTCACGCTATACCAATGTAGGTACATCTACTACACATAACTAGTTTATCATGTAGTTGCTTGTAAGTGTTGTAAAGGGCAAAACTTTGTCATGATGGTAGCCTTATTCCTGTAACAACTCAATTATTTTATCGCTAATATTGTCGTTTACTAAGTCGTTAATCTCAAGCTCTAACCCCATTGGATTCAACCACTCGGCAAACCATTTACTATTGATTTTCTTAAATGTAGTCAACTGCCCCAGTCTAAAGACATGGGGCTTATGAGTTTCGAGCCTTCAGGCTCTAATTGTCATAATTTGCATGGATACAACACTGCATATCTACCAGTTGGTAAATACGTCTTACACGTCAATTCCCATACCATTTTGTTTAGGAACGCAAGTTGCCAAACGCACCTAGCCTAGTTATCTAGGCTTTTTCTAATTGTTTTAAGCCTTTACTCAAGATATTTTTAGCTGCATTCACATCACGAATATGATGTGTTTGACAAGCAGGACAAGTCCACTCTCTATCTTTTAAGGTCAATTTCTCAGTGTTTCCACTACCCATAATAAAGCCACAATCATGACAAGTTTGAGTGGTATTTTTAGGGTGGACAACGATAAAAGTTCGTTGATACAAGTTAGCTTTATAAGCTAATTTTTGTAAGAAACTGCGCCAACCAACATCAGAAATTGACAAGGCTAATGCGTGATTTTTTAACATGTTTTTACTTCTTAAATTCTCAGCCACAATCAAATCGTGGTTATTGATAAGTCTTGTGGAGTTGGTATTTAAGAAATTATTACGTTGATTGCGAATTTTATCATGAATTTTAGCGACTAATCTTCTTTGCTTTTGGTAGTTTTTACTACTACGTAAAGAACGTTTTTCTTTCTTAGCTCTTCTTTGACGTCTTGATAACGTTCTTTGAGCTTTAGCTAACCGACCTTTAATTATGCGATAATAACGTGGATTATCAATGACTTGACCTTCACTAGTCGTTAAGAAATTTTCAGTATTTAAGTCGATTCCAATTTGTGAATTAGTTCTAGCTAGTTTATTTACAAATGGAGTATCAGACCCTAATTGCATAGATACGAAGTATCTATCAGCACTATCTTTAGAAACAGTTACTGTTCCAATTCTAATATCTTTTTTCTTGTCGATAATACGTCGATGTGAACCAGCTACTCTTAATCTACCTAGTTTAGGTAATTTAATGTGTTTATGATCAAGAAAACATAAATTGCCTGTATATACACTGAGTTCATCATCTTTTTTATAGTGTCCGTTAGTTTGATAACTCAAACGATAACCTTTTTTATGGAACTTAGGAGTTCCAGTGCGATGCACCTTTCTAAACATTTTCCAGGCTTTTTGATAATTTTGTTTTGCGTTAGCAATAGCTTGACTATCTATTAACGGATTTAAAAGATAACGATAATGATTAGCTAAATAACTTGGCTGTTTGCGTTTTTTTAGTTCTTCGATCCTTAACAAGATACTAGCGATTGGTAACTTAATTTGTTTTAACTGATATAATTCTTGGTCGATTGCCACCATTTTGTTATAAACCGTTCTAGTAATATTTCCATTTAAGTCAATGATTTTCTTTTGTTGACTCGAAGGATAAATTCGCATTTTTAAACCGTAATGATATGTCAAATCACTCATCTTTTTCATTGTCTTTCACCTCCTTTCTAAGTAATTATATTGTAGCTTGTTTTACAAGCTACGGCTATCCCTCCCCTACTAAAGTAGGGGGATTCTCGCCGAATTGTCATTGAAGTAGTAGTCGTAATTAATGCAGGTAACGTTTGCACTATCCAGTTTATCTAAGATTAATCTTACTTTATCTTTCATTTCAATTACTCCTTTATATAACGTTGCTCTATATCCTAATCTAATTAAAGGGCTATTGGTGTAGCCCTTATTATCCTTACTATACTTATATTATGTAACGTTGCTCTATGTTAAGTCAAGCCTTTTGGTTTATTTTTTTAAAATGAAAAACTAAAGTGTTGTTCTAGGTTGGATCTAACGTGCGAAACAACCAGTTCTCAACTCTACGACTGGTTATATTTAACAGTGTTTACTAGTCATAAAAAAACAATGACCTAATTTTTTAAGTCATTGCTCTTAATCTAATTCAATGTTTTTTACATAATCTGTGCTTGTCAGGACATCGGTTAAGCCAAAATAATAATCATTGTTATCATCTCTTAGCTTAACGTACCAACCCTTGCCGTTATTGTCTGTTCCAAAGTAGTCTAAGGTTAGCCAAATTTCAGACCAACTTTTATCTAAGTCTTTTTCCATTTTGCTTACTACAGCTTCTAATAAAGTTTCGTATTCATCTTGATATTTTTCTGATTGCTCTTCATCTTCTTCACTGGTGCTGTAACCTAGATACTCTAGGTAGACCACACCGTTGTTGTCTAATTCATCTAAGGTTTTTCTAACTTTTTTATTAATCATTTTTTATACCCCCTACTCTTCGTTTCCTACAACCATTGTTCCAAAACGATTAGCAAAGCCTTTTAGGTCGTTCCAACTTCTGATACTTTGTAACTCAGCGTCAGCCCCCTCGTAAGCCAAAAACTTGTCAGCAAACAAGTTCCACACCAAGTCCTTAGCGTCAGTTAGATAATAATCTTGGTTATCTACAACCCAAACACCGTTACTTTTAACTGAAATTTTCATTTTATTTTGCCCCTTTTCTTAATCTTCAAACATAATATTATTAATACGCTATCCCATAATATATTGTTTTTCAGTAATTACTTGTTTTTGCCAATTATTACTATGGTTAATTAAGCTGATATTTTTAGTTGATGTATAACTTTTATCACTATTGCTTACATACTCACCAAAAATATCTCTTAACCTTACATTTGTTCCTTTAGACATAAATCCACTAATATAGCCTTTCTTGTTACTATCCTTGATTTTGACATAATCATTGAGCCAAAAACCTTTAGCATATTTAGTGTTTTTAGCGTTTCTTTTGCTAGTTATATTAGGTGTCTTACGACCCTTACGTGCCGTAGCCTCATGCAAGGAACGTTTTTTCTTTCTAAATTGTTTAAACATCATAATGCTAGTTGGTTTTACTTTAATTTTTCTAATTCCACTAATTGCCACAGCGTCATTATAGTGGGACTTAGTTAAGTTTAAATCAGCTCGTTGTAATGTCGTACATGCTCCATACTGAAATTTAGCTTGAGGAAAAGCATTAAATAATCTTCTTCTTAAAATATTCATGAAAGTCGCACCTTTATAAGACTTGTTGACTTTCTTTTTATCCTTACACCACTTAGCTAAAATTCCACTTTGATGATTTTTAGCTGTATGACAATCAGCACATACCGTAATTAGATTATCTATGGTATTAGTTCCACCTAAGGAACGGTAGATAATGTGGTGGATTTTGAGTTTACCACCTTTTTTCTTACATACTTGACAAGTATAGTCATCTCTAGCCAAGACAAACTGTTTAACCGTTTGATAACCATATAGATCACCTTGCTGATAACCCTCACCATTTATTGCTGGATTCTTCATTTTTTGCATATCAAACTTACCGACTTCGATATGTAAATCAGCTTTAGGTAAGACTGATAATAATCTTTTTATCCAGTTGATATTATGGTTAACCTTACTTGCTACTGATGGTGGCAACCAGTTATCTTTTCTGTTTGAAACACGGTTTAAAAATCTCGCCTTACGATAACGTGTTTTACGATTACGTCTACTTCTACGATATATTCTCCTAGTATCAAGTAGTAATTTGACATCTTGTCTTAACTCTACTTCACCTTGAAATAAGACTTTATCTTGACTAGTTACAGCTAAGCCAACGTGTCTTTGTCCACTATCAATTCCAATATTTACATCTTGTTTATAACCACTTGAACCATATAAGAGTTGAATAGTAAAAGGTTCTTTCTTTAGAACTTTAGCTTTACCATCTCTTAACAAGATTCTAGCTTTTCTAGGCTTACATGGCATTAAAGCTTTGCCATGTTGATTAATTACAAAAACTCGATTTTGCATCGCTTTTCTCCTTTCATTTTTCATAAGGTAAAAATGACCTTATCACATATTTATCAGAGTTAATAAATACATGTTGTTACCCTTCGACAATGTTATTTCAGCTTATTACAAGGTTGACTAGCACATTAACCTTATGCTTGTTTACAGAGCCTCCATAGAGCTAGAAACTAGGGTATTATTTCTAGGTATGATGACTGAAATAACGTAGTTCTCAAAGAACTTAGTCTAGACAACAAGGCTTGAGTTAAATACCCAAGCCACCTACTTTAGTAGGTGGTTACTGTTGACATAACACTTGTTCTAATGCTTGTTTATCTTCCAATAAATAACTTTCTAAGTTCGTACAAGGGTGATACTCTATCAAGTCCACGAACTCACTATCATCTTCCAAGCTAACATAAGTGAAAAATCTGTTTTTATCGTCTAACCAACTCAAGAACTTTACAGCGTCATCTTCGATTGCTTGACCTACATTTTTTCTGTAGTACAAGCTTTTTGCAAACTCTTCGTCAAATGGTTCAACTTCTCCACCAACTTCAGACCAACTTTGATTTTCTTCTTGCCATAAGGTTTCTAATTGTTTTTGTGTAGGTTCGTTAAAGTAGTTGTCATTAACGTCATCTACAATTTCCATAAAGGCTTGCATAATGTCGTTCATAGCGTCTGAATAATTGCTTAGAGTTTCGTTTGATACAACGTGGATATTCTTACTTTCTAATTCGTCTAATAATTCATCTTTTGTCATGTCTTTTAATTCGTTCATTGTCATCTTCTCCTTTATTCTAACGTTACTCTATCGTTTGAGCTAAATATTAAGGGCTTTGTTTTACCCCTTTCCTTACTACACTTATATTATATAACGTTACTCTATATAATGCAAGTGTTTTTTATTAACTTTTTCAAAATAAAAACTAAGCTTAACAACTAGTAATCCTTATGCTAACTGGTTATATTTAACAGTTTTTGCTAGTCATAAAAAAACGGTAGATCTAACTACCGTTCTAACCTTTATATTCTTACTGGAGCAATCGCACCAATAAAGTCATTTTTATCCTGTAGCTTAACTTGGAATACTCTAACGTTTGGACGTTTGTATTCGTTTTGGAAACATAATGTTACCTTGCCTCGTTGACCTGTTAGATATAATTCCAAGTAATCAAGGTTGAAATAAATGTTAAGGTCAAACTGAGTGTTAATTTCATACTTGAGTTTCATATCTAACGGAACAAACTTAACTTCATCGTTATCCTTGATTTGATAAAAGACTTCCAACTTCTTGTCTTTAACTTTGAAATTAACCAAGTGGCAAGTTTTAGCTTTTTGGTACTCAGTGTTGTTATAACCTTTTTGCTTGATGTATTTAACAACTTCTTTTAATGTTGTGCTATCCAATGCCACAGGGTTGCAACCATTTTTTAGATTAATAAGCCCTTCAAAATTTGGCTTAATAACTTTTTTAACTGTGCTTTCAAGTAAGTATCTACCGTCTAAGATAAATCTGATGTACCAGTCATTATCGTTTTCTTCAACACATATTTTAACGTTTTCAGCTCTTAGTTTAGACAATGTTTTTGCCATGTTATACGTTACAAAAAAGTCTAGTTCATCTGTATTGCTTGAACATGAAACTGTTTCTAAGGATAAAGTATAAGCATCGGTTGCACCAATGGTTAACTGACCTTGTTTTAATTTGTGATGGATTCCGTTTAACCAGTTTCTACGCTTATCTAGTGATACGTGTTTAAATGCTTGCTTATATACTTGTTGAAATTCTTTACCGTCAAGGTCTATTGTAACCATTGTTTGAGAGTTCATTGTTTTTCTTGAACGTATATCTGAACTACTGTAGTTGCTTACATATGCACCATTGTTGACTACTAATTGGTTATCAGTTAGTTCAAACTCTACATCTTCACTTTCAAGCTTTCCTATTTCCTTCTTAAAATTAACTGCATCTCTAAGTAAAACTAATCCTTGTTCTTGGTTATCTGCATCTAACACTGCTGCAAACTCGATAAAACCATTGTTATTAGTTTCACGGAACTTATCTAACCTGCGTACCATTAATAAGGTTTGAGTTTTACCAAACACAATCGTTAAGTTGTTATTGGTTTTACCTACACCTAACTTGAATAAGTTGGTTAATGCTTGTTGTAATTCTTTAGTCTTTAGTTTGTTCATAATTATCTTCTCCTTTATCTAACGTTACTCTATAATAGGGTCGAAATATTAAGGGCTATTGTTTAACCCTCTCCTTAACTTACATTTATATTATATAACGTTACTCTATAAAATGCAAGTGATTTTTATTAACTTTTTCAAAATAAAAAACTAAAGCGATGCACGCTTATACACAACTTTAATTTAACTTAGAAAATAAGCTATCCCAGTTGTACCAACGGTTTTAACTACTGAAAATTTAACTTGGAAAATAAAAAAGAGTCATAAGCTTATGTGGCTTATAACTCAGTTTGCGATCTTATTAGAATGGTTTTTGTTTTCTATAACGTTACTCTACCAAAAATTCAAAAAAGCAGGGACTATTTCAACCTTCTGTCCCTGTAGCTATTATTATAACTTACGCTTACCTTTTTAGCAAGCTTTATTTATAATCAAGAACTACTTTGATTAATAACATCAGGTGGAAGCCCCTTTACTTTAGTGAGGACTATAGTCACCATACTCTTATTATTTTTTATAAGGTATTTATAACCTTATCACGTATTTATCAGAGTTCATAAATACATGTAGTTACCCTTCGACAATGTTATTTCAGCTTATTACAAGGTTGACTAGCACATTAACCTCATGCTTGTTTACAGTGCCTCCATAGAGCTAGAAACTAGGGTATCATTTCTAGGTATGATCACTGAAATAACGTAGTTACTTAAAACTTAGTCTAGACAACAAAACTTGTATTACTACAAGTTACCTACTTTAGTAGGTGGTTACTGTTGACTCTGCTGCCCCTGTAACTATTGTTATAACTTATACTCGACTTTTTATCAAGCTTTAATTGTAGTCAAGGATTGCTTTAGTCAATAATGCTGAAAAATTGATGTTTTCTTTGATTGCCTTTTGATTAGCCCATTTAGGTATAGTTAAAGTCTTTTTGACTAATTTTTGATTATCTAAATACTTACTAACATCTGTGCTTACTAGTGTAACGAAAGAGCCTTCTTTATGTTTAACCTTGTTAACTGCTGTGGGTTTACTTAAGTCATCGCCACTTTCTAAATAATCAGCTACGGTTAATCCTAACACTTCGCTTGCCATTTCCATACCATATCCTAAATCGTCATTATTAATTCCAGTAAATGCACCTTGTATATCTGGAAATTCAATTAAATAACCACCATTTTCTTCTGGTGTGAATATGGCTGGATAAGCAACTACCATTTTTTGCTTGTTACTCATGCAATCACTCCTTTAAAAGAAGACATGGAACAACTGTATTCCATGCCCTTAAAAGTAGGGCTATTTTTTATCAATTCCAGCTTCTTTTAGAATTTTACGTTCTAGCCCTTTGCCCAAATCTTGATTACCGTGTATTGGAACTGTGATACGCACACCGTCTTTATATAATTGGTGATGGGATCCATTTACCCTGCGTTCGACAAAACCATTATCCAGTAATAGTTTGACCATGTCTTTTCCTGTAAGTGGCATGTATACCTACCTCCTACAGTTATTATTATAACACGTATTATACGTACTGTCTATTTCTTGATATACATTTCGTTTTCAGCCATTACTTTTTTAACTTCTTCTAGCCTTTTATCTAGGCTATCTCTTAGTTCTAATAAGTCTTGATGGTATTCCTTTAGATCTGCTTTGCTTAACGTTTCTTCTGCTACTGTTCCTGGCTTTGGATTAACGAATCCATTTACTCTTCGCTTTAACAAGCCATAACGTGTTAGTTCTGGGTTTTTCTTTCTGTATCGTTTTACTGCTTCTTTTCTAGGTGTTGTTCCTTCTTTTTTCATGCTTAATTCCAGCCTTTCTTATTTTGTTTGGACGTTTAGACCGTCCTTTGTTCTTATGTCTTTATTATTGCTTATGCAAGCCTTGTATATTGTGATTAACCAGTGCTTTTTCTAAGTCTTTTCCAGTTTTGTTCCAATCTTCAGCGAGCTTGGTGTTAGCGTCTGGCTTAGCCTTGTAACTACTTGTTTTGGTAAAACTATTGCCACCGTATACCCTAGCGTTGAACTTAGCTATTAGCTTATTGATATGTCTTAACCATTTTCTTATTAGCTTAGCCATAACTTTACACCTACCTTATTGTAAATCTTAATTAAAGCTCCATTTTCGTTGAATACAGCCACGTTACCATTATGCGAAGGTAAATCTCCATGACAACCATTATCAGTTAAATAACGTGCTTTTTCACCCTTATACTGAACCCTTAACACTGGGCAAGCATAATTGATTAGATCTTCTTTGTATTTTTCTGGTAAGCCATCTGCTCGACCTTCCAAAAACCTACCGTCTATTATACACGTTGGAGTATGCCCTGTTACGATCGTTTTGTTAAGTGGATTATGAGCGAAGGTTCGTCTAATCATATCCTCGTAAAAATACTCGTCCCTAGCCCATAATAACAGTTCTCGATCACGCTTTTCTGGGTGTTTAATATCAAAGCCAGCGTGCATAAATAAGAAATTGTTGTCTTCATAGCTTAGATTATCTCTTATACTAACAATAAATTGATAGTAAGGTGTAGCTTTGAGTAAGGCTTTGGCTTTGTTTTGACTATACCCTCGGCCTAACAATGATTTAATAGTTTTCTTTGCACCATTTAGAAACCACAAGTCATCGCCTTTTTCTACGAAATTTAACAGCATATCTTCGTGGTTACCTAACAGGACTTCTACGTTAGGGTTAGCAGCTTGTTCTATCACGAAATCTAACGTTTCTTTACTGTGCTTTCTTCCGTCAATATAGTCCCCACCTAGTACTAACTTAGCGTCTGGATAGTCTGCTTGTGCTTGTTTGACTAGCTTGATCCAAGGTTTGCCTGTACCGTGTGGATCACTTGCAAAAATATACTCCATAACTCACCTTCTTTCCTTACTGTTGACCTAATGTTAACACAACGCTTAGCCTAATCTTATTTGATGTATATCTACTTCAATATGTGATGCTTCATCGCCAATGGTATAACGTTTGGTTAAATTCATGCTTTGAATCCAGCGGTCATTTACACCTACGTCCTTAAAAGCACTACTTTCAAACATCATATCAATTACAGCCTTAGCATAATTGTCTAAGTCAGCCGTCCCTGACATGATTGGAAATAGTCTGTCTCCACCATGTTCATTACTTAAAACAAACACTGCGTCAAACTCATAACCATAGAACTCATCAACAAACTTGTCTTGGTCTTTAATTAACTTCTCATTGTTTGTGCCTGGCACATAGATTAACTCCTTGAGTAAGGCATCGTCATTACTTTCACACCATTCGTCAAACCATTCTCCAGCCTTTTCTCGCCATTGGCGGTACTTTGGTGGCATGTACACTCTTGTTGCTCTGCCATCTTTACTGCTATAGTTTGGACGCATTGCTGACTGTGGAGCAAACGGTATTACAAACTTCACTTAAACCAACACCTTCCTTAGACTAGCTTTTTAAGTAACTGTGTATACAAGTCTGGACTTTGCTTTATCGCTGACTCTAACTTGCTTAAAGCCTTGCTTGAGTTCTTTTCTTGTCCTAACTCTTCCAGCTCTTCTAATGTTTTGCCTGAGTTTATTGCATCTAAGATCAAACTAGCTAGTTCATATCTTTCTTTGTTTGGACTTTGGTCTAACTCAGCTGGGCTTAATTGCTTATATTTAGCTGCATCTTTGCTTAATTCAGCTTTTGCTTTAGCCATCAACACTACGTTTTCTTTTACCCCTGTGTTGGCGATGTGATGTCTTGCTCTTAAATAAGCATCTAACTTAGCTTTATTCTGAGCTTGTTTTTCTTTATCCTCAGCTTTTGTTTTAACTTTGGACTTAGATTTTTCTTTTTCGCCTTCCTCTAATTCTTTCCATGCTTTTTGGATTACTTTATTTGTGTTTAATTCCTGTGCGTATGCTTGCAGCTTTATTATTTGTTTGCCACTAAATAACTCCAAGATTAGCATTACTTTTTCATCTACGCTTTTACTCTCAGTGCCTTCTTTGACGTTAATCCCTAGCTTTTTTATCAAGTCGTTCATCACTGATCTACTTATTCCTAGTATTTTACCTAGCTTTCGCTGTGATACTCGCTTTGTGCTTAAGGTTTTAACGTTTAACACATACTTTTCAATCGTTTTACCTATCCTATAGATAGCTGTCTTTTTTATTTCTTCATCACTTATTTCAAACTCATCTTTAACTGTTACATTGTACTTTGCCATTAGTTTCCTCACCACCTTGTTTTACTATTATTTGTCCTTTATACAGGACATTTATATTATCATTATAACACACTTTTGTTCAAAGTTGCATTAACTTCAACAAAGTTTTGACTTTTGCAGCATTACAGTTTTATTGAGTGCTATAATAACTGTAGACCGTTTAAGATGGTGACAAGTATAGTTAATTTTAAAACCGTCAATTATCAGGTTCGCCAAAGTTACTGATAATTTTTCCCTACTAGTTGCAGCTAGTAGGGTTTTATTTTGCTTTTTTTCTAGCTTTTGTTAAATTCTTTACAACAGCTAATTATGATTTATGTTATCCTGTATTCAAGTTCATTTTTGTTGAGCTTCTTTCTTTTTTTATGTGTGGAGCAAGTGTTTTTTTTACATTTGCTCTTTTTTTATGCAAAAAAAGCTAAACCCATGTTTAGGCTTAGCTTTCTAATATATACCTTATTATAAACTCTTCAAAAATCTCAACCTTACCGTTTTTCCTAGATTCAGCCAATGTTAACATATACTCTTGCCTAGCTGTTGGACTAATATTAATTACAGGATAATCAGCTTGGATTAACGCTAGGTTCATCAGCAATCTAGCTGTTCGACCATTACCATCAGTAAAAGGGTGGATTGATACAAACTTTTGATGTAAGTCAGCAGCATAAATAACTGGGTGCAAACGTTCCTTGTTTTCCTTGCTCCAGTTGATTAATTGTTTCATGTTGTCTGCAATAGCTATTGGACTAATATACGATTGGTCTTCATAACCTTTCGGCCAAGCTTTGCCCTTTCGATAAGTTCCAGCAAGTTCATGCGTTTTTGCTGTGTTAAACATAACCAGTCGATTTAGCTTTTTAGTAACACTTTCAGTTAACTCTTGCTTATCTTCGGCTAACATTAACATATAATCGTACGCTTGGCTTAAATTAATTGCTTCTAAAGTTTCTTTTACCGATTTCCCAACTGTTATTCCATCGTTAATAATACTTGAAGTTTCCTCTAAGGTTAAGCTGTTTCCTTCCAGTGCATTTGACGACCAAACATGCTCTAGCTTGGCTTGCCTAGCTAATCTTCTAGCTTTATCTTCGGTTAATAGTTTGAGCAAACTTAGTTTTTCTAGCTTTTGATCCACACTTATCACAACCCTTACACCTACATTGGCGGTTCTTGAGCATATGAAATATTTGAAAACTTGTTATAAGACTTAATAAACAATAGTTTAACCGTTCCTCTAGCTCCAGCACGGTTCTTTTCAATGATTAACTCAACTTCACCTACATCTTGGTTTAATGGTTCATCATCTTCGTCATCATCAGACTTGGAATCCCCACGTTCGTAGTAGTCATCACGGTATAGAAAAGCAACTATATCAGCATCTTGTTCAATAGACCCAGATTCACGTATATCGGATAGAACTGGACGTTTATCTTGCCTTTGTTCAACCCCACGAGAAAGCTGTGATAAAGCTAGAATTGGCACACCTAACTCTTTAGCTAACTTCTTTAATTGTCGTGAAATTTCAGATACTTCTTGCTGTCTACTTTCTTTATTACTACCTTCAATCAACTGTAGGTAATCAATAACTACCAAGCCTAAATTACCCTTTTCTTTTGCTAGTCGACGACACTTAGCCCTAATCTCAGCCATCTTAATTCCAGGTGTATCATCAATAAAGATTGAAGTGTTGGATAAAGCCCCCATTGCAACAATTAAGTTTTGCCACTCACCTTCGTCTAACTGTCCTGTACGCAAATGATTAGCGTTGATTGAACCTTCTGCACATAACATTCGGTTAACCAAAGATTCAGCACTCATTTCAAGCGAGAAAATAGCAACGCTTGTATCTGTTGATGTTGCAACATTTTGAGCGATGTTTAAAGCAAAAGCCGTTTTACCTACAGCTGGTCTAGCAGCTAAAATAATTAAGTTATCAGGTTGTAATCCTGCCGTCATTTTATCAAATTCTCTATACCCTGTTGGTAAGCCTGTAATGTCTTCGCTTTGTTGCGACAATCTATCAACATCGTTTAAGGCTTCGTTTAAAACGTCTTTAATCTCCCTAAAGCCACTGCGATTTCTACGTTCTGACACGTCCATAATTTGACGTTCGGCTGAATCTAATAGCGATGGTACATCTTCATCGTTATTATTAGCCTGTGTAATAATGTTTGTCGCTGTTGAAATCAAACGTCTTAACATAGATTTTTCTTCAACAATCTTAGCGTAATATCCAGCGTTGGCAGCGGTTGGTACGGACGTTGCTAATTCTGCAATATAAGCAACCCCACCTACATCGTCTAATTGATTGTTAGTACTTAAGTAATTTTGCACCGTTAAAACATCTATGGCTTCACTGTTATTGTTTAGGTCTACCATTGCTTGAAACAATAGTTGGTGTGAACGTCTATAAAAATCATCTGCTTCAACGTATTCCATTGCGTCAGCTAAAGCATCTGTATTTAAGAAAATAGCACCTAAGACCGCTTGTTCAGCCTCTATGTTTTGCGGTGGCAAATTGTCCGTCATTAGTTCGTTATTCACTTTGTTTTTTCCTTTCTTAACAAATACACCCCACACTAGGCGAGGTGTTGTTGTATCAATTATCTTAAATGCCAGCTAATTGCTTTAATGCTTCTGTGGCAACTTTAGATACATTGATGTTATTTTCTTTTGCCCAGTTATTTAAATAATCTGGCAAGCTTATGTTTCTTCTTACAATAGTTGGGTGTTGTTTAATCCATTCGCTCATATTTACAGATACATAAATTACACGTTCGTTATCTTTTAATTTCCAATCTTTAGGGTCTTGTGGTTCTGGGTATTCTTCACCAGCAATCATTGTAGCTATTGCATCTTCTGACCAATATGCTACATCTGCCAAACTATCACCCTGTGTTACCATTCCAGGTATATTAGGAGATGTAGCTACAAAATAATCACCGTCATCATGATACTCACTAACAATGACTGGATAAATTACTCTCTTATCGCTCATAGTTAATTTTGATATGACAAATAAAACAAGGTATTTCACTTGTTTTATTTAAGTCCAGCTTGTCTAAGAATGGCATCTTGAGTTCCTTTTTTAAGTTCTCCAGCGTGGATAGGAACTTCTGTCATTCTTCCATCTGGGTGAACAAATCTCTTATGTCCACCTTCTTTTGGGACTTCAACGAAACCAGCTTTCTTTAATTTTCTAATCATTTTAGCAGGCTTCATTGGCATATCACTTACCTCCCTTCATATTTTATATCTATATTATACACACTCAATACACAAAATACAATCAAAAATACACCCCACATTTCTGCGAGGTGTATTTATTTTGCTTATTTTATTAATCTTCTTTACGCTTACCTAAAGCACCTAAACCTAACAAGGAGCCTAGTCCAACTAAGATAGCACCAACAGTTGTGTTACTGTTTTGCTTATCTCCAGTTTGTGGTAAAGCCTTAGCATTTTCTTGCTTAACTGTATTTGCCATTCTGCGTGTAGTTGAAGTTTGAGCTAATGTTCCAACTAACTTACTTTGAGCGTCAAATACTTGGTTGCCTTTAACGCTGTAGCCAACCATGATGTGACCTTTTTCGTCAACAACTTTACCGTTTTCTGTTTTTGCAAAGTATGTGTGTTCAGCCTTAGCTTGTGCTTGTGCCTTAGCTTTTTCTTCGGCATCTTTTACAGCTTGTTGTGCTTTCAAGTAGTCGTTGTAAGCTTTCGTTGCCTTGTCGTAAGCAACTTGAGCTTGGTTCTTATCATCGTTTGCTTGAGATAAAGCTTCATTTGCAACGTCAGCTTGAGCTTGGCTTTCAGCTAATGCCTTTTTAGCTTCGTCTAACTTAGCTTGAGCAGAAGTTAATTCTGCTTGTGCTTTTTGAACATTAGCTTGTGCTTGAGCTAAACGTTCTGGCAAGTTTTCTAAGTCAGCTAATGCCTTTTTAGCATTGTCTAAGTTTGTTTGTGCTTGAGTTAACTTAGCTTGTAAGTCAGCTAAAGTCTTCTTGTCACTGTCTAACTTAGCTTGAGCTTTGCTTGCTTGAGCCTCAGCTTCATCTAAAGTCTTTTGTTTTTCTGCAAGTACTTGTTTAGCTTGATCTAAAGTAGCTTGACGTTGACTTCTTGTTTCAGCTAAGTTTTGTAAAGCAGAAGTTAATTCTTCGGTCTTCTTCTTATCATCAGCTAATTTTTGGTTTGCCTTAGTTAAAGCTGTTTGTGCTGCAGCTCTTTGTGGCTTGTATGCTTGTAAGTTCAATAAGTTAGCTTGCAACTTAGCCAAAGCACTTTGAGCATTAGCTAAAGTTTGGTTAGCCTTGTTTTCATTAGCTTGAGCTTGAGCTGTAGCTTGCTTAGCTTCATCTAAAGCTTGTTGTTTTGTTGCAAGGTCAGCTTTGGCATCAGCTAAAGCTTGAACCTTAGCTTTAATTGCGTCATTTAAGTTATTTAATTGTGCTTGAACTTCATCACGAGTCTTTGTATCTTGAGCTAACTTAGCATTAGCGTTATCCAAAGCTTTTTGAGCTGATGGAGTTTGAGCCTTATATGCCTTTAATTGATTTAGTTCTAATGTTAAAGCATTAACCTTGTTTTGAGCTGTAGCCAAAGCACCAGCTGCACTGTCAGCCTTAGCTTGAGCTGTAGCTGTTTGTTGTTTAGCTTTATTCAAAGCTTCTTGCTTAGCTGAAAGCTCGTCTGTAGCTTGTTTTGGCTGTTGAGCATAGTTTGGTGTGTCAGTGTTAATGCTGGAAGTATATGCAAAGGTGGATGAGTTTTGGTTCATGCCAGGATATACTGTAGTTGCAATACCGTAAGGTGTTTCAGTTTGATATGATAATTCATTTTGTACTGAAATAAACTCATAGTTTGCAATAATGCCATCTCCATCGGAATCGGAAGATATACCCACTCCCATGAAAATATTAGTAGGTGTTACTAACATTTCTTGGCCGTCAGAATCTTTATCGTTTAAGTCAACCTTGTATTGTAAGAAATTATTTGCATGTCCATACGCATCGTTAGAGGAAAAATTATCTTCAAATAACATATACAAAATGTCATCATAGATGTAGGATTTTAGCGAAGATAATGTTATATTTTCATTTTTCCCCATCTTGAATGAACGATTTTCTGATAAATTATCTAATTCGTATTTATGTGCGATTGGATCTAAAATACCTTGTACATCATGTCCTAATAAATAAGATTCTCCATTATCTCTGTACATATCAGCAACTTCTTTACCGATTGCCATGCTGGATTCATTTAAAGTAATCTTAGGCAAACCTAATTGTTCACGCACTTGGTTGATTAAACCTACGGCAAACTTGTTGATTTCTAGTTGTTGTTCTGGAGTAATATTCTTTAAATCAACGGTTTCAGCAATGTCTTTAGCATTTGCTTTGTATTCATTGATTGTCATACCGTTTTTACCAACCGTATTGTAGAAGTTTTCAGCAAAGCTTGTGTCACCCTTCTTAGCGTTAGCATAAGCTTGGTTAACCTTATCTACAGTGTAACCACTAGGTACTACGATAGTATTTACGCTACCCATTTGAGATTTGATGTCATTGATTTCTTTTTGCTTAGCATCAAGGTCAGCTTGAGCGCTTGCTTGATTGTTTTTAGCAGAAGTCAAGTTTGCTTGAGCATCTTGGTTAGACTTAACCGCATTAGCTAAAGCATTTTGAGCATTAGTTAACTTAGCTTGCTTATCAGCAACTTGCTTAGCGTTTTGAGCATCGTTAGTCTTAGCTTGATCTAAGGCTTTTTGTGCATCAGATACAGCTTGTGTATCATTTGTAACAGCACTATTAGCTTGGTTTAACTTATTGCTTAAATCAGTAGCATTTGTCTTGTCAACTTCACTTTGAGCATTAGCAACAACCTTAGCTTGTTTGTCAACGCTTGTTTGAGCTTGTGCTTGATTTGATTTTGCTTGATTCAAAGAATTTGTAGCATCATTTAAAGCTTGCTTATCGTTATTAACAACTTTAGTTTGAGCTGCAACTTGATCTTGCGTCTTAGATAAAGCATCGGCATTTGCTTGATCGTTTGCTTTGGCTTGTTCTAAATTGTTTTGAGCATTAGTTACAGCTTGTGTATCTTCTTTGATTGTGTTGTTAGTAGCGTCAAGTTCTTTTTGTAAACCATTTGGATTAGCATTGTCTAAATCAGCTTGTGCTTTATCTACATTAGCTTGAGCATCGTTAACACCTTCTTGAGCTTGGTTAACGTTAGCATTAGCTTCGTTTACAGCTTGAGTATCGTTATTAACAACTTCATTTTGTGCGTTAATATTACTTTGAGCATTAGTTACAGCTGTTTGTGCGTTATCAACGTTTGTTTTAGCGTTTGATAGATTACTATCATAGTTTTCGTTTTGTTTGTTTAAATCAGCTAAGTTTTGAGTAGCTTGATCTTGATTTGCTTGAGCCTTATCTACGCTGGCTTGATCTTGATCGACATTAGTTTGATTATTAGCTACCTCACTATTAGCTGCATCGGCTTTGCTTTGAGCTTGTGCTTGAGTTTGACTAGCACTATCCAAAGTTTGCTTAGTTGTATCTACATTAGATTTCAACTGTTGTTCTGGAGTTACAGTTGTTTGAACTTTATCATTATTTTCTGTAGTTGGATTATTTGTTACACTATCGGCCTTAGCGTTAACTGTTAATGCTGTAGCAGAAACAACCGCTGTGGCTGTAGCAATAGTTTTAATTGTTTCTTTCTTCATTGTAATCGCTCCTTTTTTGATTATAAAATATACTTAAATTATAGCTTGCAAAACTAAATAATACAAAGTCTTTTTGTACTATTTACATTATTTAGTATAGCCTATATTCAACTGTAAGTCAATAGTTTTTATATACTTTTTTAAAATATATTTGTATATTTTTTAGAGCAAATAAAAAGCACCAGCCAAACGACCAGTGCTAATACCCTGAATTGAGATAACCCTTTCCTAGATTCTTCCTAAGATAATCTCATCAGTGTTGATATAATAGTCAATGCAACAGTCTGCATTACAAAATTCATTTCCGTTTCTGTCTACAATTAACTTTTTGTTCTTTCTAAGCTCGTTATCAGATGCAAAGTATTCTTTGTTGCAACTCTTGCAAATAGCACTTAGACCATCTTTACAGTAATCCTTTACCGTAATTTCTTCAATCTTACCTGTTTTTAACATGTTTCTAAACAAGCAATTAATACTACAGAATACTTTTTCCTTATCTAATAAATCTTCATCTAAATAATAATACTTATTAACAATTTCCTTGCCACAATTCTTGCAAAATTTATTCTTCTCTACCATCATAACTTAAATTCCTCTTTCCTATAATTAGTACAAATCTACAATCCAACTGTTTTCTATCAGTTCGATCTTTCCTTCAATTTTGAGTTTCCTTAAAATACTAGCGATGTCCATATCTTGCATAAGATATTTATATTCATCGCTTAAAGGAATTGGCTGTATCAATTCAGGGCGAGAAATCATGCTTTTAAGTTTTTTGCTAGTAGCTTTGCTAAACTCATTGACAATGTCATCGTCATAAGTAATATTTTCTTTTTTATTATTCTTTTCTTCTTGTGAGCCATCATCAACTATTGGCTTTTCATTATCTTGTGGTTTTTCAATATCGTTTGTATTTTCGCTTGAACCATCTTCACTTAAACTTTCATTATCAGTTTTAGCTTCGGCTACTTCGTTGTTGTTTCCAGTTTCATTAACATCTTTGTTAACTTCTTTATCAGCTTGTGTATTAACTTCTTGTTTAATGCTTTTAACTTCATTTGTTTTATCTACATCATTAGCTTGTTTTCCACGTCCGTTGATAATCTTAGCAATAATTTGTTTGTCATCATCACTTAAACTATCTTCTTCAAGAAATTTCTCAAGCATATCTACATTGTTGCTATAACTTTGTAAAAGTTGTTCTTTTTCACTTTTAGAACTAGTACTTGTTAAAGCCGTTAAAAGCATTTCGTGATCATTATAATCACTTTTATCTATGCTTTTACGACTAGATTCGTTCTTCTTAGTTTTAACAACATCTGAAATTTCATCTGTATTATCTACCGTGTAGTTTACCGTAACATAAAAATTATGTTCTTTAATTTCATTAACATTTTTAGGAGGATTATTAATGGTTTTACTAGGTACGTACATAGCAGAAGGCTTTAGCCCTTTAATTCTAGGCACTCTAATTTCAGTTAAAACATCGTCTTTACATTTCCAAGGCCCAAATTTAAAGTCCTTAGTATTATCGTTAATCTCACCAAGTCTGGAAAAAGTTACGCTTTGTTCAATCGAATCTGGCTTCTCGTACCCTTTTGGAACATTAAAGTCAATAGTTCGTGTAAAGGTTTGTTCAAGTAAACTTCGATCAAAGCCCTGCAAGTTATCAATAGTAATCATCGACATATGCGTTCACCTCACAATTCAAAAAGAATAATGGGCATCTCACCCATTCGGTGGTCTAAAGTCACTGCTTTATTAAACGATGAAGACTATTTTTCTTTAGAGCTTCTTTCTAATCCATAACGCTTGCGATCAAGTGGCATTGCTGCCATACCAACTAAACCAATTCCTAATAATGCTAAACCAACTGCTGTTGCCTTACTATCACTTTCATCACCCATTTGTGGTAATGCTGGTGATTCAGGAGCTTTAGGAGCAGGTGTTGATGTTACCATCTTCACTGGTTGTGGAGTAGCTGGTGTTTCAGGCACTTTTGGTTCAGGTGTCTTAGGAGTAGCTGGTGTTTCAGGCACTTTTGGTTCAGGTGTTGTTGAATGAACTGTATTTGAACTGAATTTTTGACCGTTGATAATGTTTGTGTAAGTATTATCAACTTCACCAGCCTTAATTCTCTTAACACTCATCAAGATGTCAGCTGCAAAACCACTCTTGTCAAAGTCAACCTTATCCAAGAAGTCTTTATCAACAGAGAACTCAACTGAACCAGTCTTAGTATCAATGTTTTGACTTACATGGTTAGAGATGTCTGTACCAGCCTTTAGGACTGTACCATCTTTAAGGGTTACATCAACTGTAAGTGGAGCGATAAATTGACCGTTGTATTGGTCGTGATTTTCATCGTAATCATCAACCCACTTGTATTCGTAGATGTCATGGCCTTGATTCTTGTCTAAGATACCACCTTTAAGCAAGTAATCGAAGTTTTGACCTAATTCAATTGTATGATTGTTTAGGCTTGTACGATTATCTGCTGAGATAACGATATCCTTCTTAGGATCAATCTTAGGAACGTTGTTAGAAACAATGTCTGTTGCTTCGCCTTGACCGAATGTTAATTGCCATGCTTTGTTTTGGTACTTGCCAGCAAAGCCTTCCTTAACTTTCATTGGAGCATTAACTACAATGTTTGTTCCTGTTTTAACATAATCCTTGAAGAATTGTGCTGGGTCATCAGCTGAGATTAAGACAAATGCACCATTTGGTGTGATACCGTTAGCTTTCAAAGCTGTAGCAACGTTTTCTGGAACTTCAGACAAGGATTGATATACCTTAGCTGATAAGCCTTTGACTGTCTTTCCATCTACTGTCTTGTAAGTAAATGTTTGAGTGTCAACGTCTAGGGCTTCTTCTGGGTAGTCATCAACGAAGTAGAAACCTTTAGCTAAATCTTGTTCTGTAACCTTGATGCCTTTAAACTTAGCTAAGTCCATTGTTAGTTCGTAGTTGTTTACAGAACCTGGTAGGACGTTCTTACCATCAATGTTTACACCTTTTTCGTTCTTATCAACTTTAGTTGGTGTTGGTTTAGAAGGTGTCTCAACAGATACTTTGTTTGTTTCAGTTACGTTATTGTTAGTTAATACCGTAGCTTTATTATTAATCTTTTGAGCGTCACCTTTAACCTTAACAACTAAGTCAATGATAGGTGTATGAGTTTGTTTGGACTTATCTTTGTTGTAAAGACCTAGCAAGTATGAGTCTTCAGTAAAGGTTAAGTCTTGACCGTTCTTATCTAGCTTGTAGTGGCTAGTTACGTCTTCAAGTTCACCTTTATCGTTTTCAACCCAAGCCTTGAATCCAACAAACTCAGCATTCTTGTCTAAAGTATCTTTAACTACACGCTTAGTAATGTCTTCAGCACGTTCAGCTGGTAAATCACTAGTTGTGATTGGATATGTTACAACTGAACCATTTAGGATTAATGAGCCGTCAACACTGTTCTCAGTATCGCCTTTAACATCTCCACCTAACTCAACGTCCTTGTGAGCTTTTGGTGTAAAGACAACGATTGGTGTATCAGGAACTTCATCAGTGATGGAATCAACTGTAACAGAGCCTTTGTTGTGTAGTGCTGTTGCATTTTCGATACCATTGTTGATAGTAAATGTTGTTACTAAAACAGCCTTGCCAGAAGGTGTTTTAGCTGCATCTTTACGAGTAGCAATTACTTTACCATCTTTATTAGTCAAGTCGTATTCAGATGTTACGTCCTTTCCATTTTCAAGCACCTTAGTACTATCTAACTTAACTTTATCAGCAAAATCAGAGTAATTATCAACTAAGACTAACTTGCTTAATGGAGTAGCAAGTTTGCTTGCATCAGGCAAATCAACAGAAACTTGAGCAACTGCTTTGTCACCAGAGAAGTAAATCTTGTTATCAGTCACATTGTTATCTAATACCCAATGTTTCTCACCATCAGGAGTGTAAGTCCAGATTGAAGGTGTATTTGTTGGTACAGTGTTCTTATTAAGTGTACCAGAACCACCATTAACAAGCTCTGTACCAGACTTAACATCTTTGTGAATTTCAAAGTCTACCAATAATTGAACGTTACCTGCTGGGGTCTTGCTTGCGTCCTTACGTACAGCTGTAACATGACCGTTTGCGTTCTTGATTGTGTATTCAGACGTTACATCTTTACCATTCTCAAGCACTTTAGCAGACTTGTAATCTACTAATTTAGCAAACTTGGAGTAATCATCGTCAATGCTTACGTTTGAAAGCTTGTTAATTAACTTGGATTGATCAGGTAGAGTCATGCTTACTTGTGCATGAGCTGTTGAACCGTTAACGTAGATCTTACCATCAACGTTTTGATTGCCTTCAACCCAATGTTTGTTTGTGTCTTGAGTATAAGTTGTGATACTTGGTTTATTTGTTGGTACATCTTGTCCGTTCAATGTACCAGAACCATGGTTTTCAAGGATTGTTCCACTTGGAATACCGTGGTTTACTTCGTAATCAACAACTAACGATACTTTGCCACCGTCAGATTCACTGCCAGCTTTCTTAATAGCTGTAACATGACCTGCTTTATCATCTTTAATAGTGTAGTCAGCTGTTACATTCTTACCATTTTCGTAAACAGTAGCGTCCTTAACATTTACATACTTAGCAAAGTTAGAGTAATCGCTTGTTACAGTCATAGGTGTCTTAGCATCTACGTTTGTTGGAACAGCCATATCAATTTGACTCTTGATGTTGTTATCACTTGTTACAGCAAGGTTGCTTGTAATGAATGATTTAGCAAACAAACGGTTAAATGCAAGTCTAGTTACAGTTGATACTTTACTATCATTAACGTTAGCACTAGCTGTGTGTACTAAGTCGTTGACGTTTAGAGCTTTGTTAGCCTTTAAAGTAGCTTTCATTGTAGCATTAGCGACACCTGTATGATCGTAAACCTTGCTTGCGTCCTTGCGTGTAGCTACTACTCGTCCATTTTCAACATGAATATCATATTGATCTGTTACATCACGTCTTACACCATCTTTACCAGTTTCGTAAACATGTACGGCTTGTAGTGTAACCTTGTCAGCAAACTTGGAGAAATCATCAACCAATTGGATCTTATCTAATGGTTTAGCTAAGTTTTCTTCTTTAGGAAGTGTCATATCAACTCTAGCTGTAACGACATCATCATTAATTGCAATCTTGCCATCAACGATTTGTCCACCATCATCTCTCCAGTGCTTTTCAGTATCTTGTTTGTAAGTAACAATTGTACGATCAGGAGTTGGAACAACTTCATCATTGATTTGACCTGAACCTGAGTTAACAAGTTGAGTGTTACTTTCAATGTCGTTATGAACCTTCCAGAATGCTTGTAAGACAACCTTACCAGCAGGTGTTGTAGAAGCGTCCTTACGAGTTGCAATAACATGACCGTTAGCTACCCTAATATCGTATTGAGCTGTTACGTCTTTACCATTTTCTAAGACTTTAGCAGACTTGTAATCTACCTTGTCAGCGAACTTGGAGAAATCGTCAGTAACAACTACACGTTTTAGTTTTTCAGCTAACTTGCTTGGTTCAGGTAATGTCATACTTACTTGTGCGCTAACGTTATCACCATCAATATAAGTCTTACCATCAACCACTTGACTGCCTTCTACCCAATGTTTGTCAGTATCTTGACGATATGTTTCAACACTAGGTGTAGGTGTTGGAATTGTTTCTGTATTCAAAGTTACAGAACCAGAGTTAAACAACTTAGTACCAGAAGGAACGTCAGTATGGATTCTGAAATCAACTCTTAATTCGGCATTGCCATTTGGAGCTTTGCTTGGATCTTTTCTTGTAGCTGTAACATGACCGTTAGCGTTAGTAATAGTATATAGACTTGTTACATCAGTACCATTTTCAAGAACTCTAGCTCCTACGTAGTCAACCATTTTAGCGTATGATGTGTAATCATCGTCTATTTGAACTTTAGTTAATGGTGCAGCTAAAGCTTTAGGGTTTGGTAATGTTGTAACTAATTTAGCATGAACAACATCATTATCAATGTAGGTCTTGTCATTTACTACTTGGTTTTGAGAGTTAATCCAATCTTTAAATCCGTCTTGTTTGTAAGTTACGATGTTTCGATCAGGAGTTGGAACTGTTTCATCGTTGATACGTCCGTCCCCACCGTTAACAAAGACTGTATTAGACTTAACATCAGTATGGATTCTCCAAGTTACGTTTAAGGTTACAGAACCGTTTGGAGCTGTAGAAGCGTCTTTACGAGTAGCTACAACCTTGCCGTTAGCATTTGTAATATCGTATTGACTAGTTACGTCTTTACCATTTTCTAAGACTTGTGCTGACTTGTAATCAACCATCTTAGCAAATCTTGAGTAATCATCTGTAACAGATACATGTTTTAGTTTTTCAGCTAGCTTAGTAGGATCAGGTAAGGTCATAGTTACTTGACCATGTACAAAGTCATTGTCAATGTATGTCTACCATCAACGACTTGACCTAGAATTGACCCAATCCTTTAACCCATTAGGTTTGTAAGTAACAATGTACGGAGTTGGAGTTGGTACGGTATGAGTGTTTATGCTTCCAGAACCAGCCGTTTACTAAAGTTGTACCACTTGGGACATCAGTGTGAATGTGCAGTTCACCTTAAATTGAACCTTGCCAGCWGGAGTTGTASCTGCATTTTTWCKWGTTGCATTTACATGACCCTTAGCGTTAGTAATAGTATATAGACTTGTTACATCAGTACCATTTTCAAACACTTGTGAGCTTACATAATCAACCAACTTAGCGAAGTTAGTATAATCATCGTTCAATTGAACTTTAGTTAATGGTGCAGCTAAAGCTTTTGGATCAGGTAAATTCATAGCTAACTTAGCGTGAACCATATCATTGTCAATGTAAGTCTTACCGTTTACTACTTGATTTTGAGAGTTGAGCCAATCCTTTAATCCATCTTGCTTGAAGGTAACAATATTACGGTTTGGTGTTGGTACTGTTTCGTCATTGATACGTCCGTCCCCACCGTTAACAAAGACTGTACCAGACTTAACGTCCTTATGGATTCTCCAATGAACGTTTAAGGTTACCTTACCACCAGGAGTTGTACTTGCATCTTTACGAGTTGCAATTACATGTCCATTGGTATTTGCAATAGTGTATAGACTTGTTACATCTTTACCATTTTCAAGCACTTGAGCTGATTGATAATCAACCATCTTAGCAAATCTTGAATAATCATCTGTAACAGATACATGTTTTAGTTTTTCAGCTAGTTTAGTAGGATCAGGTAAGGTCATAGTTACTTGACCGTTAACAACATCATTAGCGATATAAGTCTTACCATCAACAACTTGACTACCTTCAACCCAGTGCTTATCAGTATTAGGCTTGTAAGTAACAATGTCTGGAGTTGGTGTTGAAATTGTTTCTGTGTTTAAGGTTACTTCACCAGAGTTCATTAGAGTTGTACCAGAAGGAACATCAGTATGAATCTTGAAGTTTACCTTAATTCAACTTTACCAGMWGGWGTCTWAAAAAACCTTGCATGGTTACGTGTAACWRTTATGTTACYRYTAGCATTTGTGATTGTGTATTGACTAGTTACGTCAGTACCGTTTTCAAATACTTGTGCATTTACGTAAGATACTTTATTTGCATAATCACTGTAATTATCAACTAGGGTTACGTCAGTCAAWGCTTTAGCTAAACTATCTCTATAGGTAGAGTCATGGYTAACTTGACGTGTACCATGTCTTYTTGATATATGTCTTGTCATCAACTACTTGGCTACCTTCTACCCAATGCTTACTTGTATCTTGCTTGAAGGTAACGATTTGTGGAGTGTTTGTATCAACTGTATGGTTGTTGATACGACCAGAACCACGGTTTGTGAAGGTTGTGCCAGACTTAACGTCATGGTTAACTTCAAAAGTAGCAATTAAGGAAACTTTACCACCTGGAGTTGTAGCTGCATTCTTACGTATAGCTTGGAGTAAGCCACCGAAGTTTATAACCGTATATTGAGATGTTACATCAGTACCATTTTCAAGCACCTTGTAAGATTGTAAAACAGCTTTATCTTTAAAGTCACGATAATCATCAGTAACTGAAACGTAAGATAAAGTCTTAGCTAATTGACTAGGATTAGGTAAGTCCATATCAACCTTAGTTGTGACAATATCATTGTTGATGTAAGTCTTGCCATCAACAACTTGACTACCTTCAATCCAATGCTTAGTTGGCTTTTGAGTAAATGTTACAATTTGTGCATCAGGAGTTGGTACAGTTTGAGTATTGATTGTACCTGAACCTGAGTTCACAAGTTTAGTTCCTGAAGGTACATTAGGGTTAACCTTAAAGTCAACTACCAATGATACAGTTCCACCGTTAACTGTAGCTGGGTTCTTACGTGTAGCTGTAACAGCGTTATTTGCGTTAGTGATTGCATAATCAGCTGTCGCATTACGTTCGTTTTCATAAACGTTAGCTCCTGTTACAGTTACAAACTTAGCAAATCTACTATAGTTATCAGTTAATGAAACATGAGTTAATTTACCGTTTACAGTTGATGGGCTTGGAACCGTCATATCAACTTTGGCATGAGCTATATCTTCATTAATTTCCATCTTACCATTTACAGTTTGACTACCTTCCTTCCAATTCTTATCGGAAGTTGCTTGATAGACAATGTTGTAGTTGGTGTAGGAAGTGGATAAATATCTTTTTTTAGGTGGTGTCGGTGGAGTATCAGGCATTTTCATTTGGTACTCCGTATAGTTGGCTTTAAGCGGAGTTGGTGGTTGCAAAGCAACATTAGTACGATGATAGTGGATTGTTGGTGGAGTTGGTGGAGTTGGTGGAACTAATGTCTTAGCCATACCATATAAATCTGTCGACATTGCCCATTGGTAATAACTATTAACATCGTTTCCTGCACTTGTAAATTCAGTATTATCATAGCCAGTTTTTGATGGTAGATAAATTTTTTTACTTTCATCCCAATGGAAATTGCCAGCATTATTGTAGCCATTTTTAGACCATCTAAAAGTTGCACCATTTGAAATTTTTGCTACTGCAAAACCAGAGTAATCAGTACCATTAACTCCATAGAATCCGTTACCTAAATCATGTGCTGGAAGTTGATCTTCGTGAGTTTTGCCATCATCACCTAAAGTAATATTACCTCTAGGGGTATAAATTTTAGCTCCTGATAGAGCTTTAACAGTTTCAGTTACTTCTTTTTGCGTATACCAATCCCACATAGAAGAATTAAAATGATTTAGTGAGGCTATTCCAAACCAAGCTGTACCGTCCTTAAAGTTAATTAATTTACCAGTATCGTCATAGAAATAGAAAGTTTCGTCTACTGAATTAGCAAAGGCTGAGAAAGCGTGCATAATTGGATTATTGAAGAATCCAAGAATTACCCTATTACTATTATCTCCGCTGGCTACAACATTGCTAAGAACACCAACAACTTTAGCAATTCTAACCTTAGTGCCATCTAAATTTTTATAGTAAGCACCGTCAGGCATAAGCCATGTAGCTGTGGCAACCGTTCCACTGTGAGAACCTTGGAAGACTGCACTATATTCTAAAGATTTTGCAAAGTCTTGTTTATAATCATCATCACCACTTGTTTGATTTTGATGTGTCTCAATAGGTTTAGCATTCCATTGAACTGATAGCTTGGCTCCTTGGCCAAAATTTAAGAATAAATTCTGCCAAATAACTTTAGAATCAATGGAATCTTTTCCTTGAATACTAGCTAAGTAATCGTTATATTCTTTTTCATATTTAGCCAAGTTATTTTTGTATTCATCTAACTTGTGTTTGTATTGTTGTACTTGAGAATTAATACTATCCGCCTGTTGCCTGTTATCACGCTCAATTTCAGCTTTTTTAGAGTTGTAATTATTTACATCAACAGTAACATTACGTGTACCATCATCTATAAATTTTACACCATTAGTTGATTTGGCATTTCTTATAGCTGAATCAAGTGAATTACGAGTTGAGTTACTATCTGAGTTAAGATTTTGTGCATCAGTTCTTGCACTATTATACCTGTTATTAAGGTCTTTTTGTGCATCTGTAATACTCTTCAAACTTGAAACTTGTTGGTTGTACTTATTATTAACGTCTTGTTTAACTCTATTATAAGTAGAGTTGTCTGTAGCCATTACAGTTTGTGTTTGATTTTGAGTAACTTGAACTCCAGCAGCTTTTGCAGCTTGAACTGCAGCTTGCAACTTGTCTGAATTTTGCTTGTTGACTGTTGTTGAATCTTTACTATTAGCTTGCGAAGTATCGTAGTCAGCCTTAGCATTAGCATATTGATTGTTTAGTTGCTTTTGTTGTTGAGCTACAGCATTAATCTTATCAGCTTGTTGTTGGTTAGCTTGGCTAACTCGTTGTTGAGCTTGTTGTACTTCTGTTGTATTATGAGCAACAATTGTTTGACTGTTGTTTTGAGTAACTTGTACCCCTTGCTTTACAGCATTGTTAACAGCATTTTGTACGTCTTGGCTCTTTGGAGATTGAATTGGTACTGAAGCATTTTGCGTTGTTGAAGAAACACTATTTGTATTACTTTGAGTGCCTACAGTATCAGCACTTGCTTCTTCATGATTAGCCATCATCATCACTGTTCCAGCAACGGTAAAGCCTAACAATACACTAGCGGTACCAGAAGAAAACTTACGAATACCGTAACGCATATTCTTACGGTTCTGCTTGTTTTCCAACAGCATCATATTGTTTTTTGAAACCATTTAAATTCCTCCTTATAGTAAGTTAATGGTTATATTTACATGATACATTAAAGGTTTATCGAAGTGTTACAAAATATAATTCTTTGTTTACGAAAATATTTTAAATTTTAGCATTAAATACAGTTATTTTAAGAAGTTAGATTGATAATTTTATGTAGTTTTAAAAAGCAATTTACGTTCAAGTACAACAATACAAGAAGGATTTAGACAACTATAATCAAAAACTCCATCAAGCTGGAAAGAATGTGGTTGATTCACGTTCGCTAATCCAAAAGTTGACTATTGAAAGTGAGCCTAATGCTAAGTTGGCTATTAGTAATATTAATAACGTCAATGTAACTCCAGGAGAACATTTGAAATTTAATAATCTTGACGATATGGGGAATGGTTATTTTGTTGATATAAAAGATAGTAGTAAAGCTGCAAGCTTTGATGCAACCTATACTAATCTACAGAAATTAACTTATAAAGGTAAGAAAATTACCAAAGTTATTATGCACTTTTCTACTGCATCTGGATATTGGCATGACCAATACTGGCACGCAGAACTTGCTAATAATATCTACTATGGTTTTCGTTCTTGGGGCGGAGCTAAAAATATTAGATTTGAATGGTTTTATGAAGACGGATCTAAAGTTAATTTTGAAAATGGAACAGCTTATTTAACTGTTGCTTCGTTAAATACCTATCTTCAAAAAAATCAATGGGGACATGAAAGAACAACTGTTATTTCAGGTGGGAAAGGATTAGCCTTATATGGATCATCTGTATCACTTCATAATGGCAATGAATTGTATTCGTCTAAAGCTAATAGTATTGATATAAGCGGGAGAGCTAGAGCAACAGATGGGCCAGATTCTAAACCAGATCAAAAATTGATTGATAATTTTTTCCCTAATCAAAAAGATATTACTAATACTAACATGCCTTACAAATGGGATACTGCCAGTTCCCCAGATCGCTATTATGGAGCAGGCTTAATCGCCTTAAATGGTAGTGATTTAGCAGTTATAATTGACGTTAAAAATGATGATAGACCTAATGGTACAGAACCTTGGAACGCTCAATGGGCTAACTTTGGAACAATCATTCCAGAGACTCCTAATATTAACAGACCAGAGCTAACAGTCCACTATCATCATACGAACGTTGCTTTGCAACATTAATAACGCAAATAAACCTTGATATAACAACACTTTAAATTTTATTACGAGTCACTTTTGGTAAAATAATACTTGAAATTAGCTTTGATTTGCAGCTTTAATGATAAGTAAAATTTACAATATAATATAATTTTTTGTTAATGGAAAGGATTTAAAAATGACACAAAGAGTAAGTAAAAAATTAGTACATAAGTATTACAAGGAATGGATTGAATTGTATAAGAAAGGAGCTGTTAGACATTCTACCTACCTCAAGTACGAGCTTGCATACCAGCACTTAAAACGACTATGCCCTAACTTGCATATGAACGAATTGAATAGAAAAAGATATCAACTGTTATTAAACGAGTATGCTGAAGACCATGTTAGAGAAACTACTATGGACTTTCATCATCATCTAAAAGCAGCTTTTGTCGATGCCTATGAAGATGGTTTAATCAAACAAGACCCTACTAGAAAAGCGATTATCAAAGGTAAACCTAAAGCTGATAAAAAGAAAAAATTCTTGGACTTGTTTGAACTTAAGGCTTTAATGAAACAGTTGAATTTGCCTGAAAATGAAATTAACTGGGATTGGTTTATTTATTTGATTAGCAAAACTGGACTAAGATTTGCCGAAGCTTTGGCTTTAACTCCAAACGACTTTGATTTTAAAGGTAAGCAAATAATTATTAATAAATCTTGGAATTATAAGTTCGGCGGTGGTTTTCAACCTACTAAAAACGAAAGTTCTAATCGTAAAGTCATCGTTGATCCAAGCTTACTAAGAAACTTCAAAGGACTATTAAAAGGACTGGATCCAAACGCACCTATCTTTGTTAAAGAAAATCAAAAGATATTTAACTCAACGATTAACAGTCGTTTAAACACACTATGCAAACGAGCTAAAATCTCCCCTATTACTATCCATGGGCTAAGGCATACTCATGCGTCCCTATTGCTATTTAGTGGAGTGTCGATTTTAAGCGTATCTAAGCGTTTAGGACATGCAAGTACCCTAACTACTCAAAAGACTTATTTACATATTATTCAAGAGCTTGAAAATAAAGATAATAATAAAGTGCTAAAACACCTTAGAGAACTAGAAAATTAATCTAAGAAAAGAGGCTAGGAAAACTAATTCCTAACCTCTTTTTTTGTTTCTAATCAGCTTTATCTTATCTAAAATTGTAGGTTTTAAGACTAAAAGTACTAAAATGTAAATTGCTATTCCTATTATCACTTCTAGCCCTGTATACATAATTCCTTGTAGGTTCATGTCTTTTGGCTTCCAAAGCAACTCTAGGTAGTAAACAGGAACAAACATTACGATGCCTGCTATTAGATATTTAATAAAGTTTTCAAACATCTTCTTTAAATCAACGCTGTATCTAACTACCCATAATTGATAAGCTGTAACAGCTAGTTCTGATAACACTGTTGCCCAAACGGCTCCATATAAGCCCCATAAATAGATAAATGGGAAGTTAAGTACAATATTAACAACTGCCCCAAATACTACTGATATTGTAAAAGACCTAACTTTATTTGTAGGTAAAAGATACTGAGTCCCAACAACGTTGCTCCAACCAATTAGAACAATTACTATTGATTCAATCATTAAAGCTAATCCCACTGGGTCAAAACCTGGGCCATAAAACATTGTACCTAGATATTTTGATACAGCAGCTAGTCCAAACATCATCGCAATAGCTAAACAGGACACGAAATCAAACGAATTATATAACAGTTCATTTACTTTCTTAGTTTCTCCTTTAGCAAAAGCATTAGATACATGAGGTAACATAACTGTTCCAGTTGCTGTTACTAGACCTAAAACAACCTTAACAAGAGCGTCAGATTGATTATAAAATCCAGCAGAAGTTGATCCAGCAAAAATACCTAACATGTTTTTGTTTAAGATTAAATAAATTTGTGTCGCAATTTGTGGAACAAACAATGATACAGTTGGAACAAAGTGCCTTAATGGTTGTAATTCTTTAATACTTATCTTGGTTAATAAAACCCTTAGATGGGGCCATAGGGTTAAATTACCACCAATTAAAGACAAAGCTAGAATTACAATGTATACACCTACGTCACTAGCATCTCTAACAAACATAAAAATCATTACTAAAGACGCTAGTTTAACCATTGTATTTCTAACAACTGTTCGTTTGAAGTCTTCAATTCCCATATATAGCCAAGAAATATCTATCGCAGCTGCGACAATGTTTAAAGATTGTAATATCATGTACCAGTAATACTTACGGTAAACTTGGATAAATAGTGCAAATAAGAAAAAAGCTACAACCGTCATTATTACTTTAAGGATCTGAATTTCCCAAAAAGTTTGAGTCATTTTCTTCTTATTTTCACGCACATACGCTATCTCACGATTACCATAATAAGAAATACCAATACCAGCAATTAAAACAAACCATTGAATTAAAGAGTTCGTGTAAGAATTAATTCCAACTCCCTCAGGCTTTAAAACACGTCCAATATAAGGGCCTGTTATTAATGGTAAGATCAACGCTAAGATATTATACCCTGCATTGTAAAGATAATTTTTGATTACCCTCATAACTATCCCTCAAATTCATTCTTGACAGTTATTAAAGCAGCTCCTATAACTTGATCCATATTGTAGTAACGATATTGACCTAAACGTCCACCAAAGATTACATTTTCAGTTTCTTTACTGGCCAGTTCTTGATATCGCTTGTAAAGGCTGTTGTTTTTACTGTCATTCACTGGATAATAAGGTTCATCGCCACGTTTCCAATCAGCTGGATATTCACGAGTGATAACAGTTTTACCTTTTTCACCTTTACCAAATTCAAAATGTTTATGTTCAATTACTCTAGTATAAGGTGTTTCAGCGTCTGTATAGTTCACCACAGCATTACCTTGATGATTATCTTCATCTAACACTTCTGTTTCAAAGCGTAAACTTCTATATTCTAATTCTCCAAGTTTGTAATCGAAGAATTGATCAATCATACCTGTGAAGATAACTTTATCGTATTCTTTTAGATATTCTTCTTTACGGTCGAAGAAATCTACCCCTGTTTCTACAGTGATATTATCATGATCTAACATTTTTTCGACAATTTGTGTATAACCGCCGATTGGAATACCTTGATATGTATCATTGAAATAGTTGTTATCATAAGTTAAACGTACTGGTAAACGACGAATAATAAAAGCTGGTAATTCTGTAGCTTTACGTCCCCACTGTTTTTCTGTATAACCCTTGATTAATTTTTCATAAATGTCTGTTCCAATTAATGAAATAGCTTGTTCTTCAAGGTTTTCTGGTTTCTTACCATTAAGAACTGCACGTTGTTCTTCAATTTTAGCCATAGCTTCTTTAGGAGTTGCAACTCCCCAAAGTTTATTAAATGTGTTCATGTTAAAAGGCAAGTTATAAATTTCACCATTATAATTAGCTACTGGACTATTAGTATAACGATTAAATTCAGCAAATTGGTTTACATATTCCCAAATTTCTTTCTTAGAAGTATGAAAGATATGTGCGCCAAATTGATGAACTTGAATACCGTGTACTTCTTTTGTATAAATATTTCCAGCAACGTGTTCTCTTTTTTCAATAACTTTTACTTTATGTCCTCTTTGAGCAGCTTCGTGTGCAAATACTGCACCAAAAAGACCTGCACCTACTACTAAATAATTTGTCACTTTATAGTTCCTCCAAATTTTATATATTACTTTTACTAACAGAACGTATTAATCTTATCATTAAAATCTCTTAATTGGTAGCTTATAACAGTTTTAGCAAAGCAACATTCGTACGATGATAGTGGATTGTTGGTGGAATAATGCCACTGCTTGACTTAGGAATAGTCGTTGATATTGTTGCCCACGTTCCAGGGTTTACAAATACAGCTCTCTTAGTTCCATAAGTAACGTTTAAGCCGTTTCCGTTAACTTTAAAAATTCCTGCTCCATAATAAGCATGTGGATCATCTAAACCTTTATCCCAACTATTTGTACCCCATGGATAATTTGATGTTACATCAGATGAATATGTGGTTTGCCAATTATCACCAATCCTTGATCCTATATCATTAGCTTTATCTGAATAAAGAGTATTTCCATTATGAATGGTAACACTAGAATCTTTAAAGCCATAAACCCTACCTGAACTGTTTAATTTAACTGATTCATACCGACCTTTTCCTGAATTTAAAGAACCAATTGTAATCCATGAATTATCTGTATTATCAAAGCTAATCAAATGATTATTTTCGTCATAGAATTTGTAATTTACTGTAATTTTGGAAGATTGCCAATACCAAAAGCCATAGTAAGGATTTGAATATATTGCAAATGAAATACCGTAAGGAGAAAGATTCTCTTGAGTTACATTAGAAAAAGTGGCAATGATTTTTGAAATTTTTTTGCCTCTATAGCTACTTCTGCTAAGGTTCGTATACGTAACTTCAATAATATCTCCTGTTAGGTTACCTCTGTTATGAGCATCTACTATAACAGTATGTTTATAATTATCGCGACTTACACCTCCTTCAAACCATTTATCGTAAGAAGCATCAACATCTTTTGATAACAATTTATAACTAAGTTCAGCATCTTTTTCACTACCCAACATTAATTCTTGCTTGATTAAGTCAGGATTAATTTGATCTGAGTTAAGATTTTTTTGATATGCGTCTAGCTTTTGCTTGTATTGTTGTACTTGAGTGTTATTTAGCCTTAACTTACACTAATTAGCATACCTTAACTCTAGCAAATAACTCAACTATTTTATTAACTTTCACGATAAAAAAAGAGCTAGGATTTCTCCTAACTCTTGTCATCATCACAGGTTTTTCCGTTGCCTGCCAACCGACCAGCCCATACGTCTGGCATTGTTATAAGTTTATCACACTCTAATTACCTTGTCTAAGTGTATAAGCGTAATAGAACATGTTGTACTTGTTTAGTATTGTTTTATCCATCGAAACGTTAAAGTAATCTTTACGGTGAAATACCTTAGAGGCATAGTATTTAAGTGTAGTTTCGTCAATGTCTTGAATAAACTCTTTTAGCTCATCTTCACTAAGTGGTTTGATATTGTTCACTCTACTAGCGTAAATAACACATTTATCAAAGCTGTGAGTAGTTCTACTATCGTGAATAAAATCTTTTTTACTTTTACGAAATTCTTGACTAGCTTTTTCGCTCATGCCAATTAGCCTTAAAAAGACCATATCGCTAATGCTTTCATCACGCTTTAAAAATTCGTTATAAATATACTTAGACTTAGCATAAACTAAAGCGTTGCCTATAATGCGATTACCTTTAATAATATCGTACATATCATAATAATCTGCCTTTTCGTGTAACTGCATCGCAATCTCTAAAATATCATCAAGTCCACTAGCTTGCTTTAAGAGTTTTTGATAAAGTTCACCCTTGTCTTTAATAATATCGTCAATTAAAACGTAAAGTTCGCCTATTTTAGGATAGTTATCAAGCTTATTTTTATAGCCTGGATAAATTGTGCTATTCCATGATTTCAAAAACTCAGGAGAAGGTTCTGACGTACCATGTAGATAACTGATAACTTTTTTCTTATTACGATCGACAATATTAAGACTCTTAATAAATATTCTATCGTCAATTCTAGGATCTAATTTACATAGTTCTTGATATTGTTCTTGCACCGTTGTCATTTAAATCAACCCCATGTAAGTTGTATCTTGATCTTTACGCTTAGAAAAATCAAATGAATAGTTAGGTAATAATCTGTAAAGTGTATTAGCGACTTCGTTATAAGTACGAGCATCTTTACAGATTTTTTCTGGGTGTTCAAACAAATCTACGTCAAAATTTAACTTTTTAGCAAGATCCGTATTAGATAAAACGTTAAATCCATCGCCTAATCTGGAGCGGAAAATAAGATCACGAATTTGGCGATAGTTTTGGATCGTATTAGTAAAGTTATAATCTAACTTATATGACGGAACTAAGTCTAAGCGTAGCAATTCGTATACATCAATGGCCGCAAGAGTTGGTTTACTTTCAAGATTACCATTGAATATTTTAGATATAGCACCATCACTTAAATCTGCTAATACTGCTAGTTGAGATCTGGAAATATTTTGTTTATACAAGCTATATTCAGAATAGGCATCAACTATATCCTGAACGATTAAATCACTGTAATCAGGTAAAGACTCATCAAGAATTGTCAATGCGTCAAATATAACATCGTATGTTCTAGGATCATCAGAATATTTATCAAATCTAATGAATGACCCCATTGCTGACGTTGAATAGTAATTGAAAAAGCCAAAGATTGTGTTGAAATACTTTACGGTTATTCTAGGGTCTTTTTTAGATACTTTTTCAAATAGTTTAGGAACTTGTTTAATTCTTTCTGGACTTGCCATATTAATTACCACCTTTATATGTTGATTTTATACATTAAAAAGAAATTCAATATGAATTACTCATATTACACCATCAGTTTAAAGAAAAAATAAGTTCAAATCAAATCAAAATTAATCGTTATTTGCGATTTCAAGCGTTTTCTTTACTTTTTGTTACATAAAAAAAGCCCCATAAACGTTGATTTACAGGGCTTTTAAAGTAAAAGCAAATATTTTTATTAACTTTTTGTTACAAGGGTCATTTTGACCCTCATTAAGAGTTGATATTTTGTTAATTTTTAAATTTGACCTTTATCGTTGCCTTCAGTCACATCTTTAACCTTATCTCTTGAAGTTGCGACAATACTTCCAGTAGATCTATGTGCATCTACGTTCTCAGCATCTTTTTGAGCCTTATACCACTCTTCAAGTTCTTTTTTGAAAGAATTGTAAGGTGAATTTGATTTACGCATAAGCTTAAATGTATTTTCCCCTTTACTTTTATCTTTATCTTCACCTATATCTTGCTTTTTATCTTCGCTATCATCTTCAGGTTTATCAAACTTAGGTATATCTTTATTTGTATTATTAACAAGCAGTTCTTCACGGTGATTGTATAAGTAGAACCAGTACTTTTTATCTAAAGCTTTAAGTCGATCCAAAGTCCAATCTGGTGTTGGTTTAGGGTCTGGAATATCAACGTCTTCTGTATCTATAACGTCAACGTTGCTACCATCGCCATCAGAAACTGTGGTATTCATTTCTGCTAAAATTTCTTCACGACTGATTACATATTCGTTTCTACCAAACTTCTTAGTCAAACTATCATTTAAAGCGTTCATCGTATCTTCAGAAAGATATGGTGAGTTACCATGTTCAAAGTTAGAAACACCATTCATGATAGAGTAGAACTCACCAGGTTGTGAGATGAAGTGAGCTTTAATACCAGTGTCTGGTAAAGCAATGTCAGATTCGATTGCTTCACTAAGTCCTAACGATACACGACCTGTGATGTTAGCGGTAATGTTACCTCTAATCTTATCTTTACGTGCTGTTTGGTTAGCGAATAACAAACGTATACCTGTAGAACGAGCCATCTTAGCTAAGTATTCAAACCTATCAGCTGTTCCTAACTTACTCATTTCAGATGGGTTTAGATCGTTATCTTTATCCATGATTGCAGAAAATTCGTCAACGATTACCAAAAGTTCTGGCATCTTTTGATCTGGGAATTTTTTATTAAATTCGGCCAACTTTTGAACCGAGTTTTCTTTAAAGATAGCAATTCTTCTTCTAACTTCGTTTTCAAGATGTTTGATTAAAGCTCTGGCATACTCAATATCTCCTGAAGCATCAGCTGGTTGAGCATAAACATATGGATTAGGGTGTCCTTTATCGTTACGCATAAATTCAAAGGAGTTACCTTTACCATCAATGAATACCATTTTAACTTGGCTAGGATCAACAGCTGCCATAACCGAATAAACAATTGTCATGATTGTAACTGTCTTACCTGTACCAGTCTTACCAAACAAGATAGCGTGAGGATTGCTGTCACCTAGTTCAAAGTAGATAGGGTTGCCTAATTCGTCAACACCTAACATACCTGAGATAAGAGTTGGTACACCCTTCTTACGAGCTAAGATCATATCGCTAAATGAAGCTGGCACGTTTACACCATTATCAATCGAAAGTTTTAAAATACCAGCAGATAACGTAATAATTGGTGTTGCTTTAATACGTAGGTAGTTAGCAATTTGTTTTTGAATACGATCAAAGTTATCAGGTAAGTTTGGATCTTGTGGTAATACGTATTCGTAAATAGCGTTGTTACCGCCAACTTCAACTTTCTTGAATTGACCGTTAATCTTAACAGCGTTTAAAGCCATAGTTACATCAGGAATACGAGCTTTGGCTTTACGCATAGCAATTGTACGTTGAGTTTTTGCATCATTTTTAGTTTTAGGATCAATAGCAGGTGGAATTACGCTTAGGTCAAGATTTTGTTGAACCTTGAAGTTAGCTACTTCTGCACTTTCATCAATCGCATATCTATATTCAGATAATTTAACAAAACGCTTGTAAATAGCATAAGGTGTTAAATGACCGATATAATTAAAGATTGAACCAATTTTTTCAAAATATGAAATTAAGTAACCTTTGCCACCTCGACTAGTGCTATTGTCAGGATTAAATGGATTAGTAAAAATATCCTTCCATGCGCCTAGTTGTTCATCAGCCTCATAACTAACCGAAGAATTAAAAGTATAACCTTTTAGCTTAGAGTTATATGTAGGGTCTGATGGAAAGAAGATTGAATTACCAGAAATACGATCGCCTAAACCTTTAAGCGCATTTTCAATTGAACGGTCTGTTTCTGTTTCTCTTGACTGTCTAATTAAGATTTTAGCTTCTCTAATCCCATTAGCGGTAGTTTTGACCTTAATCTTAGTTCTTCTCATCGCTACAGCCGTAGCTTTTTTAGTTTGCGTAGCAGCAGTTCCTCCTGCCCCATCTTTAAACGGTTGACCGTTGTCTTGGTAGCCTTGAACAGCAGCTTCATAACTGTCGTTTAGGTTTTCTTTGATTTTAGCTCTTAGTTTACCAGCTAGAATAAAGTCTTCAATCGGTGTTTGTCTGCCAACTAAATACAAGAATATTCTAGGGAATGTTAAGTAAGCTGGAACAATTACATTAGCTGTTCGTGGGAATGACACTCTCCAAACTAAAGCAATACTGTCGATGATTGCTCCAAATAAGAAAGTAACCACAAATGCTTGCCAGTAATACCAACGATAATCACCAATTTTAGCGTTGATCCAGTGAGAGATTAGAAGATACTTTTGATGAATTGTTTGCATAATTGGTGATTGCATAAGCATTTGCCAAACAGCATTTATTCTACTTGCTATCATGACCCAGATTGTCTGTTTTAATAACCATGGGTGAACCGTCCAATGCCAGAAAGCCCAAATTACAGCTAAAAGTCCAATTACAACTGCCCAAGTAATAACCTTGCTCCAAGCAATATCCAAGTTAGCTTTAATCCAAGCTCTAAAACTAAATTCAATCAACCAAAACAAGATTGCAAAGGCAATACCATAAGGCAAGACGTAGTGTAGGATAAACCAAATAATTGATTCAAAATTCACTTCATACCACCGTCCTTAACAATTTTGATGGCTTGACTTGGTGAAACAACATTAGCTTTATCCTTGTTTAACATTAAGATACAAGGATATTTATCAACCATAATGTTTAAGCTTGGCTTAGCTTTTTTAACTCTAGCTAATTGTTCTTCATTAGATAATTGGAACCATGTTTCATCTTTAAACTTAGCTCCAGCTAAATCTTTATTACGCTTAAAAAGTAAGAATGAATTTACATCATTAATAGTTATGTTAGACATTGGTAATGCTGATTTAGCCTTTTCTTCTTTCTTTTTTGCTTGTTCTTTCTTCCAAGCTTCAAAACTAGCCTTTTTCTTACGATAAGCTCTGATGCCTAACGTAATATAAATTGCATATAAAATGATTAGTGGAACCATTACATACAGTAATAAAGCCGTTAGCGGCAAAGCGTTTAAAGCACCGTTAATTGCTTTATTTATAAAGTCAAATAGCTTATGAAACCACCCATATTTAAGGAAATACCACAAGCCAAACACAAGGATAAATTCAACCAATGTGATTGCTACATAAACAGCAATGATCTTAACTTTATTTGATTTTTTAGTAAAAACTTTTTGAAAAAGTCCTTTAAACCCACCGTCTAAATTAATTGCTTCATCGCTACTCGGACTTGTGTAAACCATTAAATTAATATTTGCGATTAACATTAAAGCGAACATTATCCAAGGCAATAAATAAATCCAAGGTACGTTGATACTATTCATTTATTTCAGCACCTCACTTATGTTAGCTTTGGAGTTAGTGTTATCGAATTTAACTACTAACCAATGGTTGCCTAAAGACGTAATCTTAGCTACAGTTGGTGTTTTAATACGGTTTTGATCGACTAGTAAAACAGGGAAACTCTTAGCGATATACGATAGTTGTTTCTTATCCATCTTAGCTAGGTCTAACACATATACCCTTTTACCCTTCTTTCTTAATTGCTTAACTTTAGGTACAATGGTTGATTCCATCTGTTCGCAATGCTTGCAACCAGTTCGTCTTAATACTAGATAAGCCTCGCCTTGATGTTTGTTTAGTTGGCTTATACTTAAGTTGATTGGTGTATCAATTTCTTGATACGAACTTTCATTATTTCTATGTGTAATTCCTAAAATAGCTCCTACAATAATGGCGATTGTAATAAGACCAGTAATAGTTATAGCTATTGTTTGAAAGTATGACTTTAACTTCAATAAAACCACCTACTTCTTATTAGTACCAACCATGGCTTTGCCAGAATTGTTGTGCGCCAGTCCATGAACCATAACGACTAGCTACATACTGGTCGGCTACACGTTCTTGATTAGCTGGTGAGTAATCTCCATTTAAATATGAAGATGAAAGTTGGTACTTACCGATGTATTGACCGTTTCTTGCGTTGTAGTTATTGCTAGATTCACGTTGAGCAATCCACGCTTTAGCGGCTTGGTCTGAGCCTGATACATTAGATGTATAGCCAGTGTTAGCACTAGCTTGCACATTATTAGAACTTTGCTTAGCTTGCCAGTTGTACAAGTTTTGACGATTTTGAATTTGTTGTTGTGTTTGTTGCACTTGCTGATATGGTGTTTGAGCTTGTGCTTGTGTAGAACTTTGTGCGTTGGCTTGTGCATCGCTTTGTGCTTGCACTTGAGTTTGCGTGTTATCTTGGCTTTGACCTTTTTCTAAATTCAAGACCTGTCCTACTAGAATTAAATTGCTAGTTAAGTTATTAGCTGACTTTAATTCATCAACACTTAAACCATTAGCTTGGGCAATCTTCCAAAGTGAGTCCCCTGCCTTAACTGTGTAAGTCTTAGCACTGGTTTGAACATTACCGTCAACTTTTAGTTCTTGTCCTGGATAAATTTTATTTACATCTTGTAAGTTATTGTTAATCTTTAAGCTCTCAACCGTTGTTCCAGCCTTATTTGCAATTTGTGATAAAGTATCTCCACTTTTGACTGTAACTTGATCGGCATTAGCCTTAGAACTTACTGAAATAGCAGCACCTACCATAGCACTAGACATTAATAAACCTTTATAAATATTCTTCATAAAATACCTCCATTGAATTATTGCAAAATGTATATAATGACTGTTGTAATCAATATCTTGTCCCAGCTTACGTCAATCACTCCAAACAACCTTAGAAATATGATTAGTAAAATCGTTAGGTAAGCGATGATGTGACAAAGCTCCTTAATGAAATAAATTTTCTTATTACTCATAAGCAACATGGCTTACTCTAAGTTTTCAGCTGGCACTTGAAGTTGTCTGTTTGTATAAAGTGGCACTACACCTTTCTTAGATAAAGTAAAGGCCACTGCTCGAATGTTATGTGCTTCAATGTGTTGTACCATTTGAATACCTTGTTCTGTTTTAGGAGCTTCTGGATCTACAAAGTTAGAACCTAGGCTTGCTCCTTCTTCAGCTGTTAATAAGTATTCTCCATCGTTAATATCTCTTTTAAGTAAAATCATGTTTTATCCTTCTTTCTTGTTGTTATATTTTTGTTGATAAAGAAAATTAAAATACGACTCTTTATTACAAATGGACGTCAAGCCTACGACTTTAGTCGTGGGATATAAGCCCTAGTTTGCCTAAACAAACTAAATATTTTCCATTTTCGTTTCTAGCATTCCATTTACATGATATAAGCTAACAATGTTTTTAACTGTGCTAGATTTACCACTTTGAAGAATAACGCTTTTCCCTCTACTAATAACACTTTTAACTCTTTCAATTCTGTTAGTTTTGGTATTTAGCACAACATCATGTGGTCTTAATTGGTAGTGATTTCGTCTAATCGAAACACGCCCCTTTTTAACTTTTTCTTTTCTAAATTGTCTTAAATTGGTGTAATTAAGCTCTCTTGAACGTCTAGTTCTACCTGAACTTAACTCTTTACCAGCTTTTTGCTTACCATCACGGCTATCAATATATTTAGCGTCATAAAATAATTGCAACACTCGGTTATTATTCCTTAACTTTTGTCTTGAATAAATATTATTTGTTCTAAAAGTTGTATCAGTCCCACCAGCGATCACAAAAGCGTCATTTAAATGTGATTTTTCAATCTCATACTTTTGTCTTAAGTTAGCGGTTAGATAACCTTGGGTTGTCGTATATTCATCAAAATAATCACTTAATCTTGCTGCTAAAATACTCATAAAGTAAGCACCACGATAATCAAGCATCTTTTGTCGATTTTCTCTCAACTTAGCTAAGATACCGTTATTATGGTTAGCTTGATTATGATTAATATCTGACAGTAAAACTAAATTATCTGGCTGATTAGATCCACCATCTTTTCTTTGAACTAAGTGATGGACTCTTAATTGACTAGCTGGATATTGTTTACCATCTAAAGCATCACGATAATTATCTCTAGCTAGGAGATAATCTTTAATCGTCTTAAAACCATACATTTTGCCTTTTTGATATTGCCACCCTTTAATGTTTGGGTTTAATAATTTTTGATTGTCGAATGGTGTAACTTCAACGACTAAATTAGTAATTGGCAAAAACGTATATAAGCGTTTGATTTCTTTAATTGTAAAATCTAATCTATGTTGAATACTAGGAGCTAACCAACCGTCTTTGTGTCTGCGATTATCAAATCTAGCCTTACGGTATCTTAAACGATTTCTTCTAGTTCGTCTTGATTCACGTCTACTAGTAATCCTATCTTTTTCTGATTTTCTTAGACTTTCTGACACATAATATTCACGGTTGTTACCCACAACTGATAAACCTAAGTGGAAACCAGCGTCTACTCCTAGTGTTAAATCTTGAGTATTTGTAGTAACAGGTCTAACAAATTGGATAGTATTTCTACTATTTCCGTACCATTTTGCTTGACCTGTTTTTAACCAACGGCGAACCATACCTAATCTTGAAGTTGGCATGAGTGGTGTACCGTTGGAGTCTACTACATAAATATAATCAACTTTTTTAATTTTTGACATCATGTCAACTCCTTTCAATCATAATTCGCACCTAACATAAAGTTGGTACGTGTGTACCCTTCGCCAATGTTATAGGTTGGTTTAATGTTAATTACACTAAGCCTGAACTCAGCTTTGTTTAATAATCAACCGTAGTGTTTGAAACTAGGGTGGCATTCCAAAGTACCTATTTATTCAACCCTAACGTAGTTATTTAAAACTTAGGCTAATCAACCAGCTTGTATTTCTACAAGCCACCTACCTTAGTCGGCGGTTCTGTTGACGATAGGCTTGGTCGTACCATGTTATTAAATCAATTTGCATACTCTCTTCATGGCTAACTTTTCTTAGATTTCCTTTGTATTTAACTTGTAGATAATAGATGAATGTTTCACCATCTTCTACAAACTTCCAGCCTTGCATTTTTTCTAATTTGGCTGTATCTACTGCGTCCCACATTTTCTTAATGCGTTTATCATTGTTTTGATTAATAAAGATATACAGTTTGGCTTGCGTTGACTCAGATTGGTCTTTTAAGTTCTTAACCAACGAATTTACAATCGTGGCATAATGCTTAGCTATTCTCAAATGGACTTCAACTGCTTTTGACTTTTGATAGTTGTTTTCTTCCATGATTTTGTCGAACCAACGCTCGGTTGTCATGTAATAATAGTCTGGTTTATCCATTTTTTTCTGCCTATTATATTGGGTATTTATCAAGCAATTTTCTAACGTCCTTTGGAGTGCTTTTGACTAGCTCTTTAGAACCTAAATCAACCTTTTGACCCTTCTTGAATCCTTGCTTTTTACTTAAATTTCTTGCAGCGTCATAATCAATTTTTTTAACTTTGCCTGTATCACTTTTTACAACAATGTTATCCTTATTAACTTCTTTAACCGTATATACGACTGGCTTACTGTAAGCTGAAGCAAACGCTGAACTTACTCCTAAATAAAACCCAGTTGCTAATCCTGATAAAACCATGATAATTAACACAAGTGCCTTAATTGGTTTTACCGTGTATTTAACAATCGGTCTAGCCTTACGCTTATCAAACTTTTGAAAAAGCAATAACGCAAATGCTAGTACCAATAACCCACAAGATATGTAGGTCAAAATGTAAACCAAATTGTGTGCCTGACTCGCTAGTTGGGCTACGCTGTTGGGCATAACTCACCACCACCTTCCTAAAATTTCTTGATGTAGTTCATCAAGCTTTTCGTTTAGCTCTTTCCAAGCTTGCTTTAGCTCAGAAAATGCTTTTCGCAACTCTTTTAAGCTTTGTTTGAATAACGCTTTTGGATCTTGGTCTGGCATAAGTTCACCTGCTTTCTAAAATCTTATTTAGCTCATCGAGCCGTTTATTCAGCTCTTTGATAGATTGGTTCAACTCAACAGCTGCTTCTTCCAAGCTTTCTAAACCTTGTATAAATTCTTTTCTTGGGTTTTGATCTTGCATGAGTCCACGTCCTTTCTTACTTTCGGCTTGGCTCTTCTGTAACTGGAACTTGGCCTTCAATTGTGGTTGTTCCAACTGCTTGTTTTTGTATATAATCAGCTAGATCAATACCTGTTGCTTGCTTAACAAAACTTAGAGTTTCACTTAGTCCAGCTACACTTTGACGTCCAACACCATCAGCTCCATCAAATACAGTTAGACTATCAATGTTAGCAACTGATTGAGCAAAACTATCAGCAATTTGTGGCAAAGCGTCAATAATCGCCTTTTGTAAAGCGTATTGTCCGTTCTTTTCTAATGCTTCTGCCAAAGCTTTTTGTGCGTCAGCTTGAGCCTTACCTTCTTTAGTAATCTTTTCAGAATTAGCGTCAGCCAATAACTTAGTTTGATTAGCTTGAGCTTCAGTTTCAATTTGGATTTGTTCTGCTTTTGCTTTACTGTCGATAACCAAAGCTTGAGCGTCTGCCTTTTGTTTAGTGATAATCGTAGCTTGATATTGAGTTTCGTTAGTTTTAACCAACTTTTCGTTAACGTATTGTTGTTGTTCTACTTCAGCAATTTTATAAGCATTGTCAGCTACAGCTTGTTGTTTCTTAACTTCAGCCGTATATTCAGCCTTAGCCAAATCTGTATCACGTTGATTTTGAGCAATTAATTTATCAGCTTCTAACTTAGCCTTTTGTGCTTCTTGAGTATTTCGAGCTTCAACCAAAGTTGCTTCCTTGTCAGCTACAGCTTGAGCTTGACGTGCTTTAGACTTTTTATCAGCTACTTCTTGTGCAGACAACGATTCAAAGTAACCTTCATCATCGTTAATATCCTTAATTTGAAATGCTGTAATCTCTAATCCCATATTAGAAAATGTTTCTTCAATGCCAGCCACAACTTCTTCTCTAAACTTGGCTCTATCGTTAGCTTCTTGTGGAGTTAATCCTGAAAGCACTTCACGTACACCACCGTAAACAACTTGTTTCATTTGGTTCTCACGTTCTTCTTCGTCTAAACCTAAAATCTTTTCTGACGCTGTCGCAATCATCTTAGGTGTAGAACCAACTCTTAATACAGCATTGGCAGAAGCGTTAACCTTAACCATTCCTTTTGTCATCACGTTCCTTACATCGACATCAACATTAAATGTATCTAAACTTTGTACAAATCCTTGTTGGACGATTGGAATAACAAAAGTTCCACCGCCCTTAACAACTTTAATTCTAGTATTTGTGTCTTTGTTTTCTTGGACATAAGGGCCTGTTAGCAACGCACCTGTAACTAACAAGACTTCGTTTGGAGCTACTTTTTTATAAGAATTAAGTATAAGAATAACTATTCCAACTACTAAAATGACCAATAATCCTAAACTTATCATATGTAACATTAAATCAAATCCTTTCTTATATAACACGAATGCAATAGCCAACGCTTGTCCCAGCCCATTTAGCTTTTTCTAACAACTGTTTTTCAGACAATTTACGCACGGAAGCGATAAAATATGAACCAACATTATAATCTATCCTAGCGTATTTTGATAACTGACGTGCTAACCATCGGTATTTCCTAACAGTTAGTATTTCGTATCGCCAGTTAGTTACGTCTATACTATCGTCCACTCTTGGTGTGAGATCGACATAATATTCTATTTTTTTGGTTAACCTATGTCTTGTGCCAACATAGATATACTTACTCCCTCCATAAGTAATACTTGTCATCACTTGACCTTCCTTTCAACCTGCATTAGACCAGCTTGTTGACGCGTACCATAACGCTCTAGCAAATCTCTGTACGTCACTCTATTTGCCATCAGTTACAACCTTTTGCAAAAAAATGAAAGTAACTGTCGAAGCAAAGATAACAATCCACATACTAGGCAAAAGCAAAGCTGGGCCGAAGATTAAAGCAAAAATGATTTTTCCTATATAATTCCATTCAACAGCGATGAAAGCTACAAATCCTGCTAGAATCCCCACTACTATTAACGTTTGGACTATCCTATCTTTCATTGTTAACCCCTTCTTTCTAATCATCTGTATATCTAACTTCAACCAATTCATTATCTTCAACGCTAATGTCTAGGTTATCTTCATATTTTTTGATGTAACGGTAGAGTGGGTGTCTAACCACACTACTCTCATCGGTTGCACCATCAAAATAATCAAAGTGCAAGGTTACCGAAATTTCGCCTTGATCGACTAAGGCAAAGTCAATGAACTTTTGGTTCAACTCATTAACCAGCTTTTGTCTACCCTTGTTTTTATCAGCCGTTTCCTTGATTTTCAAAGCTGGAACGAAAACACCAACCCTAACTAGTTCTTTAGGCTCTTTCCAGCTGACAACAAAAGTTTGCTTACCACCTACAAACGAACTTTGTGTAAAACTCATAGTAAAACCTCTTGAAATAACTTCGGCATACAATGGTTCGACAAAAGAATCTAAGTCTAGTTCGTATAAGTCGATTCTTTGTTTTCCTAAACTATAATCATCAATGCTAAACCAAAGTTTGTGATAGTTGATCTCAATTTCATATAAACCTAACTCAGAAGCTAGTTTAGCTTGATCAGTGATTTTATTAGCCAATGTTTCAACAATGAAACGACTTCTAGCCACGTCTGAATTTTTTGTAATGTCATCTAAATTAAAAATACTCATCTAATCCCTCTTTCTTATTCAGCATCTACTTCTTTAAACAACATATATTGCCCTTCAAAGTAATAACTAATGTCTCCGAGTTGACCTTCACGGTTCTTTTTAATGGATAATTTAACTACTGACCTATCGTCTTCGTCAGGTCGATACAAGAAGGCAACTACGTTACTATCCTGTTCAATTGAGCCTGATTCTCTAAGGTCAGATAACATTGGTTCTTTGACTTGCCTACTCTCTACCCCACGGTTTAATTGAGCCAAAGCCACAATCGGTATGTTATACTCGTTAGCCAGGATCTTAAGTTCTCGTGTAATCTGCCCTACTTGAATCCATCTATCCTGGCGACTGTTAACTTTAACTAAACCAATATAATCAACGATTGCTACATATTTATTAGGCTTAGACTTAGCAGCATTTTTTCTAATTACATTAACAATTCCACTAAGGTTTAAGATACGGTCATAAATTCTTAGTTTGTGGTTTCTAACCCAGTTAATTCCATCGGATATAAGCCTAGTAATTGCTAAGGTTAGTTCATTGGAAGGATTTTTCAATCTCATGCTTGATACCTTAGCCTGACGTGAAATGAAACGATTGAGCATCTCACGCTTGTTCATTTCTAGGGTAAAAAAGTCAACTTGAACTTCTGGATCTCGCTCTAAAATCTGGTAAGCAAGATTCACTGCGTAAGCTGTCTTACCAACACTTGGTCTAGCTCCGATTGTGAAAAGCATAGATCCATATAAGCCGCCAGCTAAAAGTTCATCTAACTTAGGGTAACTCTTGATACCAACTGGTTGATTAGTAGTTAGGCGAACTTTCAATTCTTCAATGGCTTCATCTAATTCACCAGTATCTTCTTCTTCATCAACTCTAGTTAGCTCTGTAATTGCGTTTGATAAATTGTCTAACTCTTGTTTAGTTTTTGAGTTTTGATAGGCTTGCATACCAAGTTCTAAGTTTCGCTCAGCGTAAGCTTTATGTATGGACTTAAGATCACTGCTTAAATTAGCGCTGGTAATAGACATGCCTTGTAGTTTAATCAAGTCAGAATATTTAATTGCACTTTTATTTTGAACTTCATTAAAAACGTTAAGCAATGAGCGTTCGTTAGGGTCTAGCGTACATAAAGCGTCTATCACACACCTTATGTTAAAGTTCTCAAACCAGTTAGGATCAACGTAGTTTGCTTCTAATAAATTAGGCTGATTTAATAGTACTGCTGCGACTCTTAGCTCTAGTTCTTTCAATCCTTTCAACCTCTTTTCTAATTATCTCGTCAGTTTTTAGCACATCTGGGTTTTCTTCAACGTAAGCTAAAATACTTCGATCGTTTTCGCTAATCTCTGGTTCATCGTTTTTCTTAGGTTTTGACTTAACCTTTTTCCTAGACTGCTTTTTAGCTTGTTTTTCTTCCCAGTCTTTAGCGTCTTGCAAGTAGTTATCAAAATGCTTAGGTATAAATAAGGTATCAGGTCTCAAATAGCGTTTCATCTTATCGTTATCCTTCCACTCATTTACCTTGAACCTAGTAATTAAGTAAAAGTCATCTTCTTTAAACCCTTCGTTTAACCTAGCTCTAATTAACTTGCGCTTATCTTCTGTATTACGGAATTTTTTACCTGTAATCTCGTTAAACCAATCAATAAACTTAGCGTAATCGAAGTTATACTTATCTTTTGAATTATTGTTTGGTTTATCTTGAGCTTTAGTCTCAGTCTTGGCCGTAGCTGAAGTTTTAACTTGATTATCTTTAGTTTCAGCTTTTGCTTCAGTTTGGACTTCAGGTTTAGCTTCAGCAGCTGGATTAACACTACTAACTGCCATAGAACTACTTAGTTTACTTAATTCTTCGTAGTTTATTCGATACCAGTTAGTCTTATCAAACTTCTTTTTGTTATGGTTCTCGATTACAAGCAAGTTTTTGTCTTTGAGTTTCTTAAACTTTCGATCTAAGCTTCGTTTTGACAACCATGGAAACTGTTTTTGCCACTCTTCCATACTGTTATAAACCCAGCTATAACCGTCAACTACATTCATATTCTTTTGCGTCCAATAGTGAATTTGCTGTAAAATTGCAGCTTCATCTAAATCACCTAAAGCTACAGCTAAAGATGGCAAAATCACTAAGGGTCGTTCATCAAAAAGTAAATTGTTCATTGCATCTAACTTCCCTCCTTTTTATGTTTACAAACAGTTGCATTTTGTATCTCTTTTCTAAAATAAGGGGTCGCACTAATCCTTATTTTAGAGCCATTAGCAAGCTTTTTTAGCCTGAGTTTACCTAACATTCCTAAATATACAATCTCACCATTTAACACACCCTTTTGGATATGCTTGTCGTAAGACTGTAGGATTGTTGCAACAATATCAGGATCAAGCCCAGTATCTTTGCTTACATCTTTGATTAGCTTTTCTCGTGATAACAGTCTTATCACCTTCGTTCTTGAAGAAATCTATAATACAATTCTATCATGAAGAGGAGCTTAAGGGTTGGAAAATTTCGTTAAAAATAGTTTACAAAAAGTATGTTAAATCAAGTGCTTAATATTTAGAGTAACTTAGCTCCAAATGTTTTTGTAGCTTAATCCATTTAGATATGTATATAAAAAGTAGCATTTTTCCATTGTATCTTATGCCATAAGTTGCTAAAATGTATTGTAGAGAAAATAATTTTGAGGTAATAAAAATGAATAAAAATGACAAGAAGTTATCAGCTTTAATTAAAAACCGCAAGCAAGCTTTTAGCCTCACAATTGGTAACCAAAAAGGTGGAGTTGGTAAAACCGCTAGTTCCGTTATCTTGGCTTACCTGTTAGCTAAAAAAGGTTTTAAAGTCTTAGTCGTTGACCTTGACCCTCAAGCTAATGCAACCAAAATGCTTATTAATACTGGTATGCGTCAAGCACAAGAACAAGGAGTTGAAAAAGACTTTAGCTTTAATAAGACCTTGCTTGATGCTATTTTAGAAAAAAACATTGACAATACAATTATCAATATTATCGACAACCTTGATATTGTGCCTTCTGATGATTCGTTTGAAGACTTTGCTCGATATGTTTATTTAAACTCTGGAGCTAAAGATGATTATAGCTTCGATCATATCTTAGAACCATTGTTTGCAGATATTAAGCCAAAGTATGATTTCATCGTTTTAGATACTCCCCCTTCTAACAAGGAAATTAGATCTAATGCGGTTGTAATGACTGACTACGTTTTAATCAGCTTACAAACTCAAGATGATTCACTAGCTGGGGCTAACCTTTATATCTCAGCTTTAGTTGACCTAAAGCAAAAATATGATTTACCTGTTGAAGTCGTTGGTGTACTCGCCACTTTAAACGATCCTAGAAACACGGTAGACAAGCTCGTGCTTAAACGTGCAATTGAACTATTTAGCGATGAAGTTGTCTTTAAGCACGTCTTACCTAATATGTCACGTATGAAACGGTTCCCTATTCAAGGGGTAGGTACATCAGATCGTTTTGACAAGTATGTTTTAGATGAATACGAAGTTGTGGCCAACGAATTGATTAGCAAGATATTATTCTACGAAGAAGGGAAAGATTAACTATGGCTGGAATCCTAGAATCAAAAATTGGTAATAACTACCAATCTAAAAAAAATAATATTGATGAAAAAATCGCTAAGTCTAAGGAAAAACAAAAGCTTATAAATACTAAAATCAGTACCAATACCCTAAGAGAAGTTAAGTTCTTGAAACAAATCTGGGGATTAAAGTTTAATTACGAAGTCCTAGATGAACTAGTAAAAAGAGTTCAACTCAGCGATGAAGAAAAGAAAAAGTACGAAATTTTAAAAGAACTATTATAAAAAAATTAAGCCACACCTAAATCAGATGTGGCTTTTTCGTTTGTCCCATGCACGCATAGATATCATCCAGATAACAATATTGTATCATTTATGGCTCCAGTCTGTCCCATGCACGCATAGATAGCGGTCTGTCCCATGTACACATGGGTAGTACAATAACGATTTCTCAACTGCAATGGCTCTTAGAGTCTATCCCATGTACGCATGGGTAGCACTGCCTAATTCTTCTAGTTCTTCTTCATTTTTTAGTCTATCCCATGTACGCATGGGTAGTACCGAATAACTTTAACTGGAAGATCCGCATCTGTAGTCTATCCCATCGTACTAGGGTTTTGAGAACTCCTAATTTTTTAGGGTTGTCAAAATTTCATTAGATACACCGTTGCCTTTGTATCAGAAAAATCTGAAATAAAGGTCTTACATGGTAATTACCAAATGCTTTAGAGTCCGCAACAGACAAACGGACTACCTATTTCTAGGCTAATTGTTCTAATCCTTTGTCTAGGATATTCTTTGCTGCGTTTATATCACGTATGTGGTAAGTGTTGCATACAGGACAAGTCCAACTCCTATCTTTTAGCGTTAGTTTATCAGTATCTTTTGTTCCCATAACATGCCCACATTTATTACATGTTTGTGTAGTATTTTTAGGGTTTATGGTAACAAAAGTTTTACCATATAATTCAGCTTTGTATTCTAACTTCTGTAGGAATATTCTCCAACCCACATCAGAAATTGACATAGCTAAAGCGTGATTTTTCAACAAATTCTTACTTCTTAGATTTTCAGCCACAACCAAATCGTGGTTCTTGATAAGTGTTATTGACATCTCGTCTAAGAATTTATTACGCTGATTACGCACTCTATTCATGAGTTTTGATACCACCATACGTTGTTTTTGATAATTTTTGCTATCACGTAAAGAACGTCCCTCTTTCTTGGCTCTGACTTGTCTACGTGATAACTTGCGTTGTGCTTTGGCTAACCTACCCTTGATTGTTCTATAAAATCTTGGGTTAGCTACAACATTGCCTTCACTTGTTGTTAAGAAGTTATCTGTGTTTAAGTCAATTCCAACTTGAGAGTTAGTTTTAGACAGTTCCTTAACAAATGGTGTATTAGAACCTAACTGCATAGAAACGTAATAGATACCAAAAGCATTCTTAGAAATAGTAGTTGTACCAATTCTAATATCGTCTTTATTATCTAGTAGCTTTCTATAAGAACCACTTACACGAATAATGCCCAGCTTAGGAATATTGATATGTTTATTGTCTACAAATCTAATTGAGCCAGTCCACATATTAACTGGTTTCTTGTTTTTATAAGTCCCACTTGTCTGATACTTTTCTTCATAAGTCTTCTTATGAAAGTTTGGTGTACCAGCATTGTGTACTTTTCTAAACATGTTCCACGCAGCTTTATATGAACGCATTGCCATATTGCGACAATAACTATCAATATAAGGGTGGTTCATATAGTAATAATGGTTTGCTAAATGGTTTTGAGCTTTCTTGCGTTGTTCTAATTCTTTAATACGATCTTGAACCATATCAATAGGTAACTTAACTTGTTTAAGTTGATATAACTCTTTATCAATTGCAACCATAGCGTTGTATACAGCCCTAGATACATCACTGTTCATCTTGATGATTTGTTTTTGCTTTGTACTAGGGTGAATACACATTTTTAAACCATAGTGATATTTCAACTCACTCATCGTTTTCATTTTCTCACCTTCTTTCTAATTAATTTTTTGAGGCTTGTTTCAACCTCTATTAGCACTAACGGAATCGAACCGCCATAAAACAACCATGTGTAGTCTTATACCTATGTCATTTAACTTAGGTTCAGAACAAAGTATGACTTAAAAGTCCCTTATTTAAAGTCTTGCACCTATGCCATTTAACCTAGGTTCAGAACGTGGCGGTAGCGAAAGCAACTCATACCAAGGTCTTGCACCTACATCAATTCAACTTAGGTTCAGAACCGTTGTTTTCTAACCTATATTTAATTGTGACATAAGCTTCTTGGGAACTCTCCATACTTGCGATGTACTATTGTTAGATTAACTAACTAACACCGTAGAGGTTAGAGATATTAACCAAGCTGAAAAGAACAAGCGCCCTCCTACTAGCACTAGTGGAATCGAACCACTATTGTAGCAACCATGCGTGCCAAATTGTATATTATTTTCAAACAAAAACATTAGTGAAACACACGTCAAACTCTGTCTTATACTATGTCTTTTTAGCTAGGTTCAGAACATATTGATTCGTACATAAAATTATAACTATGTCTTACACCTATGCCATTTAACCTAGACTAAGAACTCTAATCAAGTAGCAACTTCAACAGGTGCTGTCTTGCGCCTATGTCATTTAACCTAGGTTCAGAATATTATCTAATATACTAAGAGTGTGTCTTGTACCTATGTCATTTAACTTAGGTTCAAAACCGTTGTTTTCTAACCTATATTTAATTGTGACATAAGTTTCTTGGGAACTCTCCATACTTGCGATGTTTTACCGTTAGATTAACCAACAACACCGTAGAGGTTAGAGATATTAACCAAGCTGTCGAGAACAAGCGTCCTCCAAATTTTATTATCTAACGCTCAAATAACACTTCAAACATGAGCTTTCACTCTGCTTATAATGTGCTACCGTTTATTATGTGAACGTCCCACAAGGTCTGAGCAATAAGGAGCTACCCTATTACTTCCTCGTGCTATTTAACGACGTGGCTACTATGATAAGTACCAACTTTCAGGCGATCATTCAGAACTTTGTTTTTATTTTAATCTTAATTGTTGTATGTGGATTTTAAGTCCAAGACAACAATTACTGTCTGTAATCTTGATGCCATTGCCCTACTTGTTCTTGTTTCCGTTGTTATAGCTCAGTTTCCTAAGCGTCAAGGCAAACACTGTCTTTGGTTATTCCCATCGCATCACTTAGCTACCACACTAAGCTGCCAATGGGTTATTCCCACACCGTGAGCGTCTATTTTATCCAGTGCCAACGGTCAACAAAGCACTAACGTCACACACTTCCACATACGTACCAAACGTCCTAGCTTTTACCAGGTTTGATAGTTATTGCTAACAATCTCTCGACTTATCTAAGCTATCACTCAGACTACATCTACTACGAATTACAGGTACATATCCGACAAGATTTGACTAAAACCCTTATGCAATCGGTTATGCTTGAAGCGTTATTTGAACGGTAAATAATTTCTGATTCTGGATCCTCTATATAGCCTTACACCTATGTCATTTAACATAGGTTCAGAACAGAAAACATTCTTTTCTTTTATAGAATATTGTCTTCAACCTATGTCATTTAGCCTAGGTTCAGAACTAAAAACGATGAAAGCGATAGATGATTTTGGTCTTATACCTATGTCATTTAACTTAGATTCAGAACCCCACCACAGTTGCAAAACAAACTCAAATAGTCTTACACCTATGCCATTTTACTTAGGCTCAGAACCAATCTCGCTATTATCCAAGAATGTAATTAGTCTTACACCTATGTCATTTAACCTAGGTTCAGAACCATCATGAAAGGAGGTGAGATTGTGGCAGAGTCTTGCACCTATGCCATTTAACTTAGGTTCAGAACCGTTGTTTTCTAACCTATATTTAATTGTGACATAAGCTTCTTGGAAACTCTTCGGACTTGCAATATCTCTCTGTTAGATTAACTAACTGATACTGTAGAGGTTAAAGATATTTACCAAGCTGTCGAGAACAAGCGTCCTCCTATAACGATGGCAGGAATCGAACCTGCATCTGTTACCTTGCCTTACCGTTAGGCTACATCGCTACTTGTTTCTTCTTTAGGTGTGGTTTTATTTTTAGCTCCACACTTAGTACATGTCCACTTTTCATCTTGCGTGATAACCGTACGTTCATGCCCACATTTCTTGCAAGTATCATTCATCTTATCTAGTAAATCCAAGCCTTCATCTAAGATGTTTTTAGCTGCGTTTATGTCTTGATCATGGTGAGAATTACATACAGGACAAGTCCAATTACGATCCTTTAATTTAAGGTTGTGCTTAATGTAACCACAAGTATGGCAACGCTTTGAAGTTGGTGACCAACGATCAATAAACACAATCTTTTTATCAGCCCAGTCCATCATGTAAGTGAGCGTATCTCTAATTTCACGAAAGTTTGATCTAGTGATTGCTCTAGCACGGTATTTGTTCTTTTCCATGTCTGAAACAGCTAGGTCTTCCATAACGATTACATCATATTCATTAGCAAGCTTTGAACATGTCTTTTTAATATAGTCTTTTTTCAAGTTCTTAATACGTAAGTGTAACTTAGCAATTTTCTTTTTGTTCTTTTGGTAATTGCTACGTTCAGCTAAAGTAGGAACATGCTTTGGAATTAAGGCTTTTTTATTATCTTCTTCAATAATTGCGACCTCTTTTTTCCATTGTTCATACTTACGACTACGCTTTATGTTTTCTTTTTCAATCTTTTGTTCTAATTTTCTGATTTTGTCATATGGTAATTGATACCTTGTGCCATCTTGTAAAACAATATGACTATTACCTGTTACGTTTAAGTCAATGCCAGCTGCTAAACCAGTTCTAGGACGATCTACAGTATGTTCAGCTTGTTCAAACACAATTGACGCATACCAAGTATCGCTAGATTCATGCTTAATTGTTACTTTATACAAACGACCATCACTAGGATAATGGTTAGCAATTTCAATTAAGCCTAACTTAAACTTCTTTAATTTACCTACTCTAAGGTAATTTCCATCTTCGCTTATACCACAAACTTGAGCGCCTGAAGTATAGCTTCCGTTATTGTCAACGTCCATCGTTGTTTTAAATCTAGGAATACCAAAGTGTCTAGGGTTTTTCAAATGGTTGCTCATCGCTGTTTTTAAAGTACGTAAAGTGTAACTATACATACTAGTGTCAGCATCTTTCAAAGTCCAACCACTTTTAAATACAGTTTCATCAGCATCGTAAATTGCCTTAGTTGATAATTCACGTACACCTTTGAACAAATCACGTTGTTCTTCCCATGACATTCTTTCAATACGTTTGTAAACTTCTTTGCTTTGTTTATTTTTAGGTAAAGCTTGAACTTCATCTAATTCACTAACTGGCTTATAAACTTCAGCTAGTAACGCATTCCACATTTTGATGTTAGCAAACATATTAAACGTTAAGTATGCTTGTTGTTCTTTAGTAGGATAAATTCTAATTCTACGACTTTCTAAAACTTTTTCTTCCATTTTTTCCAACTCCTTTTTTGAGTTAACATGTAATTTACGCATAGTCTTTTGGCTGACTACACCTAACGCTAACCCTTCCACAATGGACGTCTTTATTTGTGCCATCAGCACTTTTTGGGAACTCTTCAACAAAGAAATGCAATTAGCAACACTTTGTTTGCGAAGATGTTTACCAAACTGTGAAGAGCAAGCACCCTCCAATAACGATGGTAGGAATCGAACCTACGTCGCCTCGCTTTGCTCTACCATTGAGCTACATCGTTGTTTTGACTTTAATTAAGCCCATGATTTCATTCTTACACCTATGTCAATTCAACTAGGTTCAGAACATTTGATTGCACTATCGAACTCATCACGTCGTCTTACACCTATGTCAATTCAACTAGGTTCAGAACTATCCTAAGAGTAATTGGAGTCCACTCGAAGTCTTACACCTATGTCAATTTAACTAGGTTCAGAACGGATCTCCCAAGCGAAGGAATCGAAGGCACGTCTTGCGCCTATGTCAATTTAACTAGGCTCAGAACCATTGTTTTCTAACCTATATTTAATTGTGACATAAGCTTCTTGGGAACTCCCCATGCTTGCGATGCCTTACTGTTAGTTTAACCAACAACACCGTAGAGGCTAGAGATATTAGCCAAGCTGTCGAGAACAAGCGTCCTCCTATTAGCATTAGCGGAGTCGAACCACTATTAAAGTAACCGTACATGCCAACCTACAATAAACATAAAGGAGATGCAGGCTAAATTCCTGCGATAGACACAATGTACGCAGGGGTTAAGAAGAAACCCCCTATTAGCACTGGTAGAATCGAACCACCATTAAGCAACCATACGTGCCAACCTTGAGTAAATCATTCAGTACAATCACACCGCCGCCACGAACCCTAGATGGCGGCAGTCTTACACCTATGTCAATTCAACTAGGTTCAGAACCCTAACCTATATTTAATTGTGACACAAGTTTCTTGGGAACTCTTCTTACTTACAATGTTGCTAACTAAGTAATCTAAGTTGCAACACTGTAGAGGCTAAAAATATTAACCAAGCTGTCGAGAACAAGCGTCCTCCTATTAGCACTAGTGGAATCGAACCACTACAAGATAACCGTATGTACTAGCCTCATAAGTAACTTTATAGAAAAGGAGTTTGTTACATAACCACTCATACATGGGAGTATTATTACACTCCCTATTAGCATAGCTAGAATCGAACTAACTTTTATTCCAAAATGCTTATATTTGCTAAGTTATGATAAGTCTTACACCTATGTCAATTCAACTAGGCTCAGAACCTCGTCTAAGGCTTTTTAATTGTTCTTCTGGTCTTACACCTATGTCATTTAACCTAGGTTCAGAACTGAAAGGAGATGATTAAATTGAGCAATATAGTCTTACACCTATGTCAATTCAACTAGGTTCAGAACCTACTTTGAAATCACTACATCATAACCACGGTCTTACACCTATGTCAATTCAACTAGGTTCAGAACCCTTGACTAATAGTGATAAACGTATCAGATGTCTTACACCTATGTCAATTCAACTAGGTTCAGAACCGTTATTTTCTAACCTATATTTAATTGTGACATAAGTTTCTTGGGAACTCTTCTTACTTGCAATGGCGCTAACTAAGTAATTTTAATTGCGACACTGTAGAGGCTAAAGATATTAACCAAGCTGTCGAGAACAAGCGTCCTCCAATAGCGATGGCAGGAGTCGAACCCACTTGATTGCTCTACCGTTGAGCTACACCGCTACACCAAAATGTACATAACGAATAAAGATAAAGTTAAGATTATAAGGGTTGTGCTAATGCTTACAGGAACGATAGAGGCTTACATGTAGTTTACTGATGTCCCTGTAGGCTTAACCCTTTGCCTTACGTTTATTATGATACACTATCTCGCACCCTAAGTCAAATGTTTTTGTATACTTTTTTAAAATAAAATTCAAAAAAGTTGAAAAATAAAAAAAGCCACAAGCCTAGGTAACCCTAAGTGTAGCTTTCTTTTACACAGCAAAACAAACATTAAGGAGCCTTAACTGTTTTTCGCTAGTTTTATTCTAGCATAAACATTAGTGTTTTCCCAGCGGTTGTAGCTGAGTTAATAACGTTCTTTCAATTGCTCGTTAGCAAACTCTATAATAGCTTGTATATCTTCTTTTGTAGCAACTCTTAGAAAACTCTTTGCCGTACTTCTTTTGCTTAGGTATCGCTTATGCTCTCGGTTTTGCTCGTTCCATTTTCTGTTATAAGCTACTTGCTTTTTTATTTTATCATTAGTTTCTTTTGCCATTTTGTAACGCTTCTTTCAATTGTTTTTCTTTACTTTTGAGTCTATGCCATGTATTATTGTATATGAAAAGAGAGCAAACAGTTGCGACCTGCTTGCCCTCAAGCGTGAATGTTTAAGACTATTGTGGTGTATAAGCTGGTTACGATTATTTAAAATCGTGATTAGCTTTTTTTATAAACTAGGTAACCCTAGATGCAGCTTTCTTTTATTGTATGTGATATAATGTATTTGCAGCATTACATATGACTGACTTAAAAACTCCACCCAATCATGAGTGGAGTTCTTTTATTTTTTGGCAAAGACTAACGATAACGTAGTTTTTGCCGTTTTTCTTATCTTTGATACACCTTTCCATTAATCTTTATATGCCTATCGTCCACAAGCTTTACCTTATCGCCTTTATTAACCTTTTTCCAAATGTTTTCAGGCACGAAGATTACTTTGTCACCAACTTTGATCCAACGTCTAGGCTTACCTTGATTGTCAGTTGGAATGTTTGCTGGTGCAACGTTGTTTCTATTTTGGCTATTAAGCAAGATCCAGTAAGGAATCCAATAGTAGTAACTACTGTAGATGCTGTTTGCAGAACGTCCTGGGTAGTTTCTTGCATAATAGTTAGACCATCTGCTGTAACTAGATCTTTGATTACTGTCAGTCAAACTCTTATACTCACTCATGCTGCCAATGCTTCTACGAACGTTACTACCAGCCTGCAATCCATTTTTCGATCCAGTGCTTGTTATAGGCGATGTCCTAACTGGAGAAGTTGGCCCTTTATTAATGTTAGCCTTAGGTGATGTACGTGGAGTAGTCCGTGCGCTTATTCGTGGTGACGTTCTTCTAGGACTAACTCTCGGTGTTGATCTAACCGTTACGTGTGGGGTTGTAGCACGTGATGTACTTACTGCTTGACCGTTAGCTGGGAGCAAGCTCAAAGTTAAGCCACAAACAACGAGGCTCAATAAAAGTTTTCTATTCACCTTTGTCACTCACTTTCCCACTAATGTTAGTATCTTGCAAATTGTACATCTGGCTATAAGGTGAACGATGAATGTACCAGCCATTATCAGTTTTAACAACATATGGTGTATCTAGGTCTGCCTGGATAACTTCAGCAAACTTGTCGCCAAAAGTTTCAGTAGAAACGTTCTTATAAGCTATTTTCCCATGCGAATAATAACCAATAGTATAAGTTATCGCTATCGTGGGTTGTACGGCTTTCAAAAAATGCTAACTTATACACCTTACTATGAGTATTTTCTTTCTTGGCTTTCTGATAACTCAAGCGAGAACTAGCAATGGTATCAGGGTCACTGTTAGCAGAAACTCCACTATCCAAACAACCAGTTAGCGTAACCCCAGCCATCATTGTAATCCCAGCAACTAACAACTTCTTGTATAAACTCATATTCAGTCCTTCTTTTCTACTTTTCTTCCTGCATTTTAGCAACTTTTGCTTCAGCTTCTTCGATGGAATTAGCATTGACTATAATGTTCCCATGCACTTTTCCGTCTACCACGTCGATTTGGTACCAACCCATATTTCTTCACTCCTTCCAAGCCGTTTTCAAAGTATTTAAAGCGTTCGTAATAGCTTAAGTATCGGCTCTTTTTAACTTCTAAATTCCTAGGGTTAACTTTTAGTTTAGCTACCCAATCACCCTTACGTTGATAGTTGCTACAGATGAGTATGTTCTCTTGTGGATCGTCATCTTTAACGTAAGGCATACCTACTTGTTCAATCGTGATGTCTTTTAAACCAAACTTAGTAGCGTAGAATCCATGTTCAATTCGGCCACGATAAGTGCCAACCATCGCTGTGAAATGAATTGTATCGCCAACTGAGATATAAATAGTTTGATCATCGCTATTTTCAAAGTTAGTAATATCAGAAAACCTAATCCATAAATGAGTGGCTAGTTTCCTGAACATATCAACTCTAGTTGCACCTTGAGTGTACTTGTATTCACTGAAATAAGATTGTTCAACTAACAGTTGACTATTCCATGGATCCTCAGGGTCGATTTTAATGTCAGATACGATTGCAAATACGTCTAATTTAGTGTTGACGTAATCTTGTAAAACAAAGCGACTAGAGCTTTTTTCAGGCTTTGTTTGTAGTAAGAGTGCAGCTGTAGCTATTCTAGCTTGATTAGCGTTTTGTTTAACTTCCTTGTAACCACTTAGGATAAAGCCAAACGGTGAATGATGTTTATCAGCCGTTGGAATTTTAGGTACAGTTTGTTTTTGCTCTTGTTTTTTGTTTTTCTTTAAGCGTTTAGCATACTTCTTTTTATCCATAATTCATCAACCCCTTTTGATTAATTTTTATTACAAACGGACGTAAAACCTATGATTTTAGTCGTGGAATATAAGCTCTAGTTTGCCTAAACAAACTAAATATTTTCCATTTTCTTTTCCAACATTCCATTTACATGATATAAGCTAATTACATTTTTAACTGTGCCATATTTACCGTTTTGGAAAACAATGCCCTTTCCTCTACTATTAACTCCTTTGACTCTTTCAATCCTGTTAGTTCTGGTATTTAACACAACATCATGTGGTCTTAATTGATAATGACCTCTTCTAATCGAAACACGACCCTTTTTAACTTTTTCTTTTCTAAATTGTCTTAAATTGTCATAATTAAGCTCTTGGGATCGTCTAGTTCTCCCTGAACTTAACTCTTTACCAGCTTTTTGTTTACCATCGCGACAATCAATATACTTAGCGTCATAAAACAACTGTAATATACGATTATTATTCCTTAACTTTTGTCTCGAATAAACATTGTTTGTTCTAAGGGTTGTATCAGTTCCACCAGCAATCACAAAAGCGTCATTTAAGTGAGATTTTTCAATCTTATACTTTTGTCTTAGGTTAGCGGTTAGATAACCTTGAGTTGTCGTATATTCATCAAAATAATTGCTTAATCTTGTTGCTAAAATGCTCATAAAATAAGCTCCACGATAATCAATCGTCTTTTGCCGATTTTGTCTTAATTTAGCTAAGACACCATTATTGTGATTAGCTTGATTATGGTTAATATCTGACAATAAAACTAAGTTATCTGGCTGATTAGAACCACCATCTTTTCGCTGCACTAAGTGATGAACTCTTAATTGACTAGCTGGATATTGTTTACCATCTAAAGCATCACGATAGTTATCTCTAGCTAGTAGATAATCCTTAATCGTCTTAAAACCATACATCTTACCTTTTTGATACTGCCAGGCTTTAATATTTGGATTAGCTAGTTTTTGATTATCAAATGGTGTAACTTCAACGACTAAATTAGTAATGGGTAAAAACGTATATAAACGTTTGATTTCTTTAATTGTAAAATCTAATCTGTGTTGAATACTAGGAGCTAACCAGCCGTCTTTACGTCTACGATTATCAAATCTAGCTTGACGGTATCTTAAATGTCCTCTTCGAGTACGTCTTAATTCTCTTCGACTAGTAATTCGATCTTTTTCTGACTTTCTTAAGCTTTCTGACGCATAATATTCACGTTGGTTTCCAACAACAGATAATCCTAAGTGAAAACCAGCATCTACTCCTAAAGTTAAATTTTGTGTATTTGTAGTAACAGGTCTGACAAATTGGATAGTCTTACGACTATTTCCGAACCATCTTGCTTGACCTGTTTTTAACCAACGACGCACCATGCCTAATCTTGAAGTTGGCATGAGTGGTGTGCCGTTGGAGTCTACTACATAGATATAATTAAATTTTTTGATTTCTGACATCATGCCAACTCCTTTCAATAATTGTAATTCGCACCTAACATAAAGTTGGTACGTGTGTACCCTTCGCCAATGTTATAGGTTGGTTTAATGTTAATTACACTGAGCCTGAACTCAACTCTGTTTAATAATTAACCGTAGAGTCTAAGACTAGGGTGGCATCTTAGAGTACCTATCTATTCAACCCTAACGTAGTTACTTAAAACTTAGGCTAATCAACCAGCTTGCATTTCTACAAGCCACCTACTTTAGTCGGTGGTTCTGTTGACCTACTTTGCCAAATAGTCTTTTACGCTGTCACTAGCAGCTTGGTCTAACTTACGTCTGTGATATAGTCGATTACCCATGCACCAAGGACAAGTTCCATGGTTACGGCAAGTTTGGTCTACAGCTTTTGAGCCGTAATAAGGTTTGCGATGTTCTTTTCCATGTTTGATTGCTTTTTCTAAGCCCATATAAATCACCTCTTTTTGACAACACTAACCTAAGCCACAGCGTATTGAGGTTTAGTTCCAAAGCTAGTTAAGCTATTGACTTCAATTAGTTCATCTTGAGCTAATTCAAAGTTGTCAGACAAGTATGTCTTAATGCTATTAGCGATGTTGTTACGAATGTAAGAATACATAAAGCTTTCAGTGTTTCTAACCTTTTCTTGACCTTTGTAAATAATTTCAGTCATTCTAATTAATGCAGACTCTAAGCCTTTGATTAACAAGCTGTTAGTTTCAAATCTTGTAGCTTCTTGACTTGCAGGATTGTATAACCAATTAGAACTAGACAATAACTTATTAGTTACTTGGCTTTTAGCTTTAAAGATAGTATTAACAATAAACTTAGCTTGTTTGTAATCACCTTGAGCTAAGATTTTAACTCTACCCCATACAGCAGGAGTTAAAACGTTAGATATTCTGTTTTTCAAAGCTAACATAGCTGTTCTATTAACGTTGTAGTCTACCTTTGAGTCGATAGAAGAAGGAGATGGTTGATTGCTAACTTTTTGTAAGTTAGGATCTGATTCATATGTTTCATTTGTATTATTATATATATCTCTCTTAGAGTCTTTCTCACTTATAGGATTATTTTTCATGCCTGTAGCTGAATTATCTTCACTCACGTACTGGTCAATTATTCTAACAAGGTCTTCATTAACGTTATTACTATCGTTGATACTATTACTTTTATCAGTACTTTGAACCTTTTTTTGAACACTCGCTTGTGGTTCATGCACGTAGATTTTATAATGCTTTAAACCAAGTCTTTTTACGCTAATTAAACCATGGTTAACTAACTCTTTACGTAACTTAGATACAGTTCTGCTAGTTGTACGTACTTTTTCAGCTGCTTCTTCATTAGTGAAGATAATGTATGGATTACCTTTTTCATCAACAAAATCTTTATTACCTTTTTTAGCACTATTGATAGAGCAAGTTAAACGTCTTGCATAAAATGAATACAGTAAGATTGATAAACCACTTAAGTCCTTGTATTTTTCATCTTCAATTAATGTATCTGATACTTTTGTGAATGTTCCTTCAACGTTGGTTTTAGTCATAATAAAATTTCCTTTCTAGTATTCGTCCTCGTCTTCGTCATCATCTTCATCAAATAAGTCATGAATGCCTAAGTTATCGAGCAGTAAGCTTACGATTAAGATTTTTACATCTTCGTGTAATGGTTCAAACAAAGATGTGATAACCTTAATAGCTGTTTCAGAGCCTAGTTGACCCTCCATCATAGTTCTTTCATCTTTTCTAAGTACCATCAAAGTTTCGTTATAACCTGCGTCTTGCAGTAATTTAGTAGTTTCATCAGCAATTTTTTTAATTTCGCTTGAACTCATCTATAAGCCTTCTTTCTTAGTCTATATTTTCTTGGTATGGATCGTATTTCCAAATATAAGTCCAACGATCGTCTATCCATTCTCGTTTACTTAAAATCGTGCCTTGGTTATCAAGCATGGTGTACTTCCAGTGCAAACCGTCGCTTTCTTGCCAAACAAACGCTAACCAAATAATGTCTTGCTTGTTTGACATACGTAAGATGTAAGTTTCAAACGTGTTCATTGGTGTACGGTTTAGCCAACTGTCAAAATCAATAAGTAAACCCTTGTGTCTTTCAATGCCTGTAATCTGCGATGAAATTAAGTGTGTTCTATCAACGTGATTAGGACTTAGGCTACCTGTAATCTTAGAGTTAGGATTTTCTGAATTTAAGTCAGCAACAATGTAAGACTCATGCTTAACTCTTTGACTTTTAGTAGCACTTTTTTCAATTGCAGGAAAATGTCCCCTCGTATTTTTGCCATTTCTTTGTCGCCAAGCTTCTCTAAACTTTTCTTCACTGTCGATACCGTTAGCAATCAAGTCTAAATAATCTCGGTTATAAGCAAAGCCAGTATTTTGTTTTACGTACACACAAGCAACGTGATGTGTTGGTGTGTGTTGCCACAAAACCGTGTTAGGATCTACTTGATTAATGTATTTTAAAGCCTTAGATAAGCTAAAAATATTGGCACTGGTTACTTCATAAACATCAGTGCCGCCATTGTTAACATTATCTAAAATCGTATTAAACTTTTTTATTGCATAATCTCGAGTAATGATTTTAACCACCTCCTTGATATAATCATTTAGTCTTAGCTTATGCTTTCAACTAGGATCAGAACCTATATCCAATTGTGACATAAGCTTCCTGGGAACTCTTTGTACTTGCAATGCCGCTAACTAAGTAATCTAAATTGTAGCACTGTAGAGGTTGAAGATATTAACCAAGCTGAAAAGAACAAGCGTCCTTCAAATAGCGATGGCAGGAGTCGAACCTGTATCTCATGCCTTGCTCTACCGTTGAGCTACATCGCTACGCTTACACTTTTTATTTTAGGGAGGAAAAAGTGTAGCCCCATACACATTCCGATTAGTTGGCTCGCCCTTGTTTTTCAACAAGGACAATTGGCACTGGTAGGATCGAACTACCATTAAGCAACCGTGCGTGCCAACCGTGAATTAATGTTATGATTTATTTAGGGCTTATTTTTGCCCTATTGGCAAACAAGGAGTCGAACCTTGACGTCACAACCGTGTTACCAACTGTATTTCCAAAGGTGAACTAACGAAATACAAGGAACTGTCTTGCAAACACCCACTCTTGTCAGATGTACAGTCTTAGTTTGTTTAACAGTTCGTTTTGACTTTTTTCATGGCCCTGTACAGGAGGCAAAGCCCAGCACCAAAAACAACATAAGGTAGGTAGTTAGGATTAACCTTAACCTATTGGCACTAGCAGAGTCGAACCGCTATGAAAGCAACCGTGCGTGCCAACTTATTGAGAGAAAAAACTTTAAAGGAAAGATATTTTTGTTGTCCCACTAGGGTTATTTTCGCCTTCGTTTTACCAAAGGCAATTAGCACCAGTGGAGTCGAACCACTGTAAAAGCAACCGTACGTGCCAACCAAATCATAAATATTAAATCAAGGAGTTATGTTAGTTAGAGTAATTTTTTTATTACTCTAAAGAGAAAAAGTTTTGAGTTTGTAGCTTAATGCTACAATTGGCACTAACAGAATCGAACTGTTACAAGACAACCATGCGTGCCAGCCGATAAGTAACTTTTAAAAAAGGAGTAATATACAACCATCTTAGGGTTTATTCAAGCCCTATTGGTGTTAGCGGAATCGAACCGATATACAGCAACCATGCACACCAACCAATATTTTAAGAGTTTATATAATAAGGCATTTAAGCCTAAATAAGAGGAAATAGTTTTAGGGTTGTTACACCCTATTGGTAGCCAAGGAATCGAACCTTGATACAACCACTCTACCAACCTATAAGTAATAGTTTAAGTGCAAGTGTGAATGCCACTGTGAAGCTTGTCAGTGGCAATAAGCATAGCTAGAGTCGAACTAGCTTTTATTCCAAAATGCTTGTTAGATAAACCTGTGATATGTCTTATCTTATGTTTGTTTTAGCTAAGTTCAGAACATAACTCTCTACACAGTATTCTGTCTTATACTTACGTCATTTTAACTAGGTTCAAAATGTCAAGAAATATATATATCCTATGTCAACTGCCCCAGTCTAAAGACATGGAGCTTGTAACTCACGACCTTACGGTCAGTGGTAATAACGCAACTTCGTTGCTCCCACACTATACATGGCTACATCATTGGGTGGTTGACAACACCCACTTAACTAACACGTTTACGCATTAGTTGTTAATTCAAATTTAGGTTGTTCTTGTCCACTAATATACTGAGTTCCAAGTAATTGGATATTCATTGATATGGTGGTCTTTTACCTATAATAATTCAATTAGGATCAGAACCTATATTTAATTGTGACACAAGCTTCTTGGGAACTTTCCATGCTTGCGATGTTTTACCGTTAGATTAACCAACGTTACACCGTAGAGGCTAGAAATATTTACCAAGCTGTCAAGAACAAGCGTCCTCCAATTAGCACTAACGGAATTGAACCGTTATTACAGCAACCATGCGTGCCAACTCAATAATTACTATAGAAAGGTTTTACTATGGCAAAACACTAGCATTACCATCTTTTAGGGTTTATCCAACCCTATTGGCACTAGCGGAGTCGAACCGCTATGAAAGTAACCGTACGTGCCAGCCGTAAGTCGAATCGAATATATAAAGGAGTAAAGAGATGCGAGTATTCGCAATCTTTTAGGGTCTGTTTCAACCCTATTGGCAGCCAAGGACTTGAACCTTGATGCAACCATTCTGCCAACCAATTTAATTAATTCAATAAAATAAAGGAGAATAGGGTCTATGGCAACCCTATTGGCACTGGTAGAATCGAACCACCATAAAAGCAACCATGCGTGCCACACCCAGTTAGTAAGTAACATATAATAAAAGGAGCGATGCAAACAATGTTTGCAGCCTAGAGCTAAGCTTAACCTAGCTCTAATTAGCAGGTAGGGAATCGAACCCTAGCTTAAGCAACCATGCCTGCTAGAAGATGACTAAAATGGTAAGTCATCGTTACTGATAAAATCATCTTTTGGTTTATTGTCAGTATAGTTATCTAAAAAGCTTGAATAATCTTCTTTTTTTGTTTCATTTTCTGTAGCTGTAGAATTAGTATCAACTACTGGTTGATCGTTTAGAACTGATACAATCTTGCTCCAGTCTTCTGGTTGACCTAAGAATTTAGTTAATGTTTTGTTATCAACTACTCCTAAATTGCCTAATCTTTTAATTGTATTTGCTTTTACCACATTATGAGCAAGTAGTTTAGCTAACATTTGATCGTTTTCTTCAATTTCATTTTTATAATCAGCAATCAAATCAAGAATTTTCTTAGCTTTAACATTCATTCTCTCTTTTTTTTCTTCTGATAATTCTTTCAATGAAAATTTAGGAATAAAAGATCCACCGTTGGAATTAGGTGCAAAGTATTGTTCATCACTGTTTGAAGTAAATTCTTCAACCTTTAATAACTTACCTTTAATAAGTTCAGGTGCATTTCTAAAATCAAGATGTAATTGATTTAATAATCCAAAATACTTTTTGGGTGTAAGTTCTAAATAAGCTAAAACAATATTATTATTGACTTTAGAAAAACTGGCTAAGTCTTCGTCTGTATTAATTAGTTTGTTATCTTTTTTAGTTAACAAACCAAAAATTCTACGTCGTTCTTTAACCTCTTCATTAGGGAAATTTTCCTTAAAGTTGTTACTACCACCTGGGTAAATACCTAAACTAGAACTTGTGCGTCCTTGAGCAGTATCTTTGTAGCGGTATAAATCATATACACCTAGCAAAGATGGATTTGAAGAAATTCCTTTATCGCTTTTAGCAACTTTAGTCATAAATAATGGAATAAATTCATACGATTTAGCTTGAAGCATTTGTCCACGTTCTTTGTTATTTTCAGGAAATTGGATAGTTAACATACCTGATTGCCCATTATGGCGAAGATTTAAAATATCTACACCATTAGGTCTTAAAGGCACTCCTGTTCGTGTTCCTTCATCTACATTTACCATTAAAGAGTCTAGTGTGTTCATAATAAAGTCCTCCAAATTTTATATTAAATTGTTTAAAAAGTTTTTGTAGGCTTGAAATAAAGTGATTTAAATTGCAATTCTATAATAACACATTTCCTTATCTACGGTTATAATAATACACCTATTTTTCATTAAAAGCAATACTTTTAATGAACTTTTTTAAAACAAATTAGTATACTTTTTATGCAATGAAAATTCCCTTCCTATATAAAAGTTAACAAAAAGTTCTTATTTTTATTAACTCTAAAATAAATTAAAAAGCCTATATCTTCGCTGTTATAGGGTTTATGTTGTAATTTAATTGCATCAAAATTACGTTTATTATAATTATGGTATTTTTTATTAACTTTTATTATTTACAAATGTATATAAAAATGTTAGTATTACATTGTAAATTTCTTTGGCACACATTCTACAACTAAATTAGTAGAAGGGTAGGCCTAATCTTTTAATAAAGGAAGGTATAATAAATTATGACTCAAAAGAAAAATCAACCAACAAACTTTTTTGCATTAGATATTGGTAACAAGCAAAGCAAACTTAAAAATAGTAAAGACAGTTATGTATTTCCATCATCTTTAATTAATCAAAGAGATGTAGCATCAGTTTTTTCAACATCTAAACCAGACGGTGTAATCGACTTATCTTTAAATGGTGATACACAAAAATATTACTGGGGAGCTGGCATCTTAAATTACTCTCAAGATAAGATCCAAGACTCACTTGGTTTTGAAGGTAGATACCAACGTAATATCTATCGCTTGTTAAACGAATTTGCTTTAGCCTTTTTAGCAAAGGATTATATTGAAAGTGAATTAACAGCTGTATCAGTTATCGCAGGTGTTCCTACAGGCGATTATAATAAAGAAACAGTTGATGAAATTAAGAGCATCTTTTTAGAAAAAGACGGACAAGACTTTAAGCCACGTAGACATTTAGTTACGGTTGACGGCAAAGAAATAATTGTACGTGTGGTTCAAGTTTTGGTAGTACCACAGCCAATTGGAACATTCTATGATGTTGTTTTAAACGATGAATTAAAACCTAATAGTAACAATGTAGCTTTAAATCGTGTTGGTATTATTGACGTTGGTGGTGGAACATTATTGTTAGATCAAATTATCAACGCTAATTTAGACCGTCAAGCACGCTTGCAACTACCAACTGGAGCAGATACTTTATACAATTCAGTTAAGTCTTTGATTGAACTTGAATTAGGCATCAGTCCTGACGTGCATAAAATTGAAGCAATGGTAAGAGATGGATTAGAACGTGGTTTTGATAATGCTAAGTTTGTCTATAAGCAATCAGCTAATAACATCTTTGATATTACAGAGTTAGTTTTAGGTGAAATCGACCACTATACTTCAAATGTAATTGACAAGGTTTATGGTGCATTTAAAAATATTGCTGAAATTGATACCTTATTAGTTACTGGTGGCACATCTAACATCTTAAATCACGATATGTTTGAAAAAGCTTTTGCTAAACAAGCTGCCGTAGTGTTTGTTGATAATGCTGAATATGCTAACGTTAACGGTTTTTTGAAGTATGACAAATACCTTAATAGTAACATGTAGCATAATAGCTTAAGCTACTAAGACACTAATGTTAGAATATACGAATATACTAAGGCATAAGTAAACAAATAGCTTTATGTTTTAGTTAACGAAAGGGTGTGAGGTGATTGCCTGAGAAAAGAAAAGTTGGTCGTCCAGCTAAGAAAAACAAAAAGACTAAGCGTTTAGTAACTTTGATTGATCCGATCGAAGACGCTGATATTGTTGCTTTGTTGATTAAAGAAAAGAACAGAGGCGAAAACACATCTAATATCGTGCGTAGAGCCTTACGCTTTTACGCACATCAAGAGTTCTTAAATCAACATGAATACTTTGTTGAAAGACAAGCTAATTTAAACAATAATATGATTGCTAAAGATACAAGTGGATATAGCAATATAGATACTAGTGAACAAGAGAATAAATCTACTAGTGAATTTGTAGCTAAAGATACAAATAGCGCAAATAATAAACCAAAGCCAAAAATTACTAAAATTAAAGCAGAAAACAATGATGATAATGTCTTGGATATATTAAACCAAGGATTCAAGCCTCTCTAATGTTTTCTTTCACTTTGCCACTGGTAGTTAATGCTACTGGTGGCTTTGTTAGTTTAGATATTTATATATTTGTAGCTTAGTATCTTAGTTGATAAATAACTTAAGATATACATGGCAAAAACAATCAAGAAAAAGGAAGTGATAAAGTGAAAAAAGCAATTCATCTAACGTCAAAAGAACGTCAAATCTACTTAGCCTTATTATCGCCAGAACAACGTAAAACACTGAATGAATACCGTAAATATAAGTATAATTCAGAAGTTCTAACAGAGTTCAGTCAAAGTGGTGGCGACTGGAAGTTCCTAGAAATGCAAATCAACTATAATTACGATCCATCGCACCCACAAGACTCAACATTAAAATGTAGTTGTGGCAAAGGTGTTAAGTACCTGTATTATTGTCAGTCTAACATCACTAGTGAGGTCTTAGGTTTTGGTAGCGAACATCTCAAACAAGAAGCAGGCATCAGTAACGCTGTAGTTAGAGAAATTCTTAACGGTCAACATAGAATAGATCGAGGGTTAGACGAAATCCTGTATTGGTACGCTAGAGGTTATACTTTTCCTAAGTTGATGTACGAGTTTGTCCAAGAGTTTGCTTATGATTGTGAAGTTGACGAATATTTCAAGGCTAAGGATCTAAAATTTCTAGCAGCGTTTGAAGAGCAAAATCTACCTATATACAACCGTGATTACAAGAAGTTAGAAAAGCTAGTTCAAGACGTAAACTCACGTAAAAGCAGCGAAGAATATGAACGCAAGCTTGAAGAAGAAGAAAAACTTAGAAAAGAACGTGAGGAAAAAGAACGTCAAGAAAGGAAAAAACGTGAGCAAGAAGAGGCTGAAAGAAGAGCTGAAGAAGAACGTAAAGCAAGGATTGAAAAAGCTAAAAAAGAAGCTGAAATCAAAAGACTTAAAGAAAAGTTCAAGTACTATTTAGATGAGCAAGCTAACTGGGAAGAAAAGCATCAAACAAAGCTAGAAGAAAAAGCTAATCAAATTGATAGTTCCAAACGAAAACAAACTCTACGCAAAGACTTTTCAGGGCTTGCTAATAAACGAAAAGAAGTCACACGTAGAGCTAGACTATTGTTTGACAAGTTGTTTGATGAAGAAACAAGTGAAATGTATGCTTTAGATCCAGATAATTACGGCTTAATCCTTGTTTTGTATGGAATCTTAGGGCAAGGTAAAACTAAAGCTAACGAAAGCGTCAATATCGCTAATGTGGCCGTAGGTTTTGTCACACGCTTAGCTAAGAAGTTTGAGTACCCAGTCGAGCAAACAGATCAAGAGTTGTACCAACTTTATGACAAGCTTGTTGGTATTTTGTTGTCTAAGGGTGTACTCAGAAGGCAAGGCAATAGGGTCGTGTATGGTGTAAATATACGGTAGAATAATATCCAAGTATACAAGTAGCTTAATATCTTAGTACATTATAGATATAAATATCTTAGTAGCTTATTTTCTACGAAAAATACACGATGTCGATAAGCTTTGTTATATCAGCGATATTTTATTTTCTCTGAAAAATACATTTCAATTTTTTATGTATTTTAGATATAAGTATACAAGTAGCTTAATATCTTAGTATCTTAAGACATAAAAATACAGTTAGAAAGGACGTGGTTATTTGGCTTATGAATTATACGGTTATCAAAAAGAAATAATCTATAAGGTTTGGCATGAGTTTGCTCATGGAAAAAAGGCAGTTATGGTTGTTTCCCCAGCTGGTTCAGGTAAATCAGTGATTATTTCTGATATTATCAAAACATTAACTGACGAGAAAAAATATGTTTATTTTATGGTTCATCGGAAGGAATTAGTCGAGCAAATACGAGCTGACTTAATTGCATCTGATGTTAACATGGATTACGTAACGGTAACATCAGTAATTAAGCTTAAAAACAGGTTAGGTAAGTTGCCAGACCCTTATATGATTGTAACCGATGAAACACATCATTCTAAGGCTAACTCCTACATGGAAATATATAAATATTATGATAAAGCGTTAAGATTAGGTTTTACCGCAACTCCAGTCAGACTTAGTGGCGAAGGCTTTAAAGACGTATATGATACGATGGTTGAGGGTAAGAGCGTCAAATGGTTGATCGAAAACCACTATCTAGCTCCATTCAAGTATTACTCATTGTCGGTTTTAAATAGAAAGAAGCTTAAGAAAAATCGTGGTGAATACACGAATAAATCAATTTCATCAGCCTTAGATCAAGCCGATATTTTTGGCAAAGTAGTTGATACTTACCTTGATAAAGCTAAGGGTCAACAGGCTATTTTATATGCTCATAGCGTCGAGTTTTCCAAAAAGTATGCTAAGGAGTTCCAAGAAGCTGGCATTAGCGCTATTCATGTTGATAGCGAAACTCCAGCCGAAGAACGAGAAAGAATTATGACTGGGTTCAAAAACAAGGAATACCAGATTTTGTGCAACGTTGACCTAGTGTCAGAAGGGTTCAATGTTCCAGACTGTAACACGGTTATTCTCATGCGTCCAACTGAGTCGCTAACAGTGTTTATTCAACAATCCATGCGAGGTATGCGATACCGTCCTAATAAACAGTCAATTATTATAGATCATGTCGGTAACTACTTAAAGCATGGTTTGCCTACAACTGAGCATTTCTGGTCGTTAGAGAAAAGCAAAGACGAAGGTCAAGTCGAAAGCTGTTGTTGTAAAATCTGCAAAGGAGTTTTTGAAAACTGGTTAACCAAAAAAGAAGATGGCATTGAGTATCGTGTTTGTCCTAACTGCGGTCATAGATTCATGGTATTTGAAAAAGAAGTAGAACCAAACACAGATAAAGTTGAAGACAAAGACGCTAAATTAGAAGAAATAACAGCAGAGGATCAAGAGTATTTGGAACTTAGAAAACTGGCTAATTCCAGTGTTAATTTCAAATGGAATATCAAACGCATTGTGGCAATCTTTGTTGCAAAGCATAAATTAAGCTTAATGGAAGGGGAAGTTCCAAAAATAAAATCACCTATCTATTTTGCAATAAGAAAGTTCTTAGAAATAAACGATTTGGAAACCTTGAATAAAGGCTGGTTATTCAACCAGTTAAAAGAAATATCAAACCATTATAATGATGAATACAAGGTTAATTACAATTTTTTGGTGCAATACACAGAAAAGTTGATTCCAGAGTACCTTAACAAGCAAAGACAAGCTAAAAGAAGATACGGTTATCGCTGTTAATATCTAAGTATCTAAATGTATAAGTGTCTTAAGATACTTATATACTAAGTCATTAATAAATGTAGTCGCAAAGCTATAAATAACGTAAGCCATAACGCTATATTTTGTTTTAATTATTTATTTTATATCAAACTATGTTATATGATATAATTTATAGTATGAAAGCAAATGAAGTAATGAAATTATTACAAATTAGTCGTTCCACTTTACTAAGATGGCGAAAAGATGGCATTTTAAAAGCTACTAAATTGCCTTCTGGGCAATATGATTGGGACGCTAATTCTGTTTTTAAAATATTAAATAAAGGTGAAATTCGTGGTGTTTATTTATATGCTAGAGTAGTCTACACCTAAACAAAAACAAGACCTTGAAAACCAAATTGAAAACCTGCAAAGTTTTGCGATGAAAAATGGTTATCAAGTTAAAGGTCTATACAAAGATATAGCTAGTGGAATTTCTTTTGAAAGAAGAAAGGAGTTTTTTGAATTATTAGACCTTGTAATTGGTGGTAAAGTATCAAAGGTTATTATCACCTACAAGGATAGATTAAGTCGTGTTGGTTTCGATCTGTTTAAATACTTATTTTCCAAGTATCATACCGAGATAATTGTGATGTCAGAATTAACCGATAAAAAGGCAGACCAACAAGAAATATTTGAAGAAATCATTAGCTTGTTGCACGCATTTTCAATGAGAATGTACTCGAGTAGAAGAAAGAAAATTAAAGAAGCTTTGGAAGATAAGGAGGTGAACAAGGATGGTTAAAAAGCAAAAATCAAAGAAGAAAGTCATAAAAACTTTTAAAGAAGTAAGAGCAGAGAAAACGGAAGTTCAATATGAGTATTTGGTGGAAAAGCATATTATTAAATCTAATGATGCACGTTATGCTATTTTAGATAAATACGCTCATCTATCCAATAATGTCTACAACCAAGCTCTATATCGTTTTAGACAGGCTTTCTTTAAGGGTAAGTGGCTGAGTTACGAAAAACTAGACAAATCATTTAAACAATCTTTTAATCAAAAGGACTGTATGCTGTATCGTTCTATGAAAAGTGTACATTTAGCTCAACAAATTTTAAAGTTAGTCAATCAAAATATGACTTCTTGGAATAAAGCTCGTAAAGCATATTTAAAGGCACCGCAAAAGTTCACTGGCAAGCCTAAAATACCCAAATATAAACCCAAAGGCGGTAAAAATATTGTTATCGTAGATAACCAAACTGCTAAATTAAGAGCTAATGGAATTGTAGAAATACCAGTGATGGATAGCTTGAAAATTAAGTTACAACACAAAGAAACTAATAAAATTCAACAAGTTAGAGTCATTCCTAAAAATAATACTTTTGTAATTGAAATAGTTTATAAAACTAACAAGGTTATTGACTACAAAGAAGATAATGGACGCTATTTAACGATTGACCCAGGACTTGATAATGCCTTTACGTTGGCATCTAATGTTAAAGGATTTAAACCTGTCATTATTAATGGACGTCCTTTAAAGTCAGTCAATCAATACTATAACAAGCAAAAAGCTAGATTAACTAGAATTTATGACTTGTCAAAACAAAATCGTAATACTAAACGTTTAAATAAACTTGATTTTTATCGTAATCAAAAAATGTTAAAATTCGCTCATGAAGCAAGCAAACGCATTGTTGAGATAGCGTTAAGCCATGAGTTAAACACGATTGTTATTGGTAAAAATAAAGGACAAAAACGTTCTAGTAATATGGGAAAACGAATAAACCAAAACTTTATTGGAATTCCACATCAAAAAATGATTGAGATGATTGAATATAAAGCTAATTTAGCAGGGATAGTCGTAATTCAAGCTAACGAAGCTTATACAAGTCAAACTTCATTTTTAGATAATGAAATACCAATTAACCAAAATGGTGATAAAGCTCGTAAACGTAAAGGGTTAAGTCCTGTCAAAAGACGCGTTAAACGTGGTTTATTTAAATCAAATAAAGGTATCTTAATTAACGCTGATGTTAATGGAGCGTTACAGATATTAAGAAAAGTAGTACCAAATGCTTTTGCTGACGGTATAGATGGAATCGGATTAGTTCCAGTTAAGCTAAACTTAAATTTCTAATTTAGGAAGCTTACGAACAATTTTTGAAACAAAACATGACTGCCAAACGAGTTGTAAAGTTGTCCACGAGAGTTTTTAGAATTAATTCTAAAAGTTTGTTGACTGGTTAATTCTATTAGGTTGAGTGAAGTGTCTTTTTAATTAGTATCATTTGATATGATTTATTTAAAAAGACTAGAAAATTATTAATCTAAAGAACCAAATAGGCGAACACAAAGTCAATTCTTTTTGTTAACAAAGAATTGACTTTTATACTACTTTAATAACAAATTAAGGTATTATATAAGTATATAGAAAGTAGGTGATTTTATTGTCAACTTTAGATAATTTAGCTAATGCAAGTTACGAACGCAGACAACAACGTATTATGAAGTTGCGCCGAGATTTCAATGATATGAAGTATATAACGGTTGACAGTGTGGTTAAACTAACTGGTTACACCGAAGCTACTGTTATTAAGTGGGCAAAGGACGGCAATATACCATTGTTAATTGACAATGGAACAACGGTTGTGCCAGTTACAGATGAAAATCGCCCTACCTGGATGGGGGGATCTTAAATGAAAAAACTTCCAGACATCATGTTAACCATGGGTATTGTTTCTTTGATATTCTTTGGTGGCTATTACATCTATTCTGCCAACCTTTTTAATAGCACTCAAGCTGTAGCTAGTTCCAGCCATAAGCCTTTAGTTGTATCAGACTCTGAGATAACAAATAACCACATCGAAGACATTAAGCAAAACGTCGTTAAAAACGATCAAGAAGGTTTAAACAGGGTTGGTACAGTAGCTATTCCAGACTTAGGAATTTTACTTCCTATATACAATAAACCTTATGATGAACAGGCTTTGTTAGTAGGTGCGCAACAGCTAGAAGCTAAGGGTAAAGATGCCGATCGAGCAGGCATAGGTCAAGGTAATTTCTTACTTGTAGCTCACAATTATACTGACGGTAAGAAGATGTTTAGCCCACTCCAACAAAACGTAGGGCTTAACGCTCCTTATTTAGTTAATCGACACGCACAAGACAACCATTGGTTAGACGGTAAAAAGATCTATTTAGCCAATGATAAAGGTTTATATGAATATACAATTGACGTTCAGCATACAATTCCTGAATACAAAACAGATATTCAAAACAACACTGATAAACCTGAAATTAACGTGATTACTTGCCTTGAGCCTGACGATAGTTGGAGAATTGATACTCACGGTAATTTAAGTCAAAAATGGAGCTGGAATCAAGCACCTAGCGACATTGTTAATTACTTTAACTTAAGCAAGCAACAATTCAATAAGTAAGGAAGTGATTTGTGTGAAAGTCAAAAAAGATAAGCAGGAACGTTTAAACCTTGTTAAAAAGATTGCTAGAAACACCTTTTGGGGATTGATGGTAACGCTGGTTATAACTTTGATGATGGTAGTTGTTGCTACTATTACTCAACCTAAATACTTACCAGTAATGTCTAACAATATTTTTGAGTTGAAGTATGTTGCTGACTGGGTATTTTTGATGGGCATTGTTTTACTTATTGTTTTAGGCGGATTTATTTTGTATAAGACCGTAAATAAGCAAAGCAGATGGAACTTTATTTTTAGTAACCTAGCTTTAATAATGACGTCAAGTGGTTTAGGCTTTATAATTTTGTCTTTTCTTTTACCTAGAAATACTAAACTTACAGTAAAAACTGTTAGTCAAGCTGTTAAATTGGTTAACATTAGCTATTTTCTTACTTTTATTATTATCGCAATTACTACCATACTTGCGGTTCATATAAGTAGAAAATACATTGATAAAAACAATTGGTACTTATACTTTACGTTGCTACCATATATCATTTGGGCAGGTTGGACGTATCAACAATACCAACATTGGCAAAATTTCTTGGCAACTAGGAATTTTAATATTGAAAAATTAACAGCTATGTTTATCTATTATCAATCGCACATGACAAAGATAGACATGAATTTGATGTTTGAAGGCTATAAGAGTTGTGCTTTTATAGCTTTACTAGCTTTTATTTATCTATTAACAGTAGGAGGGGTATATCTTGTTTTTAAAGTCAAAGAAAAAGTCCAAAGAAAAGCCTAAAAAAGAAAAGAAGAAAAAGAAAGTAGATAAAGTAGATAAAGTTGATAAGGTTAATGAAAAAGTAGCTGAAAAAGAGCATACTTTTGCTGATGTAAAGATGTATCGAATTATGCCTTTGATAGCATTAGTAGGTTTTATAATCATGGCTTTTAGTTTTGGTACTATTATAAAAAATAATCATGATTATAAAGTTATGTTGTCAAGAATAACCATGAAAAAGGGTACAAACCTACCATTATTCCAAGGTGGGTCTAAGGGTAATTTAACGGTTGGAAATGTTATTGTTTCTAAAGATAAAAAGCATTTAGCTGCTGAAATTAAATACGATGATACAGCTCATCAACAACTATCAGCTTTTGGTAAGAAATACAAATTGTATATTGTTACTAGCAAAGGTTATCGTATTGAAAACTTATCTGCTAAATACGGATTTTTCGGTACTGATGGTAATGGTGTTTTAACGGTAGCTAGTAAGGTGCCATTTCCTGATGAAGCATTTGTTGTAATGTTGTACGATAAAGGACAATTAATTTCAACTCAAGATATTCAAGCACAAGCTGTACAAGATGATACGTTAGATAAATCAATCACTAAACAATTAGCTGGTGCAAGTTCTTCAAGTACAATAGATCCAAGCAGTAATTCTAATTCAGATACACGTCCACCAGTTTATTATGTACGGTTAAATCCAGTTTCATCTAAACATGTAGACTACAACTGGGGTGATAATGAACGTAAGCTAGTTGATAATTTATTTATAAAGCAAAACATTGCTAAATATAAAAAACAAGTTAAAGATGCTAATAAAAAAATTAAGTTAGCACAAAATACACTAAATGAATATAACAAGCGTTTAAAAGAAAACCCAGAAGATGATACAGCTCAAAGTGGAAAAGAACAAATTGAACAATCAATTGATAGTCTAAAGCATCAAGCACAAGTAGCTACTAAAAACTATAAGCGTATGGAAGCTTACCGAATTAAAAAAGATGCTTTAGGTGAAGAACAAACTAACTTCAAGCGTTTAACAACTAATAATATGCAAGCTTTTAGTGGTTCAACTAATTAATAATAGAAAGGATATGATGATGTTGACAAAAACAGAACTTTTACTAGCGGTAACTAAATACTGTGAACAATATCCTGAAACATCGCTAGAAAGTATTATCAAAGATGTTTCAGACGTTTATCATGAAGTTCAAGCTAAAACAATTAACCCTTACGATCCTGAAGAACTGACAGGGCTTGATTTAGATAGGGCTGATAGTTATGAAAGTGATATCTCCAAGAATGCTCTTGATGGAACTAATAATGACGATGCTTTATAGGAAGGGGGTGCTTTTGTTTTAATGTTAGGTTTAGAAAATAAACTAAAATTAGTTATACCAGAAGAAATAGCTAAAGAGTATAACTATTCTTTAGAAGAAATTCAAACTAATGATAAAGAAATTTTAGGCTACGACAAGCAAATCAGTGATTTAAACGCAGTCTTATATAACCCTAAAGCACCAACTGGAATGTTGCTAGGTATGCAAGGTTCAGGTAAAACTTCTCTAGTTAGATACTGGGTTAAGACACGAGCTAAAACTTCTATTCCATTAATTGTAGTACAGCTTGATATTGAACGTTTAGGCGAACTTGGATCAGACGTTATGGTTTCAAGAATGCGTAAGCTTTTAACTAACATGCAAATAATCAAGAATGCTACTCAAGAAGCAAACCCTGGAATTAACTTTCAGATGGCTTTGTTTATAGATGAAATTCATAAGTTAAACAACTATGGTGAAGCTACTAAAGGAATTGGTGAGAAGGCTGGTTCTAGTGGTGCGATGAATGCTTTTAAAGAAGAAACAGCTGAAGGTGTATTTCCAGTAATTGCTGCAACAACTGATTATGAATATCGCATTAATATCAAGCCTGACGGAGCGTTTGATAGACGTTTTGCTAAGATTTATATCACACAACCAGCTAAGTCAATTGTATTTAAAATCTTAAAGACTAGCTTAAATACTTGGTTGAATGCAGGTAAGTTTATACCAGAAATATCAGATAAGACGCTAAGTGATTTAATTGATTACACTAACGCTTATATCTACAATCAGGCTAACCCTGGTAAATCACTTGATATTTTAGCTTCGGCTGTAGGGTTATGTACTAATAGACACTTAGAAAATCCTAATGATGGCTGGGAGATTACGCACGAAGTCTTAGAACAAGTCTTTTTAGCTAATGGTTTTAGGATTGGTTCATATGATGAACGAGATATTAACCTAGTTATTCCTCCAGATATTCAGAAGAATTATAACGACTCTTTATCTAAGATGGAAAAGGGTAAGAATACCTTGATAGGTTATAAAGAAGAGATTATTAAACTTGATTCAACCATGTATCGACCAGAAAAACCGTCTGCCTTACTTTTAGGTAAGCAAGGTATTGGTAAAACAGCTTTGGTTGAACAATGGATTTACAATCGTTCACTGACAACAATGCCAGTAGTGGTTGTAGAGTTAAACGTTGAAAAATTAGGGACTTTAAATGAAAATGATATGATTTCTAAGATGAAAGACCTACTTCCAACTTTAAACGAAATAAAAAAAGCAACTATTGAAGCCAATCCAGATAAAAAATTTCAGATGGTTTTATTCATAGATGAAATTCATAAGTTGTATAATTATGGTAAGCCAGATAGCGATAAAGCTGGTTCTTCGGCAGCAATGAACGCTTTAAAAGAAGGGCTTGCTAGAGCTAAGTTTCCATTGATTGGAGCTACAACTGACTATGAATACCGTGATTATATCGTTAATGATGCTGCTTTTGATAGACGTTTAGGTAAAGTTATTATGACTCCGCCTAGCTTAGATACAACTGTTAAGATCTTACGTAGACGTGTTGATTCATGGGAAGGTAAGTTAGATTTTGTTCCAGAATGTTCAGACGATATTTTACGTGAAATTGTAAAATACGCTGATGCCTTCATTCAAAACCAAGTTAACCCAGACAAATCTTTAACAATTTTAGATAGTTGTGTAGGAATTGCTAGAAGGGTGCATGTTTTAGATGAAAATAAAGGTAATAAAATTACACACGAAATTGTAAGACAAGCGTTTTTGGCTGAAGATTATGAGATTGACACAGACGTTCCTCCAGAACATATCATTAAAGTTGTTAATGAGTCTGTTTTAGGTCAACCATTAGCCTTATACCAACTAGCTGATGTTGTTAATACTGCTTTTTATTCCGAACGTAATTTCAAACGACCTTTATTTACAGCCTTCTTTGTAGGTTCAACTGGGGTAGGTAAATCAGAAACAGCTAAGGCTTTAGCTCAAGCATTTTACGGACGTAGAGATGCAATTTTAACACTTAACGGTGGTGATTACGCAACTCCAGAAAGTTCAATTAAGGCTCAACGTTTTATTGCGGCTCAAATGACAGTAAATAAGCGTCAAGTCATCTTACTAGATGAAATTGAAAAGTCACATAAATCGGTGATGGATATGTATATGCGAATGATTGATGAAGGTATCGTTGTAGATAAATATGGCAATCAACGTTCTTTGAACTCTACTGTTATTATTGCTACATCTAACTTAGGAGCTGATATCTTTAGTGACTTATCGGAAGTTATGCACTTAAATCAACAAGCAAACCCTAATAAGTTAGATCCACGACTAGAAGAAGCGTGGTGGAGAAGAGAATCGTCAGTACGTAAGGCTTTACAAAACGGAGATGCTGGTTTAAACAATGGTATTAAACCTGAATTTTTGGAAAGATTTAGTCTATTTGTACCATTCTTGCCATTAGCTAGAAAAACTATGGCTATGATTGCAAGAATGCAATTAGAAAAGTTTAAGCAAAACATGACTCACGCTAGATATGGAATAGATATTATGTTACCTAAGAAAATGAGTCATGAATGGTGGCAAAATCAAATGTCATTTGTTGATACTCCTTATGGTAACGATGATGCAATTTCAGTAATGATTGCTGAAGACTTAGTCGGAAGTGAAGCAAAAACTTCAGGGGCAAGATCCATTACACGTTATATTGATGGTTCAATTAAAACTAAAGTTACACGTTTATTAGCACAAAGATTAAGGCATAATCAACCAATTGATGGAGCATTTAAGCTTGAAGCTAAAAATGCCAGCTTTACAACTAATACTGGTGATAGACCAACGGTTGAAGTAAGCTATATTCCTGTTGAGAAATTATAAGCTTAAAGAGTTGTATTTTATATTACTTTATTAACGAAAATGGAGGCGATTTTCTTGGATTATGTAAAAAGTGTTAGGCCTTCTCTTAAAAAACAAAGCTTACTTAAGTTTTTAAAAAGTAAATTTGTTGTTTTAGGTGTTTTGCTCCTAACAATCTTTGGTAGCTTTGGTATGTTGTCACAAACTACCAAAGCTGATGATAGTGATAACATCGCTACAGTTTATCAATACTTCCTATTAAAAAACCGTTCGTCAACAAGTAAACAAAGCTTTACGGATAAAATGATGAAAGGCATTTTAGGACAAACGGATAAAAGTGGTATTTTAGGTTCTGGTGGGGCTAGTGGTACTTTTGGTTATCAAGAATTAATTGATAACTCTAAAGATAAAACACAAGCCAAGCGTTTTTCAGAGTTGATGGCAACTTTATCCTACTATAATTATATTTCTACACAAGGTAATGGTTTTGCTTTACTTTTATCGTATGTAGGTAGATTTTTTGTAGGTTTAATTTTAACTATACTAGGAGCAGTCATGGATATTATGATTAACTCTTGGTATTTGATTATTAATTTCTTGGCTAAATGGAATGTATTTAATCTAATTGGTGGAACGTTAGCCAAAAGTAAAACTTCAACAGAAATTGTTCAAGCTTTAGGATTAAATGCTGATTCTGTACAATGGTTTATTACTACCTTTCTGGTATTAGGTGTAACAACTTTAGTTGCAACTTTTGCTTTTGCTGTTATGAAACGTGGCATGAAAGATGCAGATTACTCAAAAGTTAAAGGTAGAATTATAGGTTTGTTGTTAGTTCCTATTTCAATGATGGCTGGCTTTGAACTATTATCAGATATTACAAGCTATACCAGCAAAGACGATGCAGGTAATACACCTTTTGCTAGTTATCTAATGGACGTTAAAACTTGGGCAGAAAAGTACAATTTTGACTTAACTGTAGCTAATGTTAAAACGGACGGTAAGACTAAAGGTTTTGTTATGACGAAGTACAACCCATATTCAGGGTTTAATCCTGTTACAGGACAAAGTGCTTCTGACTCATTAACACAAACTATTTTCCATTCATCGGATATGTCTAAAGGATTGTTTCCAAATACTAATTTAGCGATTGATTATTTGTCGAGTAAAGTATTTGATGGATATAGTTACATTAGTTATTTACAAGGTGAACAATCTAAAAAAGATGGAGCCTATGGTTCGATTTCATCTTTAATTGATTCTAAGGGTGGTAAATGGATTTATGATTTTGATAAGCCTTATTCATCAACAGGTATTAAACTAGACGATGATTATTTAAAGCAAAATCCAATGAGTAAAGCAAAAGATGATTACGTAGGTAAGATTGACGATGAAGAAAAGAATGTTAAATCACTTGCCTCAATTTGGACTGACCGTTACATCTACGGTTATAAAAATGAAGGTTCTAAAATTGAAGACTACTATAAGGAAGGCCCTTCAGGAGAACAAATCTCGGCTGCATACGGACGTAACGATAAAGCTGATGGTACAGCTTTAAGTGTTCCTTCCATGTTTTATGTTTTAAATACACATTGGAATGAACAAGGTGGAACGTTCTCAATTGCTTCACCACCTACAGGAGCATTTAAAGACATCGCAAAATTTGCTGATGACCGAGCTATTTATTATGATGTTTCTATGGTTGGTGTACCATTCTTTAGCGTTTGCGGTTTAATTGCTATTCCGTTGTTTACAGTATTGGTATTTGTCGCTGCTATTGAAGCATTTTTAGCAATGGGTGTACTAGATATGAACATTCGCCCACTTAGAGCCTGGATGCTGGCTATTATCAAAGGTGATTATGAATACTCAGTTGCTGTTTTAGTTTACGGATTAGGTCTTGTAGGTTCAATTATTATGGCTACAGTTGTACCTAATATGTTAATTAAATTCTTTACTGGTTCTTTAAGTGGAATATTTAGTCGTTTAAGTAATTCTGCCGATAATGGTTCGATGTCAGGTGGAATTGGGCTATTCTTTACAGCATTCTTAGCAATTATATTTTGGGTTGCTTACGTCAAGAATGCTTCTGGTATAAGAGATAAATTAACTGGCTTTATTATGCTACCTTGGACATGGGCTTCTTCTACAGGTCAATCATTAGAAGATCAAGCTAACGGTGGAGCAAAAGGTCTTATCGGTAAAGGTGCTGCTTTACGTAATCAAAAACGTGAACGAGCTGCACAAAGAAATAGAAATATGATGGACACTGCTGAAACTTGGGCTGCTGGTGGTGGCATGAAGAAGACTAGATTTGGAAGAAAGCTTGATGATTTAACTGGTAATCGTATTAGTGGAGCGCAAGGAAAGCTTAGTCGAGCTGCATTATTAGCTCAACATGCGATGGGTAATTATGCAGAGGGTGTAACTGGTGACGATACACATACAGCTGGTGAAAACAACTTAGAACGTATCAAACGTTTAGGTTTAGCTCAACGTCAAGCTCAAAAACTTGCTCAATTATCACGTAATGCTAAAAACGGTAAGTTAGGTGTTGATGATAAGGCTAGTGAGCAAATTGATGATAAGATCAAAAACAAGATTCACCCTAACGATCTATCTAACTTAGAAAATGGCGATGCTTTAGCTAATGCGTATAATCAAATTGGTAAAGCTGATGAAAAGATTAACAAAGATGACGATCGTATCAAAGATCTTAAAAAGAAAATTGCATTCCAAGATGATATTGCTACTAACCCTAACAGTGATCCTAAAACAGTTGAAAAAGCATTTGCTAAGAAACGTAAACTCATGCAAGAACTTGATAAAGTACAACAAGATAAGAAAGAACATCAAAATCAAAAAGCAAATCTTCAACAAATTGCTGATGAAACTGCTGGTAAGATTAAGTTTAACGATAATGTTGAAGGCTTGAGTAAAGCTGATACTAAATATCGTCAAGATCTTAACAAAGAAGTTGATCGTATCAATGCTAAACAAGCTGATATTGATAAGAGTAGGGCTGTTCTTAATGAAGGATTGGAAGATCCTAATATTAGCGATGCAAACAAGGCTAAGTTAAGAGAACAACTTCAAGACTTAGACAAACAACAAGAAGTGTTAGATAATGCTAAAGCTATTCATACTAAGAAGGCTAAAACTTATGCAAGTAGCTCTATCAAACGTGCTGCAAAGATGAATGATCCAGCTAAAGTTAGAGCAAGTATGCAAAAACTTGCTCAACAAGCTACGAACCAACTTAATGAATTTGTTGATAATCCTGATGAAAAGAAAGTTAAAGTCATTGCAGAAGACTTTAGAAACCTTAAAGCACAAATGCAACGTTATAACATTACTCCAGAAGAAATTGGCTTTAACCCAGACGAGGCTTTGGTTGACTTAGAGCAAAATAGTAGTAACTTGCCAGATAGTGTATTTGATGAAAATGCCTTAGCTATTGATGAAAACGGCTTGACTGATTATGCTGCTGATTACGGACGTAGAAATATGATTCGTAGAAAGGGTAGCATTGATTCAAATCCAACTCCAGACGGTTCAACTTTAGGCGATGTTATGAAGAGTAAGGTAAGCTTTGAAACTAAAGCTCCAAAAGAATTTAACAATGCTGATAAGTTAGCTCAACAAGTTCAACAAATGAGAAAAGCAACTCCTAAGTCAGGTAATGGAATTGGTGGATCTGATGGCAAGACAATTATTCAAAATAACCCTGCCAATAATGGTGAAACAAAGGTAGTTCAAGATACTGTTAGTGGAGGAAACAATCCTTCTCAAACAGTAGTTCAAGGACAAAACAACCCAGAACAAACTATCCTTAGACGTAATGCTAACAACGGTGAAACAAAGGTAGTTCAAGATGTAGTTAGTGGTGGGAACAATCCTACGCAAACAAGTACAAGGACAATAATGTAACGTCCTATGCCTTATAAGGAATAGGACGTTACATTATTGTCCTTGTACTCGGACGCTCTCCCTCGCTCCCTTATGTCTATATATTTATTTATATTTTTGATGATTTTGTTCTCTTTGTCCTTTTATTCGGACACTTATATTATTTTATATATTTTATATTCTTTTTGTTTTTGTCCTTTTGTTAGGACACTTATATTATTTTATATATTTATGTACATGGTTATTTTTGTATACCTTTTTTGAAATAAATTTGTTTATATTTTTTATGGCTTTGTGGAGTTGTAGCAAAGTAGCTTTTTATCTTTTGAATCTAAAATGATCTGAATAAGTTGGATAAATGTTACTTAGGCAAGCAATAGAGGGATATTAGTTTACAAATGTGTTATAGGAACTTAAAAAGGCAACTTCGGAAAAGCCCTGAACTTTAGTTGCATCAAGGGTTTTAGCCTCTAAGTTACCTTTGTTATATATATTTGTAATTATCATGAAAGCCTAAACGGCCCATAACGACAAAATGGCGCAATCCATTACGACAAAATGGCGCAACCTATACCATAGACTACCAGAGATTAACTATATAGTGTCTCGGTACTAAGTTAGTTTTGATACGAAATAATAGTCTTTGCTATGTAGTCTATGACTGTTATTTAGTTCTTTATTTTTTTTTTTTTGAAAACTAAAAATAGTTATTCTCTTACTTAGTTTTTATGATTTAGAGATCTGTTATGCAACTAAGTTAGTTTTGATTGCTATGTTAGTTAAGCAAGTTTTATTTGCTTTAGCTGCTATGTTAGATATACAAGTTATTTTGGCTTTGATTGCTATATAGCTATGCAAGTTATTTTGGTTTTTCGCTTTTTTGTATTTTGGTTTTGATTGCTAAGTTAGTATGCTCAACTAGGTTAGTGTGTTTGGCTATGTTAGATATACAAGTTATTTGAGTTTGAGATTGCTTGTTAGCAATGCAAATAGTTTTTATAGTGATGATCTTTGAAAAGTGGTAGTTAACTGCATAGATTTTGCTCTGTTTAGTTATATTTGCGATAAAGGGGATAGTGTTTAATTGCAGCATTAGTGTTCCTAGCCCAATGTTTTCCTGAACCACAATGAGTCTATAAGGCAATAGAGGTGAATACATTCAGTTATTCGCTATCATAGTGGTTGAAAACCAAGTAATGTGTGCCGCCGCCGCCCCGCCCGCCGAGTGACACCCTGTCATAATTAGGGTAAAGAAAAAGTAGCCTAACCACGCAGACTAGAGTGGGGCTACTTTCTTGTTTTAAGCGAAGGTAGGCTAGTTGTACGACCTTTTTTAGGACTCCAGACACGTTTGTCACGTTCCCCTTGACCGCCAAATTGCCACCAAGCAGTTTTTATCCAGTTTTCAAGGTTATTACTAGCACGTTCAAATTCCGAGTAAGCATTGTTAAAGGCGACAACCTGTTTGTCAGTAGCACTTATAAGCCTTTCAGTTTTAACTTTGAATTGCATGATGTATCTCAGTCCTCTAATGCTGTTTCTTTGTCCTTGTCCGACTTGGTTAGCAAGGTCTAAGAGTTGTGTTACTTTCCTGTTGAAGTCAGCACTCAAAGCAACTGTTTCTGTTTCTAACTCTATGTCAGGTAGGTTGAACTGACTAGCTATTTCATTGATTCGATCCGTGTTTTCAGAAGTCCTGTTGTATGCTCCAGATGAAAAGTGATTTAATTCAGCTAAAACATCTTCAGGTATTCCGTCCTCAACGTCATGAACATCAACATCTCTAATATCAGGGTAAGTACTGATTAAAAGTGGCTCAATGTCTTTAGCTTTCCTAACTCTTTTAGTTGTTTTGTGGAGTTTAAAGGGAAGTGGGTTAAGGTATCTACTTTCCAGTTCGGCTAACTTGCTATCGCCTTTTTTTAGGGGTTCATTAGCAAGGTAAGCCTGATAAGCCTCTTCGGAGTAATCAAGGCTGCCAAACATTAGAACCATGCCTAAAGCCCTTTTGAAATCAGCAAAACTAACTTTTTCGTAGCTCATGTAACTCCTGTTTTCAAGGTCATGTAGCTTGTAGTTAAGTCGGCTTAGCCATCTTTGATACTGGGCGTATGCGTCAGCAGTAGCCACTACATTAAGTTGATTTCTAGTAGTTTGAGCTTTATATAAAGTCAGCCCAACTCTGTTATTCAAAACACTAACTATGTTATCGACACGTTCTTTGAGCTGTTGATTTAAAGCTAGTTTATCTTCGTCAACTACTTGAACCACCTCAAAACTCTTGTCTTTTTTAGCGATCCACTCTTGAGTTTCAGTGTAGTTACGCAAAAGGTTGCTTTTATAGTAATCGACTTCTTCTAACAAGACTTCAGCAGCCTCAGGACTAACTTTTGATGCAAGTTCTTCAAGCCTGGACTTGCTATTTTCAGCTTGTTGCATTAACTGAGTTAGCGTGTTTAAAGTCCGTTTTGCTGTTTGCTTACTGTCAACTTGGATTCCGATAGCTAATACATCGTTTAGTTTTTCCGTGTATCTGTTTAAAGCAAGTTCATAAGTCTGTTTTTCGATGCTATGGAGTCGGCTTTCTTCTTGTTTTTGCAAAGCCATTTTAACGTTGATTCTCCAAGCTCTAATCTTGTTTGTATTTTTCTTGTGAGTATTCTTTTCAGCGTGTGCCTCTTGAGCCATCGCCTTGACTTCTTTAATCAAAGCAAGTTCTTCTTCAATTTGTTGAGTTATTTTGTAACCAGAACCATCTGCCATTTTTATCCACCACCTTTAAGTTTAATTCGACACTAGAATGTGCCTGAGAGCCAAAATTTTGCACGTAGAGCAATTTTAAGTCTTTTTGAGTATAATTATACCCTTTTAGTCTAAACGATCTTAAAAGAGCTTATATTAAATTTTAAGGGTATATATTAAATAGCTTCTCTTATTTGCTACCTAAGAGCTACGTAGAACGATTTTAAGACTATTTTAGTGTAATTATATCCGTCAGCATCTAAACGTCCTTAGAAGAGCTGTGAGAGCCTCAAAAAACTATCTAAGATATTTCAGATTGCTCGAAGAGCAATTCCTTGTTCTAACTCTTAGAAACATCGCTAGACCTATCTTTCTTCAAACTCCAAAGTCAACTTTCCTAACTTCCAAAAACCAACTTCTGTTTTTCCTGTACCAAAATGTCGCAACGAAGATCAAAAACCAGTTTTTTCTGTTTTATTCCTGAACCCTGTGAGCCACAAGAGTTTGAGCCTTGTTTCTGTTCTTTATAACTGAGCAAAAACTAGCTTAAAAAGCACGCTAGAAACGTTGTTATGCCAAAGCAAAACACACTTTTGCAATTAACTTTTGTTTTTTCTGAGTCAAAACGGAACTTCTAAAAGTCAAAAAGTTAGTTTTACATATGCTTCTCTGAACCCTGTGAGCCACAAGGGGTTACACCTTGTTTCTTGTTTACATGTTCTTTTTGAAACAAACAAGCGATAAACGTTGTTATATCAAGCTTTATTGAACCTTAGATTAACTCATAAAAAGCAAGAACTATTTCAGACTTGTCAAAAACTAAGTTTGCATACGAACCACTTCAAAGCCTTGAGAACCAATGGAGGAAGGGTTATTTTTACTTTACATGTTCTTTTCTTCTTTTTCTCCATAAAAATCGCTGTAACCTTTGGTACAACTAGCTTTTACAAGTCGTGCCATTTTGGCAAAAGGCAAGCTCGATTCCAAAGCCAAAAAATCAGTTAATTTTGACTTGCTTTTAAGTCAATTTTATTTCTTGAAGAAATATTTACCCTAATTTTTGACTAACATATTTTATAGTTTTTATTACTCGAAGAAATAATAGCTTGTTTTAAGTTCACCTAAGATTCCATGCAAGCAGCTTGGATCATACATACAAAAACATCATTTCAACTCTAAAATCATCACTGATTTTAACAACTAGACAAGCTAAAAACCCTTATCTTATCAGTAATTATATCACATTTGCATAAAAGTATGCTAGATTGAAAGTTGTGATAGTAGTGATAAGCATCTAAAAAAGCTATAAATAAACTAAGATATTAAGCTACTTTTATATTTATCTTCAAATGACTAAATATCATTAGCTATAAATTTACCATGAAAGTTGATTCTATGATTTACATAAAACCAGATGTATTTGGTTATATATAATTATTTACATGTTAAATATCAACGGTTTATGTTTACATTTGTAGCTATATTTCATCATTGCATCTTCTGCATTTATTTTTAAGCTTAATTATCTACTGCAATTTAACGTTACTTTTACCATATTATTTTGCATCGCTATATAAGCTATTAAAACTGTCCTCTACTGTCGTTTAATGTTTTATGTCTGATTATATCTACACAATATTAAAAGCCTATCTGAGCGTTAAAAACAACGTAAATAAGGTCAATAAAAAAGCCAGTATTAATAAAAATACTAGCCAAAGCAATCGTTATTATTAACTTTGTATTAAATTGTTTAAATATCACATCAAGCCTTATTTTATCTTAATTTTAATTGCATATAAATTATGATTGCTTGTCAGATTCAACTTTTTGCTACTGAGCTTTAATTGTCATTTTAAATTGTCATTTTTGCTATTTCATTATTAAACTATACCTTTTTATTTAAATAAAGTTTACCTTAACAGTTGCAATAGCTTTAATCTTGTATCTAATCTAAGTTAATTTGAGTTTTTAGTATCAGCTAAAGATACAAAATTGTTATAATATTCTACCCCACAAACCATTTAAAGTATGCTTGAATATAATTATACCCCTTGAGTTAAAACAAGCTCTAAAGGGCAAAATAACGCTTATAATGAGGTGAGATTTTTACCTTGAATTTAGTACTCAAATATATCAATCGAATTAAACGTAAATTTAACCAACAACCTTTGTTTTGGCAAGCTATGGAAGAAACATTAATCTTCTTTCCAATAAGTTTGCTGCTATTAGTTGCTTTATATTCTGTAATACAAGTTACAGCTTTACTTTACACCGAGGGCTTTTATACTAACTTTCATAGCCTTAGCAATAACCTTAGACTGAGCCTTTGCTTTTGCTTTGTTTTAGTTCTTTATCTAGCCTTTGCTTACCTGATCTTTAAGCATCGCAACAGATTCAAACATCTTAACTTCGTTCAATTTAAGCAAGCTAAAACTTACCTTAAACTCATCGCCTACCAAGTCCTCATTCTTTTAGGTAACGTTACAATCATGCACCTATTTAAGATGTCTGGTACAACTAAAAACGAGCAATTCCTTGATACCTTATTTAAATCTAACGACTTTCGTTTGGCTTACCTTGCTATCATAACCATCTTAATTGCTCCTGTGATTGAGGAACTGATTTTTAGACTCTTTATCTTTAGCTTTTTTAATCGGCTATCACGTAAGTTGCTAAACAACGTAAGTAATACTAAACTAAAGCATCACTTAAACCTTACAATAACCGTTTGTGTGTACCTGTTGTCGTCTGGTCTTTTCTCTTTATCGCACGAACCTACTAACCTACCTTCATTTTTGATCTACTTTTTTATGGGTCTGGTCTTGGCTTATAACTACAATCAAGGTGGAGTTACTAGAAGTATTAGTCTACACACGTTGAATAATACTTTGGCTTTTGTTGGAAAAATAATAGCTTAAGCTGCTGAACTGTGTACTGAATGTGCTATACTCACATAGTGAAGGGATAGCAAGTAGCTGGATAATTAGCTACTCCTCTATCGTAATTAACGATGGACACATTAGACTTATCTATGTTGGATAAGTCTTTTTCTATGCAAAAAAAAGAGTGGTACTAACACCACTCAACCTATAACTTATCTAGTTCTAACTTAATTTCCTTTGCTTTTTCCAACAGTTCTTCTTTGTCTTGCTCAAGCATTGCCTTGAACTCTTCTGGACTGTCGTACTCATCGCCAACCAATTCGTTGTACTTTTCTTCTGGCTCGAAGTCATCAATAACCACAAGCAAACGCTCTAACAAGTCTATGTAGATGTCTTTGCTTGTCATGTTTTTAAACTTACTAACAGGAACGTCTTCAAGTACTGTAAACGTGGTTCTGTTACTCGTTTCAACGCTTAGAAAAATCTGATCACTATAAGCAAAATACTCACATTCAGCATAACCTTTTTGCAAACCGTAGTTGTCCCATAATTTTCTCGCCTGTTGCTGTACTGCTTGTGCTAACCCTTGCTTTTTCATGTTAATTACCTCCCTATAAGATAGTTAATTCAGCGTTGACTAAAACATCGCTTTCTGACGCAAGTTCACTGATTAGATTTTCCAGTGTGTCATACGTTGCTTGAACTACCCCAACTTATCCTAAAACTTCGTTTCTTAACGGCTTGAAGTTGGGGATTCTAGGAACACCCATAACTTGCTATTTAAAATGTATTTTAAACAGTAGAGGTTTAGGCTATTTTACTAAGGTACGTTCCATACCTTTTTTGTTTAAGTTAGAGTTTTTAAACCTCTAGCTAAGATATTTTTAGCGGCATTCACATCACGATCGTGATGTGTTTGACAATTAGGACAATTCCATTCACGAATATTTAACCACTCTTGTTGTGTTAACTTATCAAAATCATGGTTTTTCTTACCACAATTAGAACAGATACGACTGGTATTTTTAGGATCAACTATGATTAGTTGTTTTCCATACCATTTGCATTTGTAGTATAAAAGACTAACCAACTTATACCAAGCCGCATTTGCAATTGATCTGGATAGATGATGGTTTTTTAACATACCGTTGGTATTTAATTTTTCAACCACAATCACATCGTAATCTTTAACTAATTTTGTAGTGATTTTATGTAAGTAATCTAAGCGTTGGTTAGCCACTTTATTTTTTAATTTAGCTACCGTTTTTCTTTCAGCTTGATAACGTGGAAATTGGGTTAATTTTGTTCTAGGAAAAAGTACTTTTTCGTGTTTATCAAAAGCAATTTCAACTTTAGCCTTGTGTAAACGACGTGCTAATTTACGTTCATGTAATCTTAGTTTAGCTTGCATGTCTTTATCAAAACGGATTGTATCATGTTTAATTCCATCAGAAGTAATGATTAAATCAGACAAGCCTAAATCAAGTCCAATTACTTTTCCTGTCTTTTTAAAAGTTTGGTTTTCACTTTCAGTTAAAACAGAAAGATAATATTGACCTTGACTGTTAATTCTAAAGGTAACAGCTTTGATTTTACCTGTAATTTTCCTACCAGTACGATACTTAACTACTCCTAGTTTAGGTAATTTAATGTGATGATTATCTAAAACTTGAATATTATTTTTAACAGCTTTACTAGTATACGATTGAGCGTATTTTTTACGTTTAAATCTTGGGAAGCCATTTTTAAGTTTCTTGTTGAAAAAACGTTTAAATGCGTCATCTAAATCACGGTTAGCAACTTGAAGTGAGGTTGACTCTGCTTGTTTTAACCAGGGATATTCTAATTTCATGGCTTTTAACATATTATTCATAGCAAAATGATTTTGATACTTTGCGTCTTTATTATTTTTATGACGTTCAATTTGCATATTTAGCATTTGATTCCATACAAAACGAACACAACCAAAATTAACTAGCAATTGTTCTTTTTGGGTTTGATTAGGATAGATTCTAGCTTTGATTGCCTTAAGTACCATATTTTTCAACCTCACTTTCCTTAGAATTTACATCTTTATCTACTCCCTATTTATTGCTTAATTCAGCCAATCTATCAATTGATTTTCTTAAGGTAGTTACAGTACCGTCTATGTTATCCATAGTATTCTTAAAATCAGTACTATTATAATTGTCGCCGAAATAATATTTCCAAGTTTCCCCAGTAATGGTATGTAATACCTCAGTTAAGTCTTCAATAATTTCACTAACTGCTAATCTTTCATTCTTTTCCATGTTAATTCCTCCCTACTTCTTGCTCAAAAGGGCTTTTACCCTTTCCTTAATACACTTATATTATATAACGTTACGCTATATAATGCAAGCATATTTTATAAACTTTTTCAAAATAAAAAACAAAAAGCGATGCCCCAAACATCGCCCTAACTGTTATTATTTGCTTAACTACTAGTCTTCTTCCAATCTAGTGAAACACTGGCAAGCAATCGTCTAATTCATCTACTATACGATATGTCCATAAGTCATCGCCATTTTTATAAACCTCAATAAAATGATTATTTTTATCATATATGCAATCATAAACCTTTGCTAGTCCATACTTCTTAATTCTAGACTCTAACTTTAAGCTAGGGATAAAGTCCCTTTCCATGTATAAATACATTAACAGTCCTTTTGCGTCATATGTACGATTGACCTTAGCTATACTTGACTCATCTTTTGCAAATTCTACAATACTTTTTGCTTTGCTTTCTTTGACGATTGTTTCTACCTTTGTTTCTGCTAATTTTGTTAGTTGCTTTTCAAAATTTTCTGTTTCTTGATCCATCTTAACTGCCCCCCTTAATGTTATCTTCTGCCTTTATTTATTTCATTTAATCTATTGATGAACCTACAGTAGTAGCCTAAGTCACTTGCAAGCCCTGCCTTGTCGTTATCTTCAACGTGTATCATCATGTTCTTGTAGTTCTCAAACAAGTCTTTGATAACACCTTCGATTTTAATGGTTTTCTCGTCCTTTTTCTCCACTTTCTCATCTTCTTTCTTATCTTCTACTTCAAGCTTTTCTAACGAATAAACCGACCAACCAGGCACTTTTTCAGCCTTAGCTTGAGCGTCTGCTAGATTTTCGTATGTAGTGATGTAGCCATTGTCTCTTTTTAGCAAAATTCTGCCTTCGATTTCTGTTCCGATAACATAATATTTAGTCATTAGCGTCACTCCTGTCGTTTTATTTTCTATAAATGTTGTCGTTCATTAAACCAAATCTAACAACTCTGTCTTTGCCTGTTGTTCCTCCTAAAATACGTTTATTTCTGCATCAACTAAAACGTCATCTTCTCTCCAACAGTCGTTAACTAATCCTTCAAGTGTTTCATGAGTTTTAGTAACCAGATTGTCGGTTAAATTAACAAGCGCATATCCGTATTCTTCGCCTGCCACAACAAGAAATAAATCACCGTTATGATCTTTAATAACATTGCCAATTTTGTACATTTCTTTAGCTTTTACTTGCTTTTTTTTAAAATTAATCTTCATTTTGTTTCCTCCATTCAAAACGTTAAATTCCATTACTTCTTGCTCAAAAGGGCTTTAACCCTTTCCTTATTACACTTATATTATATAACGTTACTCTATATAATGCAAGTATATTTTATAAACTTTTTCAAAATAAAAAAATAAAAAAGCGATGAAATTAATCATCGCCAAAACCCCTTTCTTACGCATTTACCGATTTCGGAAAATACAATTTGATGCCGTAGTTTTCAGCAAGCAATTTCCACCCTTGTCTGAACTCGTCTGTGGTGTATCTGTTGTTGTCACTAGCTTTGCAATAGTCTTCAAAAGACATTTGCTTGAGTGCTAGAAAAGGCTTGCCCAAGTCATAAGCAAAAAATGTTGCTGTACATCTGTCAAAACTACCATGAGAGCCTTCAAAAAAGTTCAAAACCATAAAGCCATCATCATTATCACAGTCCCACAAATAGTCTTCGTCAGCATGAAAAGCACGGTTTTGTTGAGCTTTATCTAAGTTATTAACATCGCCCTCATAATTAATTCCAATTGTCTTTTGACCTAACCATTGATAATAAGCTTTTTCGTAGCCATCGCCAAAAGGCTTATCTAACTTTAATTCATAATACAATGGAAATTGTGCTACTAAGTTCAAAGCGTCCATAAGCATTGAGCGACCGTAGCCCCACTGATAATGCAAAACTGTTGAAAATTTAGTTGTACCTTGTTTATCGTTTAATTTAACCATTAATTGTGTTCTTTCGCCCATGTTAATCTGCTCCTTCGTTTATGTTTTCCTTTAACTTACATATATATTATATAACGTTACTCTATATAATGCAAGTATATTTTATAAACTTTTTCAAAATAAAAAAAACAAAACAATAGTTAGCTATAACTTAGATCCACGCTGCACCAACCCCCACCACAAGCTCCATGCAAGCAATAAAAAAAGCGATGAACCAAACATCGCTCCTAATCTTCATAATTAACTAACTTTTCAACGTGTAAAGCCGTTTTACCAGACTTCTTAATTAACCATACTAACAGTTGAATTAACTTCTCTAACAACTTCACGGCAATCAATAAAACCATTAGTAAAGCAATCACTAGATAAATACCGTACTTATAGATTAAGTAACTAGCAACCACTGCAATTAAGACAAGCACTGCGAAATATAATAATACTGTGATAAACATACCTGTTGACTCAAACCCTGTAACTATCCAATCCATCATGACAATCTCTCCCTTATCTAACGTTACTCTATGATTACTTTAAAATATTAAGGGCTTTGTTTAACCCCTTTCCTTAACTTACATATATATTATATAACGTTACGCTATTAATTGCAAGTCTTTTTTATAAACTTTTTTAAAGTAGTAAAATAAAATGTAGCTCCATCTGGTGCAATTCAAGTAATAAAAAAGCGATGCCTCAATCATCGCTCTAGCCTTATTTTACTGTTTTTTCTAACTCTACTTTTACTTCATCACAAGCTTTCATAATGTTTGTTAGATTTTCCTTGAACTCACTGTAAGCAACAAAATTAATACCAGTAACTTCTTTAACAACCAAATTAAAGCTACCGTCTTGGTAGTAACTTTCAAGGTTATCGAATTGCATAAAAGTTGAACCAAACTCTAGTCCGTTTTGTTCGTCATCATCTAAGCTAACTTCCACACTACCGTCTGAGTAATGCGAGATAGCAACGGCAACCACACCTTCAACATCACTGTTTAATAATTTTGTTTGTTCGTTTGTTTCAAAACCGTCTGTACCGTATGTTTTAAATTTAATTTCAATCATGGCAATCGCTCCTTTGTCTGTTATCGTTCTTTACCTTATGTCTATATTATATAACGTTACTCTATATAATGCAAGTATATTTTATTAACTTTTTCAAAATAAAAACAAAAAAGCGATGCTAGAATTGCTCTAACATCGCCCTATCTTGCTTAAAAATAAAATGCACCGTCTGTATGTACTACTCGACCATCTGAACTTTCAAAATTGTACATCTCGTCTATCTCTTCAATTAAGTCATCAGCTAAATCTTCGTCTTCGCCTTGACCCTTAGCAAAATCTTCTCTAGTTGGATAAACTTCTATAGCCATTGTTCTCCACTCTTGACTACTGTATTTTCCAAAACTTTCTTCGTGTTCGATTAAGTCCTGTGCTAACTTTGGATCGACTTTTTTTAACTCACTAAAATCGTATACTGTTGACTCATAACTCATATTTACCCCTCCTTAAAATCCATATGATGTACGTACAATCTTGCCTTCATCACTAGCGTAATATAGTGACCTGTCCCAGTTTTTGATTAAGTCATCTGCTAACCTTTTATAATCAATATAGTTAAAGGGATTAACCGCACCTTCATACTTAGTACCTTGCACCACTTCTAGCCCTAGCTCTTCGTACGCACCATCTTCTAGCTCATACTTAGCAAATTCAACTTCATTAGGAAAAACTAGAAAATCCTCGTTTTTCCAGTCCTCGCTCCAAGCGTACCAAGATAACTCATTAGCTAACTTTGGATCGACCTTTTTTAATTCTTCTAAATTATCATAGCTTTCATATTCGTAACTCATGTTTATCTTCTCCTTTATTCTTTCTTTGACCTTTTCTTAAGCTATACGCTCCAACTCTTTGTCTACCCTAACAGTACCGTATTCTGAAAACGCTGGGTTCTCTAAGTTTTCCACATAAGACCAAACATAGCCCTGCTTAGCTGCCTCTAACTCTTCATCAAACACTTCTTTATCTGTTGAAACAACGTAGATATTCAAGAAATAAAACTTTGTAGAATAACCAAAGATTACGTTGTTGTCATCTTCCAAACGTTGTAAAAGTTTTTCGTCACGAGCCTTAATTACGGCTTTGGTTTCTTTTTCGATTACCTTAATATCATCAGTTGTAAACTTGATACCTGTTAGTTGACTTAAAATCTTACTTGCTTGTTTGATTTGCTTTTCTCTTAAGTTATTCATTGTTATCTACTCCTTTTATCTAACGTTACTCTATATATTGAGTAAATTAATAAGGGCTTTTGTTTTATCCCTTCCTTTACCTTACATATATATTATATAACGTTACGCTATATAATGCAAGTACTTTTTAATAACTTTTTCAAAATAAAAAACAAAAAAAGCGATGTCTTAATCATCGCTCTTACTTTATTCATCAGCTTGTTCAAAGTTATCAACCTTAATTCTTTAGTGGTTTCCATTCATCTTTTTCCAACACTCTTACTACTGGAGAAATAACTTCCATAAAGTCCGTTAGACTATCGCCTTCAACCGACTTTATAACCCACATATCCCATTCTTTTTCAAATTGTTCAAGTGTCAACCTACGTCCAAACTCAACTTTACCACCTTTTTCAGTAAAATAAAGGTCAATCGGCAAAACGTGCGTTACCTTATCTTCGTCAAACTCACTTCCTTCGCATGTTGCAATTGCATACGTACGAAACTCACTGTTGCCTCCTGGTAATGCTAACGTTACAACATAATCTTTACTCATTATCATCTACTCCTTTTACGTACTTTCCAATTACGCTTATAATATGTCCTACTTCTTCTAAATCTTCAGCTAGTAAGCTCATTGTGTTAACGTTTATATTACTTCCAAACTGAACTTCAAAATTGTTGAAACCATAGCTTACTGATACCATGTCATCATAAACATCAACATCAGTACAACCAAACTTTTCTTCCAACTCTTTTAACATTTTTTCTTTATCTTTAATCATGGTTATCTACCCCTTTATCTAACGTTACTCTACTTTTAAACCAAAGTAATAAGGGCTTTTACCCTTTCCTTAACTTACATATATATTATATAACGTTACGCTATATAATGCAAGTGTTTTTTATAAACTTTTTCAATTCGATAAACTGTTTTTTAACTCCAGTTATTACGATTCTTGTTTCTTAGTTCGTGCCACCCCTTGCCTGTACCTTTAGCTTAACCAATAGTCTACATGCTTGTTCATGTGGCTTAATTTTAGCCTTATTTTAGCTCTTATACTAACCTTGCTTATAATTACACTCAAACACCAATACAAGCTCTCTATCATGCCTTTAGCTACGCTACAAGGCTCGCTGCTGCACCTACTCCCTGACCTGCAGCCAATGCTCCAATCATAAAAAAGCAATGGCTCGCACCATCGCTCTTACTTTATTTATAATTCACTTTCATCTAGTGGTAAAACATCTTGCAAATCTTCAAGTATTTCTTCTAACCAATCATCTGAATACCAACCATAAAAACGCTCTGCAAGATATATATTTACTATATCGCTCTCATCACTGTATAGCTTTGCAAACACTTCCTTTATTCCATAATTATTTATCCTTGCCTTTAACTCTGAGTCACAATCGTACGTTTCTAATTCTAACAAGTATTCGATACATTCCTTTGTGTCATATGCTCGCTTTAACTTATATACTGTTTCTTTGCTCATCGCTAGTTCCTTGACGCTTGTTTCCTTGCTTATTAATTCCTTGATGTATCTCTCTAATAATACCTTTAAGTCTACCTTTTCTAAGTCATATTCTTTAAATACATATTTCATGGTTATCTACTCCTTTTATCTAACGTTACTCTATATATTGAGTAAATTAATAAGGGCTTTTGTTTTATCCCTTCCTTAACTTACATATATATTATATAACGTTACTCTATATAATGCAAGTGTTTTTTATAAACTTTTTCAAAATAGTAAAATAAATGTTAGCTCCAGTCGGTACGATGCAAGCACTACACAACCAATATTCAAGCACCAAAAAAGCCGTTGTCTTAACGGCTTAGTCTGTATTATTCTTTTTTTCTCTTTTCTAGTCTTTCGATTAACCGTATATTTGACTGATAAAGTCGCCCTTATCAACTTTAAAGATGTTTTCGTTAGCTCCATAAGCGTCGCAATAAACGTTTATCCAAACTTCTTTTTCCTTACCGTCAAAGTACTTTTTAACGGCTTTGCTAATTGTTTTCAAAGCGTCCACATATCTTGACGGTGTTGTATTCAAAGCGTTGTCCCCTGTTTTGTCGTAAGGTTCAACCTCAACAACCAAAATACCATCAATTCTTTGATTAGTAACAAACACACTTCTTAACACTGAGTTCTTTCTTTTAACATTTAATAGTTCACTTAATTGTACATACATGATAATCTCTCCTTTATATAACGTTACTCTATAAATTGAGTAAATTATTAAGGGCTTTTTGTTTTGCCCTTTCCTTAACTTACATATATATTATATAACGTTACTCTATACAATGCAAGTCTTTTTTATATATTTTTTCAAAATAAAAAAGCGATGAAATTAATCATCACTCTATCTTTTAGTGCCAATCAATTTTTAGAATTGTCATTAAATTATCCTAAGTTTTAACTCTAATCTAGTGGCAAATCTTCATCTAGTGCTTCACACACACGAGACAACCATTCAAAATCACCTTGTGCATAATCTTCTAAATAAGCATTATCAACAGATACTATAGTCTCAAAAAGTCGGCTCACTCCATATTTTTCAGCACGTTCTAGGATTTTAGTATCGTCTTCAAAGAACGCAATAGCTAGGTGATACAATAAGTCTTTAGCATCATAATACCTGTTTATTTTAGCTATTATGGAACGATTGAAAGCCAAATCTTCAGCACTATTAGCATGTTTTGCTAATTTTTTAATTTCGTCTAATTTAACCTTATTTAATTCTTGGTTGAAAATTTCAAGTGTAATTGCCATGGTAAACTCTCCTTTATAACGTTACTCTATAAATTGAGTAAATTATTAAGGGCTTTTTCTTTTGCCCTTTCCTTAACTTACATATATATTATATAACGTTACTCTATATAATACAAGTCTTTTTGTATATTTTTTTATTTTGATAAAATAAATGTTAGTGCGATGTCTTGCCTTATCCTTAGCTTTATCCAAGCACCAATTAAAGCCTTATACAAGCTCCTAGCTACACCAAAGGCACGCATAGCACCAGCTGCCACTCAATCATCGCACCAACTCAACCACAAGCACCACTCAAACAAAAAAAGCAATGGTGTCAACCACTGCTTTATCTTTATTTTTCGATTAGTTCAATCAAGTAATCAGATACTTTTAACACGTCATCTAATACCTTAACTTTATCTTCTGGCTTTAACTCTTGTAACTTTTTACCATTACCAGTCCACGATGCAATGTAACCAACGCTTTCGTCATCTTCCATTCCAAAGTGTGATGTTACTAATTTAGCTGTCATCTCTGCTTGTAACTCCCCTAATGAATAAGATACTTTTTTAAGGTTTAGATTTAAGTTTTTGCTAACAACGTTTTTACTTTCTGGGTCAAGGATTGCATGAGTTAATTCATGAATTAGTGTTTTTACGTTTTCACTATCTGTATTATTTGGATTAGTTACGATTATCTTTTGGCTTGGACTGTAGAACCCTTTAGCAACCCCTACACGCTTGAATTTATCCCAGTTTTCAAACTTAGATAAAAGTTTAACGTTGATGTCTTGACTTACTTTGTCTACTGTTTGAACAATTGCTTGTGCGTCTTCTTTATTCAAGCCCTTAAATGTTAAGTGCTTATTATCGTATGCACTAGGTATTTTATCTTCTGGCATATCTGTTTGTGTTACGTCAAACACACAATTTTTTAATGCGAACGATGTATATTCAATCACTTTAATTTGTCCGTCTGCAATCATCTGTTTTTCTTGCTTAGTTGCATATCTTAAAGACTTTGTTCCATTGTCTGTCATAAAGTATTTGCAAGTGCTAGGTACGATAATGTGTAATGCACTTGAACCTTTTTGTACTTGATAGCCCCTGTTTTGCCAACCCTTATATGAGTCAACTACTCTAGCTCCTTGACTAGCTAAAAGCCATCTGTTGTTGAATGAATAACGCTTTTCATATTTACCAACAAACAACATTAATTCCATTAGTTTTTCTGGCGATGTAGTAGCATTTTCAACGGCTGTTAAAATCTTGTCTTGAACGGCTTTTAATTCTGCTTTTCTTTGTTCCTTAGTTTTCATAGTAAATACTCTCCTTTTATATAACGTTACTCTATAATTTATTCAAAATATTAAGGGCTTTTTGTTTTGCCCTTTCCTTAACTTACAAGTATATTATATAACGTTACTCTATATAATGCAAGTACTTTTTATATATTTTTTTATTTTGATAAACTATTGATTCCAGTCGGTGCGATGCTTTGTTTCTAGCTTGTGCTTTGGTTAGTGCGATGTCTTGCCTTATCCTTGATCCTGTAGCTTATTTTTAACCCTGTGTTAGCCTTATCTCAACCTTGAATATAATTACACTTAAGCACCAATACAAGCTCCCAGATAAGCTCCCAGTACCACCTAGAAAACATCAGCTGCAGCGTATGTACCAGCCACAACACCACCTAAGTAATAAAAAAAGCGATGTCTAACCATCGCCTTTACATTTTTTTATTCAGCTATCTGCTCCAGTGGGAAATCTCGGTCTAAATCTTGAACTACCTGTGATTAAAATCACAGGAATCACGTCACGTGATTACATTACGTATACTATACTCATAGTACACGCTCCGAACCTAGTTATAATGACTGGAAATACCACCATTATACTAAAGATAATCTTCACTAATTATCGTACCTGTTTTGACTCGCTCAAGGTATTACGCATAATTTCGTGCTATTAGTTCGGTAGGATTTGTTCCGTTTCCTAAAAACTTCGTTTTTTAAATTATTTCAACTAAGTTATTTGCTTTTAATTTAGGATAATCTCTTAGTTTTGCATGTTTTTCTGGGTATAAACCCCATTCTTTGATATTTAAAGCTGCATTATAATCTCTATCTACCTCTTTACCAGTATATGCTGAAACATATATACGTTTACCATCTTCATTAACTTCTTTTAACTCGTGTTTTGACTCGTATTTAGTTCCATATTCTACTTGGCTCGTTTTATATGGATCCACTTTAATAAGAGTTTTATTTTGCTTGTTTACTAACGACTCTATAATTTTTGATAATTCATAAGGTTTGATTAAAGCTAATCGCTTATTCTTACCTGTATTCTGTGTTTTATTCATTGACAAATTACGTTTTCTCATCTCAAAAGCATCTATTTTTTCGATGATGATAGTATCGTAGTCATCGACTAATTCGTGTACTAATCCTCTATATGTTTCAGTTAGGATATTAGCTTTTTTAGCACTTAGCTTTGCTTGTTTACGATGATACCTTCTCCATAAATCTGTTTTACCATGTTTATTGTATTCATTATCTCTTAGTGACTTTATTTTATCTTTTTTAAATTCTATTTTACCTACTTTTTCTATTACTTTTTTAGGAATAGCTATTACTTTGTTTTCAGAAGTCCTAAATACTTCATTTTTAAACATGTTCCAATCTGCACCAACAACTTTATTTTGAAAAATACGTTTCTTCTCACGAGTAAAAGTTATTTGTAGTCTAAATGTATTATCTGGTAATCTTTTAATCTTAGTTAAAGCTATCTCTTCAAAATTAATATTCTTTAAATTCTCAAATACTATTATTTCTCCAAAATCGGCTACATTTAAATGGTGTGGCGAAACCAATTTTGTATTGCCATTAGGCAATTTTTGTGAAGTAATTGTCCTAAACGAGTTATTATTTCGTAGAAAGTTCATTGAACCCTTACGATACCATGAACGGTGTTTAGGATTTTTGTGCTTACCGTTTTTATCTTTAGTAATATTCATTCTAAGATTATATTTTTCAACATCTGACATTCGCCCTGCTTGTTCCAATCTCTTACGATACTGAGAAAAATTAGTGAAGATTGTCTTTAAAAATTCATCTGCGGCATGAGAAGATAATCCTAGTTTCTTAGCATTCCAGCGTTTTAAGTCGTATTTTTCTTTAATAAACATTGCCTTAATTTTATTATTAAGGTAGTTTATTCCTTGTCCAAAAGGTAAAGGTCTACCAATATGTTTACGACCATAGGTCTTATATAAGTATTTCAATGTAAATTGATATAACTCATTTTGTATTTTTATTGCTTTTTCATACAATTCTATTTGTTGATAACTTAAAGAAATATGATATTGTCTTGTATATCCAAATTTATTACTCTTCTTTTTAACCATTCATGTAACCTCCTTTCGAGAAATATATGTTATAATTATTATAATATTAAAAGGGTGGTATGTAAATGATTATACATGAAGAGGGATACGTTTATAACTTCAATTTTCACTTAGTTTTCGTTACTAAATACCGAAGAAAAATATTTGACACTCAAGAGAAAGTGAACACTATGAAAGCTATTTTACAACGACAAGCAACTATTTCAGAAGTAACTGTTAGTCAGTTAGAGGTTATGCCAGACCATGTACATATGTTAATTTCTTTTAAGCCTAAATATGCTCCATCTAATATTGTTAAAAATCTTAAAGGAGCGTCAGCTAGAATATGGTTTAAACAATATCCTGAAACTAAACAATTATTATGGGGTGGACACCTATGGTCTCCTAGCTATTACATGGGTACTCTAGGGGATATGAGTAAAGAAGTCGTAGAAAAATATATTGAATCTCAATATACAGAAGCTATGAGAAGACAGCTTAAAGGCTACTATGGTAAAAATAGATAAGTTAGTTTAGCGGGCTTGGCCCCTGATTGAAATCAGAGGTTTGCGCCCGTTTTCTAATCAACATAATTTTCTACAATTTCATTCAATTCTTTTTCAAAGTTCATAGTATCTTCTCCTTCACTTGTTACTTTCCTTAACTTACATATATATTATATAACGTTACTCTATATAATGCAAGTATATTTTATTAACTTTTTCAAAATAAAAAATAAACCAACTCCAACTAATGCGATGCAAGCAACAAAAAAGCGATGAACTTAATCATCGCTTAAACCTTAGTTTTCTAAGCTCGTTTCCATAATTTCCAAGAATGTGTCTGGGTCGTCCATTAGTCGATAGGTGCAAAGACCACCCTTTAGCTCACTATCATTCTCAACGTATGCAAGAACATCTTTTTTGAACAATCTGAAATCATTTTTTTCGATTATATCTTTATTTTCATAGTAAAAATCTTTTAACGCTTTAACTAACCCTTCCTTATTTTCATCTAGTAAGTAGCCATCTTCAACCCCTGTCTTAATTCTGTTGTAGTCGTTATAATCAATATCAATGTCTGTGTCAACGATTACTTCGGTGTAGTACTTGTCTTTGTTATCGTATTTTTTAACGTTTATCCTTACTTCTCTTTCAGTTAAGATTTCACACCCTGGTTCATAGTCTTGATACTCCATTTCAATCTCTTCTTTACTTTCATATAAACGCTTGATTAAATCATCTCTATAAGGGTTGATTTGACTTCTAAACTCATCGCTAGAAAAGAGTGTTTCCAAAGTATTTCCCCAGCTCCAACGTCCTTCGCCGTCAAACTTCAACCAAACTTCATCTTCAGTTACTTCTTCAATTTTCATGTAAGCAAAACCATAATATTCATAGTTTTGTGGAGTTTGATAATACTTAACCCAGTTATCAATTAATTCCTTGTTATTGTCGTAAAATTTTCTTGATAGATACATTGTTCCTTTTGCTGTTGAAATATTTGCCATAGTAATCTTCTCCTTTATCTAACGTTACTCTATTTTTTAACCAAAGTAATAAGGGCTTTTTGTTTTACCCTTTCCTTAACTTACATATATATTATATAACGTTACTCTATATAATGCAAGTATTTTTTGTATATTTTTTCAAAATAAAAAACAAAATATTATAAAAGCATGGTATAATGTTTGTATAAGCTAATTGCTTATGGGCCGAGCATTAACTTATTAATTCGATTTTTTTCAATTTAAACTCTATGATTCATAATGATTGATGATTAAATAACCGTTGAATTATCTTTTTTAGATGTTCAATGGTTATTTTTTTGCACCAAGCGATGTCTGTACCTGTTTTCTACCCTGTGCCACTTCTTGCCTTACTCCTGAGCTTAACCATTGTTTTCTGTTCCTATAGCTTGCTTTAAGCCCTGTTTTAACTCTTGTTTTAACCTTGAATATAATTTACTCAAGCTCTCACGCAAGCACCAGCCACACCTAAGGCAAACGCAAGCACCAAGCCCACAAAAATAATCGCCGCAGCGGTATGCAAACGGCAGCTCAAGCTTTATATAAGCACCAAAAAAGCGATGCCTAAACATCGCTCTAACCTTGATTTTAGTATTCTAATTGTTCTAAGAACATGTATGGGTCTTCCAATTTATAAATGCAAATTCCACCATGTAAATCGTAATCTTCCTTGATATACTTCAAAGCGTTTTTCTCAAAGCTTTCATAGTCTTTTTCTTCAATGTCGTCTTTATTTTCTTGATACAATTCCTGTAAATCTTGTTTTAAGTATTTCACATCTTCTTCAACATCTAATCTATACCCATCTTCTACACCAGCTTTAATCCTGTTATAATCGGTAAATTCTATCTGGTTTTGTTTTACCACCGTTACAACTGGTTCGTATCTACTGTTGACTTTGTTTATCTTAACTTCAGTTTCTTCTTCAACAAACATGCCTTCCATGTCTTCAATGTCTGTATATTTTAGATACAAGCTTTGTCTTTCTTCGTACAACTTTTGTACTAGCTTTTCTTGATAGGTAGTAGCTTGTTCACATTTGAAAATGTCTTTTAATGTATACTCCCAGCACCATGCACCTTCCCCACTAAAATCTATTACTACCTTTTCTTCTGTCTTTTCCTTTATCTCTAGGTAGTCAAAGCCAAAATTTCCATCTTTCCAATTTCTGTAATCATCGTTGACCCAGTTATTAATTAATGCCTTGTTTTCATCATAAAACTTTCTTGATAATTCGATTGTGCCACCAGCTACTGAAATATTTGCCATAGTAATCTGCTCCTTTATCTAACGTTACTCTACTTTTTAACCAAAGTAATAAGGGTTTTTGTTTTGCCCTTTCCTAACTTACATATATATTATATAACGTTACGCTATATAATGCAAGTACTTTTTATATATTTTTACAAAATAAAAAAACAAAAATAACCTAAGGCAAACACCAGCACGCAGCGAAGATAAAACAGTCACCACTACCACATCAACAACCGCCGCAGCCTATCTACCAGCCGCTTAACGCTACATTCAAGCACCAAAAAAGCGATGCTAACCTTTCTTTTGTTAACATCGCTCTTTTCTAGTTCTCACCAAATAGCTTATCTAAACTTTTCCATTGTGACAATTTATCTACCCATTTTCCAGTGTTTAAATACCAAAGCTTTTCATCATAATCTCTCACAAAAGCCCATTTAATTTTTTGACGTTCAGCGTAATCTTTTAATGCTTCATACTTAGCTGGTGCATACGGATCTATATTTTTATCTTGGCCAGAATGTGTTTCTCCACCCTTAGTCTCAATAATATAAATATCCCCTGCTTTTGTTTTAACTAAATAGTCTGGGTAAAAATGACTGCGTCCACCATTTGTCCCATACGCTAGTGAAAAATATTGTGGCCCACTATCACCATTTTTATAAACAAATTCAATATCATTACGTTCTTCAATATAACGTTCAAATAAACGTTCTGCAAGGCTAGGACGAGTAGCAATTGTAGAAGTTGTGTAGCCTTCATAGGCATTGGAATAAACCGTTTCTCCTTCCAATTGCGGATTGTAAGTATAACGCTCTTCTAGTGGTATCTTAAAATCATTCTGACGGATATTTTCCAAATCTAATACTATTGCTTTTTCAACATCAATTTTTCTAAATTCTTCACGTAGCATTCGCCAATGATTTAAAATAAATGCCGTCCATTCTTGTGCATCTAAGCGTAAAATAGTCTCTTTCTTAGGACGGCCGTCTTTTAGGAAAAATCGTTTCAAAATGGCTTCTACTTTTGAAACTGGAAGATGAATTACACGACCTAATTCATGGAAAGCATGTAAAAGATCTAAACGATTGCCACGATAATCTGCTTCAACATAACGTTCTAAATCATGTAAACGATCAGAATGTACTAAAGTATCAAAACGTCCTTGTTTATAAGTAGTTTTTATTTTACGACTAATATTTAACCCTCGATTCTCAATAATTATTCGATTTTCATTATAATCATCCGTTAATTTCCAGTCTTTTATTAAACCTTCGTACAAATTTTGTAGGATTTCTTTTTCACTCGGTTCTTCTGTTTCATTAATGATACGCTCACTGATTAATTGTAAACTTTTTGCTTTATCCTTTAGTCTTAAAACAGGAGTTGGTGCAACAGCTCCACCTTGTGTAAATGCTCCTGTTAAAAAATCACTATCAAAAGTATAGAGATAAGCATTATCTAAAACATCCACATTATAATGACCTCGTTGTGGTTGTGGCATACGTCGAATACGTCCAATTGTTTGAATTGTAAATGCTTCCCCCATATTTTCACGAATCTTAACCAGAATTTTTGCTCGAGGTGCATCCCAACCTGTAGCAATTGCTTGTTTAATTATTAGGTACTGTACTTTGTTATTCAATTCAGATACGCCCAGATGGTTTCTCTTCTTGTCTGCTAACCAAATTCCCAGTGTGCCATCTTCATAAGTCTTTTTGAGTTTATTCTCTAAATAATTTTCAATTCGTGCTACCAAATCATTTTCTGCATCTGATTTATCTGGGAGCTGAACAATGACAAGTGGATTAACTCCTTGAATACCATTTCTTGAATAGGATTGTACAATTTCCTTACGCTTATTTTCAGCAGCCTCAAATAAAAGTTCAAATTCATCTTCAACTTTAGCCCCAATATCTAAGCCTTCATTAACAACAACTGATTTTGTAATTAATCCAGAAGCAATAACTGACTCTTCTGTTACTTCATAAAATTCGGCAATATCTGGTGTCTGGGGATCATTAATCGTTGCTGAAACTCGAACAGTTTTGGATGCTTTAAAGCGTGAAATGATATCTCTTGCTTTTTTCGTATCGTTGCGATGAGCTTCATCAATAACTAATATAAAATTACGACCTTGTTGAATAGCTTTTTCGATCTTAACTTCCAGATTATCTCGCTCATTATCTAAAAGCATCGCCTTTGAATTTGTACCGATTACTCGTTCATAGTTGATAAATGTAACTGTTCCTTTATCAAAACCTTGTAGAAGAGCATCATCGACCGATTGAGCCTTAATACTAGAAAAAGCTTTAGCCTTATCCTGACTTTGTTCTTCTAATTCTCCAGCACCTGGTGTAAACCAAACGAATGCAACATTATCATGCGTAGTAGAAATGTAGTCATTGATCCAAGACAAAAGACAAATGGTTTTTCCAGAACCAGTTGGGGCTTTAATAACCAATTCTCTCACACCGTATTCTGGTGCTGTAAAACTGAGTAATTTATCAACAACATTTTTTTGAAAGTTTTTAAGTTTTATCATAGCCAAAGTTCCTTTCCAAAGAAATAATCTGGTATTTCTTGTAGAGTAATATCTAATTTTTCTAGTTGTTTTTGTTCCTTACTGTCAAGAAAAACATCTGGATGGATAAAAATTGTTGTCTTTTCTTTAAGTTCATTGTTTTGTAGTAATTCTTCCAAACGTTCCTCTGTTAGAATAACTTGTACAGAAGGATCTGAAATATCGACCCCAAATTCCAATTCAACCAGAGGGGTAACATATTTCAATAATTCATTTTCTAACGTAAAATCTGGAAACTTAGTTTTATCAACAAAATCTGTTTTAAAGTATTTAAGATTATGTGGTAGTTCTTTTTGAATATTTGTCAATCTCTTATAAGTAATTTCCTCACAAATATTATTTTCATTATTGGTGCAAAGAATGTACTTACGATTACCACCGTCTTCTTCATTAAGTAGTTCAACTGCATGTCCTGTAGTACCTGATCCTGCAAAAAAATCTAAGCAAATTCCATTTTTACGATTAGTGTACTTCAATAATTGCTTAATCAATCGAATTGGTTTCTTCCCATTTTTAAGTTTTACACCCCCTTCTTTAGAAAGGTTACCTGTATCTCTCCAGAAATCTTTCCAATAATCTCCACGAATTGTTGATCTACCAAAAATAGAAATAAAGTCATCAGTATTATGATAAGTAGCTGACATAACTGCTAATTGTGCTATTTTACCATTCTTGGTTTGTGTTAAATAATAAGGTGCCGTTCTTTTTCCAGAATGCCAAGTAATATATTTACCTTTTTGTATTTTATCCGAAATCTCATTAGGAATATTAGGGACTTCTTCTCTCAAACGACAAAATTTAGAAAGATTATTCCTAACAAATTCTTGGATTTTTTCAGATTTGTCAAAGTATTTAGTAAAAGAAGCTAAAGACAACTTCTCCTTACCATTACTCAATTGTTTAAATTCTTCTACAATAAGTTTATTTTTCTTTATTGCATCTAATGCCTTGATTACATTCCCATCGTCTTCCATAAATAATGAAAAATGTTTATCAAAGCCTGGAACAAAATCATAGAGTGGTTGCCTATTAGTATTAGCCAAGTCTTTTTTAGAGTAAATTAAAATATACTCTCCATTTTTTACAATTCCACCTTTTTGCGCCGTTCCTACTTTGTTTCCACCTGTTGAAGATAGCTCCACCATTAATGTATCTTTATATGATTGTTCCCCAAATATTTCATCGCATAGTAGCTTTAACTGGGCATATTCATTGTCATCTATCGAAATAAATATAATGCCATCTGTTGCTAATAGATTTTTAGCTAAAGTTAATCTTCTTTCCATGAAACTCAACCATTTTGAATGTGAAAAACTATCTTCTTTTGATATAAAGCTGTCATTATATTTAAAATCCTTATTCCCTGTATTATATGGTGGATCAATGTAAATAACATCTATCTTACCTGTATGGGTTTTTTCAAGTAAATGTAGGCTGTGTAGATTATCTCCTTCTAATAAAAAATTATAATCAGCAGTTTCTGGATCCCCAACAATTTTTCTATCTGGATCTTCTACAAAAACAGGAATTTTTGTTTTCATCTCTTCTTCAACAAATTCTGCATGTTCTTCCCATACAAGCCCATATTTCTTCGAATGTAAAAGTCGAGTTAATTCTTCTAAATTTTCGATATCTTCACTACGATCGTCTTTTCGTGCCTGTTCAAGTAGTCCATTTAAATATTGCATCGCCTTATCCTTTTCATTTCTCAAAGGCCGCTCAATAAATTCTTTAACCATTTAAAATTTCCTCTCTAATAATTACTTTGCCAAAGTTCCTTTCCAAAGAAATAATCTGGTATTTCTTGTAAAGTAATATTTAATTCTTTTAGTTGTTTTTGTTCCTTGCTATCAAGAAAAATATCTGGGTGAATGAAAAGTGTTGCTCTTTCTTTAAGTTTATTATTTCGTAATAACTCTTCCAAACGTTCTTCTGTTAGAATAACTTGTACAGAAGGATCTGAAATATCAACCCCAAATTCCAATTCAACAAGAGGTGTAACATAATTCAACAACTCATTTTCTAACGTAAAATCTGGGAACTTAGTCTTATCAACGAAGTCTGTTTTAAAATATTTAAGGTTATGTGGTAAGTCTTCTTGAATATTTGTCAATCTCTTATAGGTAATTTCCTCACAAATATTATTCTCATTATTAGTGCAAAGGATATATTTACGATTACCACCATCTTCTTTATTAAGCTGTGCAACTGCATGTCCTGTAGTGCCTGATCCTGCAAAGAAATCAAGTACTACAATAGATTTAGAAGTTCCCAGAGCTTTAATTAATTGTTTTATTAAACGTAATGGTTTCTTTCCATTTTTTAAATTAACTCCCCCTTCTTTAGATAAATTCCCCCCATCAGAAGAAAATCCTTTCCAAAGATTACCCCTGATAGCTCTCTCACTGAATGAAGGCTTATAACCATCTGTTTGGCCAATTCTATCAGAGTAACGAAAAGCTGTATATTGTGTTCCATTTTCATTCGAAACAACGTATTTATTTTTCCAGTAATTTAGTCCTGGTTTAAATTCTACAACATTAGCTTTTAATTTCGTATCTAATCTGAACAAATTACCAGATATTTCATCGCTATATAACCACGTCTTTAATCTTTTCTCTACTTTTATAAGTTTATCCAGATTTTTCAAACTAGGTTTCAATTTATACTGATCGAATATTTCTGCTACTAATTTTGTATTTTGTAAAGTAGCTGAAAAGTTTTCTAAAAAACCTGTTTCTGGGTTTAAAAATTTTGAATAATGGGTATCAAAGCCATCAATTTTATCATAAAACTTATGATTAATTATTTTTGTATGTGGCGTCTTTGTATAAATAAAAACAAATTCTGTTGTCTTAACCACTGTTCCATTCATCGCTGAAATTCTTCGATGTCCTGCAATGGCCGATGTTTCAACATGCAAATCAGTAGCAAAGTTTTCCTCACCAAAGATTTCATCCATAAGCAACTTTAACTGATATCCTTCATGATAATCGATAGATACTGCAATCACACCATCATCAGATAATAAATTTCTAGCAATTTTTAATCTGGATTCCATAAATGATAACCATTTAGAATGCAAAAATGAATCTTCTTGACCTACTATTTTGTCATTATATGTAAAATCCTTGTTCCCTGTATTATATGGTGGATCAATGTAAATAACATCTATCTTACCTGTATGAGTTTTTTCAAGTAAGTGTAGACTGTGTAGATTATCTCCTTCTAACAAGAAGTTGTAATCAGCAGTTTCTGGGTTCCCAACAATCTTTCTATTTGTATCTTCTACAAAAACAGGAATTTTTGTTTTCATCTCTTCTTCAACAAATTCTGCATGTTCTTCCCATACAAGCCCATACTTCTTTGTATGCAAGAGCCGAGTTAATTCTTCTAAATTTTCAATATCTTCACTACGATTATCTTTTCGTGCCTGTTCAAGTAAACTATTTAAATATTGCATCGCCTTATCTTTTTCATTTTTCAAAGGTCGCTCAATAAATTTTTCAGTCATTAAAATTCCCCTCTCTAAGTATTTACACTCAAATTGTGTAATCTCGCATCACTCATTATTTTCCATTCCTAAATACTGGCTTAGTGCTTTTTCACATAAATCATTAAGTCTTATATTTCTTCTCACTGCTTCTTTCCTAGCATTCTGAACAACCTTACTATCTATTTCTATTGATATAAACTCAGTTCCAGTTTTATTGAAAAGTTGATTATATACATCTTTATCTAGTTTCTCTTCAACTAATTTTTGAGCTTTATCAAAACTTAAAGGAACTATTTTCTTATCAACAAAATACAGGAAAAATTCTCCTGTACGTTTGATATATAGATTCTGTTGTTCTCCAACAACACCTACGAACTTAGCTGTGTCAGTGTTGTATTTTCTGCCTTTTATTAATTTTTCCAAACATCATCACTCCTTATCATTAGGATGATCTGCTACTCTAACTTCACGTTTGCGATAATCACATTCCCAAAATCTAAATGTGTTGTCACCTTGATGTTTACGTCTGATTGCTTGAAGCTCTCTAGCTTCTTGTTCTACCTCAACTGGTACTTGATAGTGATATGTCGATGGTGCATTGAATACATCATCATTGTCGTACCAGTTTGAATGACTGGTTTTGACCTTGATAGTAACCCAACCTGGAGTTTTACTATCGTCAAAGTCGCCTTCTTCGATATAATCGTATTCTAAGAATAGATCACTCATCTTGTCCTTGAAAGCTTCATCGACTACCTTAGCTAATTCGATAGCTCTAGGTAAGTCTACTTTTGTTTGAGCTTTTAAGGCTAAACGTTCTTGAAGCTTTCTTTCAGCTTCTTCATTAACCACCTCATATTTGCTACGTTGTGGTTTGCTTACTTTTCCTTTGTTTGTGAAAGCAGTAAATTTAGCTTCACATTCATAAGCATCCACAAGATAAGGTTTCTCTCCTGGTTCAGCAATATCATAGTAGCTGAACCCTACCTTGCCATTATCTTTTCTTACAACGTACTCTACTTTAATTGTTTCGCTAATTATGAGAAATCTCCCCTTATTTAATTTATCTTACACACATATTATATCTTACTTTCATATGAAAGTAAATGAGAAATAAAAAAAATAACCACCATTTATGGTGGCGATATGTTAAGCAAATTAAAAATGATTTGAAATTTGACTTTGTTTTTGGAGTATATCCAACAACTTTTTTATTGTCATTTTCTCATTTTTAGTATACTTGATTGTTTCTAGCTCTTGCTCGTGAAGTTTCATCTCTTCTTCATAAATATCCATATCACTATCATATACTGGTTCACCCCAAATATAATCAGTTACATAATACTTATCTGGATCTTCTGGAAAGATTGAGTAGATAGCAATCACTTGCAAATTACTACCAAACTCAACCAGATCTTGCTTTACTTCTTCTAACAATTCTTCGTTATCATAACTAAGCCCCATCGCTATTTGCCTACTTTCATCTTATCTACAAGCCTGTATCTGTAAAAATTATCCCTACTTCATAACCAACAACTTTTCTACCGTTTTTAATGCTCGTTATGCTAACTGATACGTCTTTATAAATGCTCTTTATCTCTTCTAAAGCAACCGTTAAAACTTTTTGTCTAAATCGACTAGCAGTCCATTTTTTAGCATTGCCTTCACCATCTACTCCTAAAAACCACGTTTGCCATTCTTCCATAGTTCCTTTAATCGTTACAGAAGGCGGCAAACTACGTGGATCATTATAATTTCTCCACTTACCATGTACATTTGCGTTCCACAATTTCAACATTGTTAAAGTATACTTAGACTTAATTTTAGATAGCTCTGATAATCTAAAAGAGTAAAATCTTGATTTTAATTGGAAAATATATGGAGCAACATCTGAATTAAATTGGAAAACTATCTTTGACTTTTCGTTAAATTTAATCGACTGAAACAAACTAGTCATTAAAATACTACGTGAACCATCGTCTTCTTGTACCAAAATACATAAAGCCGTCTTTCTCATCAGACTTTGGAATGTCTTAAAAACTGTTTTATAAGTCTTTCCAGAAGATGTTAAGCCAAAATGTTTTATAATATCCAAAACTTTAGTTTCATACTTAGTATCTTTAGTATCATCTTTTTGAACAAAAGAAAAACAATAATCTAATAACCTGTGTTCTAACAAAGTTAGATTACCAAAAGCTTTAGCTAAGTCGTTGGATTGTGTTACTAAATAATCTTGCCTAGCCAATAGGTCATACACATTTTCTTTAGATACATAGCTCTTTATTTTATCACTCATATCACACCGCCTATCACTGTAAACGTAATCTTATTGTTTAAGTATACCCATAATTACGATAAATAGCAAATTATAGTTGCAAATACCTTTAAACAACCTTTTAGCACACTTTAAACCTAAACTTTTTATCAGACATCATTATCTAATTGAATCCAATCTGCACTTTGATTAACCAGTAGTACATCGCCGCTATAATAACATCTATTTATATTTTCTAATGAAAAAAGTGTGGTAAATGGTTGTTTATTCTGTGGTTTTTAGTTGCAAATTGCGTGGTAAATGGTTGTAAATACCTTTTTCCACAGATTTTTCCATAATTTATGTGGTAAATAGTTGTTTATTGCGTGGTTTTTAGTTGCAAATAAGCTAAAACCAGCCTAATTTTTATGTGGTAAATGGTTGTTTATTGCGTACTTTTTAGTTGTATATTATGTGGTTTTTAGTTGTTTATAGTGTGATAAAAGGTTATTTATTGTGTGGTTTTTAGTTGTTTATAGTGTGATAAAAGGTATTTTAAATGGCTGTAACCCTTGATACTACTGTAATTGAAAATTACTAATGTATATATAATGTAGTATAATGTATTGTATATAAATATATTTTAATGTATGTTACTACAGTAATCTATCCAACCACTAACTACATAATCTTAACTATAAGATCAACTACATAATTTAGTACTATTTTAAGATTGACTTTTTCATCTGATCTTCAATTGATGTGTAGTTCATATAGTAACCAAAATCTTGTACAGATTAATAATTTTCTAGTCTTTTTTAAAAGACACTTCACTCAACCTAATGGAGTCAACCAGTCAACAAACTTTTAAAATTAATTCTAAAAATTCTCGTGGACAACTTTACAACTCGTTTGGCAGTCGTGCTTTGTTTCAAAAATTGTTTGTAAGCCTCTTAAATTAGAAATTTAAGTTTAGCTTAACTGGAACTAATCCGATTCCATCTATACCGTCAACAAAAGCATTCGGTACTACTTTTCTTAATATCTGTAAGGCTCCATTAACATCGGCATTAATTAAAATACCTTTATTTGATTTAAATAAACCACGTTTTATACGTCTTTTAGCAGGACTCAATCCTTTACGTTTACGAGCCTTATCTCCATTTTGATTAATTGGTTCTTCATTATCTAAAAATGATGTTTGACTGGTATAAGCCTCGTTAGCTTGAATAACAACAATTCCAGCTAAGTTAGCTTTATATTCAATCATCTCAATCATTTTTTGATGTGGGATTCCAATGAAGTTCTGATTGTTAATTTTGCCTAGATTAATAGAACGTTTTTGATCCTTATTTTTACCAATAATAATCGTATTTAACTCATGGCTTAACGCTATTTCAACAATGCGTTTACTTGCCTCATGAGCAAATCCTAAAACTTTTTGATTACGATAAAAATCTAGGTTATTTAAACGTTTGGTATTACGACTTTGTTTATTAAAGCCGTATAACTTAGTTAATTTGGCTCTTTGTTTGTTATAGTATTGATTAATTGCTTTTAAAGGTCGTCCATTAACAATTACAGGTTGAAACTCTTTAACATTAGATGCCAAAGTAAAAACATTATCAAGTCCTGGATCTATCGTAAGATAACGTCCGTTATCTTCTTTATAATCAATAACCTTGTTAGTTTTATAAACAATTTCAACTACAAACTGATTATTTTTAGGGACAATTCTAACTTGTTGGATTTTAGTTGTATCTTGATGTTGTAGCTTAATTTTCAGATTATTCATCACAGGTATTTCAACAATGCCATTGGGACGTAATTTAGCGGTTTGATTATCTATAATAACGATACTTTTACCACCTTTATCCTTATATTTTGGTAACTTAGGTCTACCATTGAATTTACTAGGATTCTTCTGATAGGCTTTAACAGCCTTATTCCAAGAAGTTATATTTTGCATGACTAGCTTTAAAATTTGTTGGGCTAAATGGACACTTTTCATAGAACGATAAAGCATACAATCTTTTTGTTGATACGACTGTTTAAATGACTTATCTAAGGCTCCATAACTCAACCATTTACCTTTAAATAAAGATTGTCTAAAGCGATACAAGGCTTGATTATAGATATTATTAGCTAAGTGAGCATATTTATCTAAGATTAAATAACGACTGTCATTAGCTCTAATAACATGTTTTTCTACCAAGTATTCATACTGAATTTCTGTCTTTTTAGCTCTTATATCTCTAAAAGTTTGTAGAGTAGTTTTCTTAGATTTTTGTTTCCTAACCAGCATTTTCACCTCCTTTTTCTTCTAAAGCTTCCTTGATTTTCTTCCTTCTACTTGGATACATCCTCATTGAGAATGCGTGTAATAAGCTAATGATTTCTTCAAAGATTTCTTGTTGGTCTGTCTTTTTATCATTTAACTCTGACATTACAATGATTTCAGTGTGATATTTAGCAAATAAATGCTTAAATTGGTTTTGCTTTGATTTTTCTAATCCCACTAATTGCTACAGCGTCATTATAGTGGGACTTAGTTAATCTTAAGTCAGCTCGTTGTAATGTCGTCCATGCTCCATACTGAAATTTAGCTTGAGGAAAAGCAGTATATAGTCTTCTTCTAAGAATATTCATGAAAGTCGCACCTTTATAGGATTTGTTGACTTTCTTTTTATCCTTACACCATTTAGCCAAGATTCCAGTTTGATGGTTTTTAGTTGTATGGCAATTAGAGCATACAGTAATTAGATTATCTACAGTGTTAGTTCCACCTAAGGAACGGTAGATAATATGGTGGATTTTAAGTTTACCACCCTTTTTCTTACAGACTTGACAAGTATAGTTATCTCTAGCTAAAACAAATTGTTTAACAGTTTGATAACCGTATAAATCACCTTGTTGATAACCTTCACCATTTATTGCTGGATTCTTCATTTTTTGCATATCAAACTTACCAACTTCGATGTGTAAATCAGCTTTAGGTAAGACTGATAATAATCTTTTTATCCAGTTGATATTATGGTTAACCTTACTTGCCACTGATGGTGGCAACCAGTTATCTTTTTTCTTAGCTATACGGTTTAAAAACCTAGCTTTACGATAACGTGTCTTACGATTACGTCGACTTCTACGGTATATTCTTCTAGTATCTATCAGTTTTTTAACATCTTGTCTTAACTCTACTTCGCCTTGAAATAAGACTTTATCTTGGCTTGTAACAGCTAAACCAATATGTCGTTGACCGCTATCAATTCCAATGCTTACATCTTGTTTATAGCCAGTTGAACCATATAAGAGCTGAATGGTAAAAGGCTCTTTTTTTAAGACTTTTGCTTTACCATCTCTCAACAAAATTCTAGCTTTTCTAGGTTTACACGGCATTAATGCTTTACCATGTTTATTAATCACAAAAACTCGGTTTTGCATAGTTTGTACTCCTTTCATTTTTTTATAAAGTATCTATGACCTTATCACGTATTTATCAGAGTTCATAAATACATGTAGTTACCCTTCGACAATGTTATTTCAGCTTATAAACAAGGTTGACTAGCATATTAACCTTATGCTTGTTTACAGAGCCTTCATAGAGCTAGAAACTAGGGTATCATTTCTAGGTATGGTAACTGAAATAACGTAGTTCTCAAAGAACTTAGTCTAGACAACCAGGCTTGTAGTAATAAACTACAAGCCACCTACTTTAGTAGGTAGTTACTGTTGACCTATGTACAAGTTCATTTTCCTGTACATACTTTGTAAATTCTGTACACACTTCGCTGCGACCATCTAGTCCATCGTAAATTTATACTTCTGCAAGTTGTTTTTCGACTTCATCAATGCGCTTATTCAACACTTCTCTGTAAGCCACTAAGTCTTCGTAATACTTGTACGGATTCCAGTATAGTGTAGTTTCATCAGACTTACTTCCTGCTTTAGGACTAATAAAGTTTCTAGCGCCTCGTTTCAATGAATTGTAACGTGTGCGATCTGGGTTTTTCTTTTCATATTTTCTACTTGCCTTTTTTTGTGATTCTAATACCATAATTATTCCTTCTTTCTTATATCGTTACTCTATAATTGATTTAAATTAATAAGGGCTTTTATTTAACCCTTTCCTTATTACACTTATATTATATAACGTTACTCTATATAATGCAAGCTTTTTTTGAACTTTTTTTCATCTTTTTTGATCTTATCAGTGCAATTTCCTTTGTTTTTGCACCGCTAACTTGCGTCCTGTGCCAACCCCTGCCTTATCCTTGAGCTTAAACATTATCTTACACATCTGTTTATGTGGCTTGATTCTAGCCTTATTTTAGCTCTTATACTAGCCTTGCTAATTACACTCAGACACTATCACAAACTCTCTACCATGCTCTCAGCTACTCCTCAAGGCTCGCTGCTGCACATATCCCACACAACCATCTCACCAACACTTACTTCAACCATCAAAAAAGCCTATGCTCACGCACAGACCCCAGCATATATGATATAATTTTATCGTATCTACTCCGAATATACGATACAGGAGCTGGTGATATTATCGACCAAGTTTTTGATTAAGCGTCGCCACGAACTGTATTGCCGTACAGTAGGATAGACGCATTATCGCCAGTAACGATCGTGGCTGATATCCAGCTACCTTGCTCCTTACATAGTGAGTATAGCACGTTACTGGCTTTTTTTCTAGTTTGTGCCAACCCCTGCCTAACCCTTGAGCTTAACCAATAGTCTACATGCTTGTTTATGCGGCTTGTTTTTAGCTCTTGCACTAATCTTGAATATAATTACACTCAAACACCTATACAAGCTCTTAGGAAAGCTCCTAGCTACTCCTCAAGGCTCGCTGCAGCACATAACCTACTTAACCATCGCACCGACTCCACCACAAGTACCACGCAAACAAAAAAGCGATGAACCTAATCATCGCTCCAACCTTTATTTTACTTCGTATAATGTTTTTCTTCCATACGTTACCTTTTTAATGCCTTTAATCAAGATGTAGCCGAAAGGATTGTCTTTACTCCTGAACATCTCGGTAAAATCACTTGCTCCTCTCCTTGTCTTAATCGCATAGCTTGGAAAAGCGTAATTGTTAGAAACCAAGCTACGATAATTACAATTCTTAAGCCCATCTACATCTAAGTCTAGGTCTACTACATTATGTCCTTGTTCATACACAACCTTGACTGTACGTGCATTATCTACCTTAGAGATATTTTTTAACAAGCTCAAAATCATCTCATCTTCATCACTTAGCTTGATGTTTCTTTCAACCTTTAATTTAACTTGATTGTCGATGTATTTTTCAATGTTGATGTCTAGGTTTGTTTTATCACTAACAAAACTACCTTTACTTGATAGATAATTATCTACTAGCTCACGTACATATTCTTTGTCATTAACTAGCTTTACATAATCGTATGCGTTTAGGTCGGTTATATATTCGTTATCTTTACCATAAACCGTTGTTCCTGTTTCAAAAAAGCTTGTCATTACTTTATCCATAAACGCTTTTTTGAACTCTTCTTCTGGGTCTGTTCTACTTTCAATTACACGCTTAACAAACGTTTCTTCATAAATGCTATTTAATTCTTTATCAATCGCCTTTTTTACCATGCGATTAAGGTTTTTGAAATTGGTTGCTCCTAGTTCTTTTGCTACTTTATCAAACGCTTGGTTAAATTCGTATATACTATAAATTCTATGATAGTAGAATTGTTGGTTAGCCTTATCATAAAGCCCTATTAATTTTGTTTTTTCATAATTGCTCAAAGGTGTTGCACCTATCGCAAAATCAACGTAGCAAATGTAGCTTATGTTTGCGATGTTTTCATTTGTTTCTTCATCAATCGCATTTATCTTTAACAAATTAGCATTCTTTAATGCTAGGATTTGTCTTTCATCATCTTCTAAAAATGCTTTAAATTCTTTCGTTGTAACCATAGTGTATCTTCTCCTTTATTCCTTTTATTCTAACGTTACTCTACTTTTTAACCAAAGTAATAAGGGCTTGTACCCTTCCTTAACTTACATATATATTATATAACGTTACTCTATAAAATGCAAGTCTTTTTATTATCTTTTTTAATTTGTCTTTCTTTTTCTGCGTTGTCGTGCTATAATTCCCTTGTGCATGTAGAGGTATTATCTTTTCATTTAATTAAGTAATTTTATTGAAATACTTTTCCCTCACACTAGCTGATAGTGTGGGGGTTATTTTTTTGCCTTTAAGCAGCTTTGAATACAATTACCTAAACCGTCTTTCAAGCTCCTATGTGAACTCTTAGCCACACTGTCGCACTAACACCATCTCAACCTGGATTCAATCATCGCCTATGCCTATCTTGCACCCTGTGCTTACCATCGCCTGTACCTTTAGCTTAACCATTACTTTTTGTTGCTTGATTTTGCCCTGTATCAGCCCTTGTTCTACCCTTGAATATAATTACACTCAAACATTACTGCAAGCTCTCACACAAGCTCCTAGCTACACTGTAAGGCTCGCTGCAGCACTTACTACATACAAGCTCTCACTTCAACCATAAAAAAAGCGATGAACTTAATCATCGCTCCTTTTTCCTATCCTACCGTTAGTGATACCGTGTGATAATAGCTCTCCCCACTTAACTCACTATCTAACGTTCTTACATAGTCCTTTAACTCACTATACTTATCTTCAAGCCTTGATAGCTTTGTGTTTCGATACAACTTCTTATCTAACTTCCAACCTAATGGTAACAAGTACTCATTCAAAAACTCATCATCGCTAAATCCTTCATGCACTTCGTACCCTGCCCAATCATTTCTTAATCTCTCAAATTCTGCGTTGTATTCTACTACTTCTTTTAAATAGTCATAGTAGTTGTCTTCAATGTATCTTCCTACCTTGTTTATCCCCTTTAACTTCGTTTCATTATACTTACCCAACTTGCGTAATTGCTTTAACACTTCTTTGAAATCTTCCTTTTCTATAATTTCTCGCTTGTACTTATACACGAACCCTGTATAGTCTGCGCTGACTTCTACTTTCTTATCCGTTATCTCTGCCTTATACCCACTTACTACTGGTCGGCTTAAATATTCCTTGAACTTCCCTTCGTTCTTTAGTTCCATCATCTTTTTCATTGTTTGTAATTCTGCTTTCATTCTATCTTCTCCTTTATTCTTCTTATAACGTTACTCTATAATTGAGCCAAATTTTTAAGGGCTTATACCCTTTCCTTACTACACTTATATTATATAACGTTACTCTATATAATGCAAGCCTTTTTTGCTACTTTTTATTTACTTTTTTACTTTGTCTTTCTTTCTCCTTACAACCGTGCTATACTTTACTTGTGCTTATAGAAGCATCACCTTTTTCAAAAATTAATTGAATTGCCGTTATTAACGACTTTTTCCCCCTACTAGTTGCAGCTGGTAGGGGTTTTTATTTACCCTCACACAAAGTTTTGACTTCTTCAACCCTTATCCCTAACCTCGCTGTATAATTAACTTATAGGTTTGACATATAACCTCCTTTTTTATTTTTTGTTTTTCACAATCAATTCCTTTTCCCTCAGCTCTCTCTTCGGCTGGGGGTTTTTGTTTGCTTATTTTTTTACTTTTTGATTGTTTCTGTTAAATTCTTTACATCGCCTTACTTTCTCTTCTGTTATACTTATCTCTGTCATTCATTGTTTGAATCTTTTTTCAAAACTAAGGAAGTGTTCTCGCCCACTTCCTTTTTTTATACCTAAAAAAGCGATGCTAAGTCTTTGCCTAACATCGCCTCTAACCATTATTCTTCACTTAACCATCGCTTTAGTTCTTCACTGTAGCAAAAAAAGCTAAGCCAAAACTTTTGACTTAGCCTCTGCAAATTAAATTACTAGTTATTACGTATTATCATACGCAACTATAATTATAACTACGATTCCTCAATTTTTCCATACCATTCTGTGATTTTGCCTGGAAGAAATCCAGTCCAAGAGTCCAAAACATTGTTATCATCATCTACAATCTTAATAAATGGTAACTGTTGAATCTGATACTTGTCTTTTAGTTTTTCTACTTTTTTAATTGACCAATTACGCTTACGCTCATTTGGACTTGTAATATCAATTGAGTTATCTTCGCTATAATTTCCATAATAATTATCGACAAACGGAAATCCCAACGCTTCCATTTTCTTTCTTGTCATTCTACATTGAACACATTTAGGCTTAGTGTATAACACTGCATGAACCATTAATTCTCACCTACTCTTTCTGCTTCCCATCTATCTAAATAAACCTTTTCTAAACCCAGCATGTCACATAGTGCGTACACAGCTTCTCGGTTAGATTCTTTATAATCTTCCAAAGTTGCTTCCTTAAAGTCACTTCTAGTCCCATCTGCGTTAACAACAGCAACTTTCATATCATTGTCTTGATGGTTTACGTCTAACAAAAATTCTAACGCTTCTTCTACACTTTCAAATTCCATAACATTACCTCGCTTCTTTGTTTAATTTATTAATGACCCTACTGAGTACTCGAAACTCACGTCTATCCACCTAGCAGCAACGATAGGTATAGAATAGGGTCTAACCTACATTTGACTCTACTCACGAATACGAAGAAGTTACAGAATATAGTCTTACGAAATTAAACGGAAAAACAATTGTATAATACCGTCCTTTCATAAGATTTAAGGTGGAGTAGAGCAAATGGAACTCGGTTTACCGCAAAAATATTAAATTGTAATCGGTAGGTTATCCCTACCTATGACCTACCAGCCTTTTACAACTGATAGGCCTAACCAAGTTCTAGGCTTCTTCGTGGAAATTATGATAAGTCTGACCGACCAATTCGTACCCTTTAACCTTGATAGAATCTTGCAAGTACTTATTGCCTTCACTTGCAAAAGTATTAGCAAGTTCTTCTGCATGTTCTTTTGTAGAACAAACAGCTAGATTATGCTCAATAAGAACAGTTCTAGTATGATATTTCTCAACTTTTGTCTGATACTCAGTGCCTGTCACAATCCAGATCTTATTCATTTAAATCAGCTTCTTTAACGAACACACCGTCAATCATCTTACCTTTACGGTCTTTGATTTCGTTGTATGCCATCTCAAGAGTTTCTTCTAAGCTAGTATTGTATTCAGTAGCAATTTCATGCAAACCTTCTAAAATACGTACAACTGAAAGATGTTCAAGATGGATATTCTTATCTTTATTGTAGGCAGCAATCATACGTGAACTACTGTAAACCAAGTACATGAATACTTTATTAACATCAAAGATACCTTCGTCTTTATGTTTTTGAGCAAGGTCATCATATTCAGCCCAGAATTGACCTTCTTCTTCAACCTGTTTCTTCAAGTCAATACCACGAATAAGGCAATAGATGATTAGCGTTACTTGATAATCACCTAAGCTATCAAGTACACCAGAGTCACCATTGATGTTGTTTTTCATCATGGCAAGACCCAGCTCACCTTGTTCTTCGTCCAATTTAGTATATTGAGTACGTGCCTCAACAGTATTTAAGCTCCTGTCTTTAGCCCATTGTTCAACTTTGTTTAACAGTTCTAAATATTCCATTGTTCTATACCTCCAAAATGATTTCTTCTGTTTCTTCTTCAACTTTGATAATTGGCTTGCCCTTACTTCTTAATTCATTGATAAATTCTCTAAACTCATCTGCTGAATGTAGTTCCAACAATTTGTTCTTGTCTAAAATAACCGTTGGTGCGTCAACCATATCGTTGCGTGTCCTAACTTCAGCCACATATGTTACAGTTACAGAACCTTTAATTTTTACACGCATGGCAAAAGCTCTTACATTATCATTTTTCTTATCTACGAGCATAGCGTGAATTGACTTGATTACATCACCACGTACACCGTAAGATGAAGGCTTGTAACCATATTCTTCGGCAATGCTTAGGTTTTCTTCAAATGTATCAACCAGTTCTTGTCTTACATTAGCGAACATTTGCACAACTTCACGTCCTTTCGCTTGTCTCTTCCTTATCCCCAATAAAATTCGTAAGTCTTAGTGTGTTCGTCCCAATTGACGCTGGAAGATGTTCTTATTTTGTTTTGTTTACAGATTTTCTTAACTTCTTGATAAAGATAATCTACATCACTGTGCAAACCATTTCTCACCATAATTTTTTTGAAATAGTCAGAGTTACAAATCCAATGATCTCTACCATCTTTTGCAGAAATTACAAACTCCTGTTTTAGATAGTAAAACATAATTCCAGCTTCGCTTTTGGCTAATTCTCTCATTTTAGATTTTTCTTTTTTCTTTTTGGCTTTTTCTTCAGCTGCCTTTATTTTTGATATTTCTCTTAGCTCATCGGCTAATGTTTTTGGCTTTGATATACCCAGCCTTAACCTCACACACTCACGTCCTTTCGTTCATTTTTATGTATGCCCTGCTGCGTTCTCAAAACCGCATGAACTCTCAAATCATGGTTACAGGGCTAGTTAGTTACAAGGCAAGGAAACGATAATATCATATGCAATAAGGCCTCTCACGACCTTTCAATATTATTTGCCTCGCAACCTAGTAGAGTATTCAAAAGAATGTAGTATTTGTATAACGCTTAGGCACTTTGTTATAACCGACTACAAAATCTTTCGGCAAGATGTGGTTAACGGAAAAATTTGACTGAAATATAAATAAAAATTAAAAATCAAACCTACACCTTGCCTATGCCCTACCTTGCTCTCAAAAACAAGTAACCACTCAAATCGTGTGGATATAGGGCTTTGTGCAAAATTTTATAAAAAGGAAGTTTACTGTTTTTATAAGACGTGTCTTCTAAAGTCAGTAGCTTTAGTTTGTTTTTGCAAAGAACAGCAAACTTTGCAATGCCTTACCACGCTCTCGAAAACGTACGACCAACCCAACTATTGTGGCTGTAAGGCTAATGTTGACGGAAAGTAGGTTACACGCTAGGACTAACAGCTTATCTGTAGTTAGTTCTAACCAGTTTGTTTCTTGTAACAGGCTTGATGGGCTTTTGCAAAGCCATGTTGTTAGTTGCAAGCATTGACTGCAACACCTTGTGGCGATACTTAGGTACAGTGTCTTTTAAAACAGTTTGTTTGTAAGTTAGAACCGTTCCTTCTGGGTGCTTTTTGTCAGCTTTTTTATCGCTTTCGTCTAGCTTGATACTATCTTTTGCAACAACTTTGGTTCCAGCGTTAGTATTTAGGAAATAATAAGCTTTCCCCTTGTAGTTTTTGATACGATAATCTTCAACTTTATAAGAAACAGTTTTAACTGAATGACTAAAGTCCCAGTTAATCTTTAGGCTAATCATCGCCACAGCCAAAGGCAAAAGTACTAGTGCTATCAAGTACTTTTGAGTTTTGACTACTGACTTATTTGTGAAACCGATAATGTACAAGCTTGGTATGACACAAGCTAAAATACCAATCAGAGTTAGCGCTAACCAATGTTCCACGATTAGATAAATAAGCTTGTCAAAAAGTAGATATAATGCCATGGTGTAACCTCCTTCCTAAAGTAAGTATTAATGGTTTTGGCTTGGTTAAGCCTATGACTTAGTACCCTTCGACAAGTGCTAAGCCTAACGTTTGTTTGAGATCCTGATTTTTACACGGCATAAAGTTGTGAATGTATACCGTCCAAACGTTAGCAGTTTTATGACTTGCTAAGGTCAAGTATTGTTGTTACTTGTTTTCTTCTAACTCAGATAAAGCTTTGTTGAGCTTAGTATCTGTTGTTTGTATGAAATCTAGCAACTCACCAAAAGCATCGGCTAGTTTCTTTTCGTTATCTTCTGCTCTCATCGCTAAATTCATACTCTTACCTTCAATTGCATTGAATGCTGCTGCAACCAAGTCACGTTGTTTAGTTAATTTTTCAGTTTCATTCAACATTAATCCTTCTTTCTGAGTTTTCTTTTCCCATTCCCAGTGCTAATGCCATGAAGATTAGTTTGTCTGCGTTACACATATCATCGAAAAGTTTATACAAGATATAAGGTGTACTTTCGTTTTTACCTTGAATCGAAGTTCCTATTAAACCATCGTTTCCTAAAGCTACAAGCACTTCGTCATAACCTTGACTTTGCAAAAGTTCTGCAATAGCTCTAGCGTTTCTCAAATTTCTGTTCATGCTTGTTTCGTCCACCTTTCACTTGTTGTTTAAGAAATCCAATATACAACACTTTGAATGTAAGTTTCTCAATTAATTCATAAGTTTATTATATCCTGTTTCCAACATTTAAGCAATTCTTTTTATTAACTTTTTCAAATTGAATTATTTTAATTCTTGATCTTACCGATAAAATAAACGTTAGTTGTACCTATCTGTATGGCTTTCTCAACATTGCGAAAAGGCAAATCTCCTCGCTTGTACTTAGAGATAATAACTTTTCCATCGAAAGTATATGTGTGGTAGCCTTCAAACATCAGCCAAAAGTTGTAATAACCTACGTTGTTTCTGACAGCATAAACCGACATTATTAACATTATGATCAGGTTCATGACAACAGTTGGATTAGACTCTGGTTTTAGCGTTAGTACAGGTATAGCACACATCAGCAAGAAGTTAGTTATTCCTGGACTTTCCAACTTCCAATTGGAGATGTCGATCGGATCTTTGCTACGATTTTTAAAATCGACTTCTGCAGAACTCAGCCACCAATCGCTTGCAGTAGATGAAAGTATCGTGATTACAACAAGTGTAATCCATAACCCTGGATTAACACTTAGCAAAGCCTTAACGCTACCCTTAGAAAAATCGTGCAAGTTAGCTAAGAAAACCAGGATAAATACAGGCACGTACGAAGACCAAAATAACAAGATTTTGAAGATTTTTGATAGCATCGCCTAACCCCTTTTCTAACCTAGATTTTTATTTGTCATTTATAAAAACACTCCATCTCGTTTTACTTCGTTTATCGCCTAGAATTGGCTTTTGTTCAAACACTGCAAACACATCTTTAATTTTGATTTGATCTTCGTTCCATTTGAACAATAACACACCGCTAGGCTTAAGTACTCTCATACATTCGTCAAAACCTTGTTTTAAATCTTGCTGCCAAGTGTCTTTGTTTAACTTTCCATACTTTTTGACTAACCAAGAGTTAGCTCCAGCGTGAATCAAATGTGGTGGATCAAATACCACTAAGTCAAAGCTATCATCAGCAAATGGTATATCTCTAAAATCAGCGACTAGGTCTGGGTTGATCTTTACTTCTCGCACAGCATCTCGATCGGTATAAGCCAACACTTCATCACGAATATCCATATAAGTGGTGTTAGGCTCGTGCTTGTCGTACCAAAACATTTTTGAACCACAGCACACGTCTAGTATTTTCATTGGCATCACCTGTCTTTGCTTGGTTTAAAAATAACTTCACTTCCATCTTCAGTTAGATAAGCATATATTTGGTAGCCTTTAAGGTACTCAAGCACAGCTTCATCTAACACGAAATAAACATCTGTAAATTTCTCTTTAACAATGTTTTCGCTATCGCTAATGCCTTTTTTAGATTGGTTTATAATTTTTAAAACAATACCATTCACCATTGAACCTATTCCAAAATTTTTAGTTGCTATATCGTGTGCATTTTCTGCTGTTATAACACCAATGCCACCGCTAGTTTTACATTCTTTACTGCTTAATTGAGGATATGTATAAGCCACTAAGAATGTTTGTGTATCGTTAGTTGCACCAGCTGATACGCTGACTCCATAGCCTAATTTCTCTAACATGTTCTTTACAGCATTAGCATACTTGGTAGGTACTGCAATCTTAGTACTATTCATGCCTATTTTAGCTGCTGATAAGATTTTGTTTTTTACATACGTAACCGTTAGCAAATCAATTTCTTCTACATTCATCATATTCCATACACCGCCTCGGTTAAATGTCTACCAATAATTCTTATAATTCTTCCAATAGTTTCAATATTCTCTAAGTCAACAGCCCCACTTTCATCTGTTTCAAATTCAAACCAGTTTCTTACATAGTCGATTTTATTGATATAGATATGGCTAGACTTATAGTAGATTTTGACCTCAGATACCAACGTTTCTACGAACTGTTCATCACGTCCATACTTAAAACCATGGTTATCCAATACAACGACTTCTAAGCCACTGAATCTATCACCAAAATTCAGAGGAAACAGAGTCCTTAGTTCATTCATCATATTCTTCATGTTTTCATTCACGATCCAATTGCTCCTTTACAAGCTCTCTTTCATCTTTGCTCAGCCTATCGTATAATCGTACAATCAGCTTACTGGCTAATCTATTATCAAATATGCCACCGTTATTTAGTAACCCTAAAATTAAGGCAAACTTTTCTCTTTCTTCCAAGCCTCTGATAGTCCCTACTAATTCTGTTTCATTATCTACTAAGACAACGAACTTCTTACACCCAGCCTGATTAATAGTTTTAATAACTTTGTTTGATAACTCTTTTGCTTGATACATATAATCACCACCTAATCTCTAATCAATAATAAGTATTCTTATTCCCCATAATTTAATTACACCTACGCATCAACATACTCGAAAACAGTCATTATCCTTGGTTGTTTAGCATGTTCAAACATATTGCTAAAAACATTAAATTGATATTCAGATGAACTACGCACCGACTAGAAGTCGGTGGTTTCTAGGAACATCGTGTAGTGTTTAGCGTGTTACATTGGTATACCAAAGAGCTAACTCACAGAACACGACTATTTTACTATGGCTAGTCCTTAACCAACTGGATATTAGTTTGTTTTAAACCACGATTTAAGATATTTTTAGCTGCATTAATATCACGATCGTGGTTTTTATGGCAATAAGGACACGTCCAGTTACGTATGTTTAACCATTGATTTTGAGTTAAGTTATCAAAGTTATGGTTTTTCTTGCCACAATTAGAACAGATACGGCTAGTGTTTTTTGGATCAACTACAATTAATTGTTTACCGTACCAGTTACATTTGTAAGCTAACATTGTTTTAAACATATACCACGCATTAGATGAAATAGCGTTAGCTAGATTATGATTTTTCATCATGTTCTTAGATTTTAGGTTTTCTAAGACAATCACATCGTAATTCTTAACTAACTCAGTTGTGATCTTATGTAAGATATCTTTTCTTTGGTTAGCGATTTTAGCTTGATAAACAGCCTTATTTTTTCTAGCTTTTTGCCAGTTAGAAAAATCTTGTACATCAAGGTCATATAAGCGATGCTTATCATGGTTATGCGACTCAACAATGTTAGTTACACCGTGAAGTCTACGATTGTATTTACTTTGCCACTTTCGAGCTTTCTTTTCTAATTGCTTGAATTGTAATTTATCGTACTTAATCCCATCAGAAGTAATCGCTAAATCATGTACCCCTAAGTCAATACCAACTACTTTGCCTGTTGGTTTGAGTTCTTGGTTTTCAAACTCAACTTGCAGGCTAAGATAGTATTTACCTGTGGGTTCTTTTTGGACAGTATAGCGTTTTACTTTGCAATTCTTTAACGACTCAGTAGAACTGGTTTTAACATAACCTAATTTAGGCAATCTAACATATCTTTTAGCAGCTACTTTAACATTAGATTTGCCAGTATAAGACTGTTTTGCTGCTTTACGGCTATGAAAACGTGGTTTACCAAACTTGTGTGTTTTGTCATTAAAGAAGTTTTTCCATGCTTGATAAAGGTTTTGAGTTACGACCTGTAAGGACGTACTATCACTATCTTTTAAGAATGGATATTCTGCTTTTAAAGGTACTAAAAGATAGTCCATTTGCCTATTAGTTGGTACTTTGAAAGATGGATTGTTTTTATATCTTTGGTTGATACCAGCTAATAATATGTTCCATAAAAAGCGATCATTACCAAACATGATTATTAATTGTTGTTCCTGTTTTCTAGTGGGATAAAGCCTTAATTTCATTCCTTTAAGCATAAAATTCACCTCCTTTAGCTTACTTTAAGTATACCATATGTTATAATTAAAGCGTTAAAATATATTATAAAATAAATAAAAGGTGGTATACATATGTTAGTAAAAGAAAGAACCAGTGTTTATGATTTTAGTTTTCATTTGGTCTTTGTTACCAAATATCGAAAAGAGATTTTTACCACTGATGAAATGCGAACTGACATGAAAAATATCCTGTTAGACATCGCTAAAAATAACGATGTTGAAGTTAATAGCTTAGAAGTAACTCCAGATCATGTTCATATGTTAATTTCTTTTAAACCAAAATACGCTGCCTCCAGCATTGTTAAAGCTCTAAAAGGTGCAAGTGCTAGAGCCTGGTTTAAACAATATCCAGCTACTAAAAAGCTGTTATGGAAGGGCCATTTATGGTCGCCTAGTTTCTTTATGTCTACTGTTGGTAACGTGTCAGAAAAGATTGTTAAAAAGTACATTGAAGACCAAATGAAAAAGTCAACGCAAAAGTCGCACTAAGAACGTGTGGCTTAATCAGACAATTCAACCCACGACTGAAGTCGTGGGCTTTCTTGTCTTGCCACACTATGTAAATTGACTACCATCAAAATAACTATTGCCTTGATGTTTAAAAGTGATTGGCTAGTCAATCGTGTATGTATTTCAATGATTATAAGTTGAATAGCAAAAAATAAAGCATCGCCTGTTGCCAAAATATTGTTAAGTCTATTTTTAGCCTCCATGGAATATATCAATTTTTTCATGGCATCTACTCCTCTTCATGTTTAGCAATCTTCCAATTGTAGGGTAAATCATAACTCTTAATAATTATGAACACATCGCTCACATCTAGCCCCATCTCTTCTGCTAAATCTTGCATCAGATAGTCTGGGTGCTTGACGCAAAGTTCTTTTAGTCTATCGATTCTTTGTTTGGAATATTTGTCTGCCCTTGACATTATTATCACACCTTTCTTCTATAATTAATCGAAGTGTAATTTAGACTATTCTTACACTTCGATTAACAATGTTCTTCCTTATCAAAAATTCTAAATTCAACTTCCAGTTTAGCTATTGTTTCAAAAAACATTGCTACATTCTCTACAATCCATAGTTCAAACAATGCTAGATCAAAGAAATAAAATAACCCCATAAGAAATGTAGCTGCGTTTGCTAAAAGCGTTACGATTAATGCTGTAGTCAGTGCTTTACCTAAAAGTTCCATAACAAATCTCCCCTTTGCCGTTTACTTAGCTGTTGTTTTAGCTTGTTCTGTTTGCTTTTCTTCTAGCTTTTTCTTGATACGTCTTTGCTTCTTTTTGACGTATGATCGTTTGTGTTTCTTAGCTTTCTTGCCCATTATCTCAGTTCTTTCTATTTGTCGTATTTGTATTTAGTTATAATCAATTCATTTGTTGGCTGCTCTAACATAAATCTAACGTAGCTTGGAAGCTTATACTTAGGTTTAACTTGCTTTAGAACCATTCTAGTTGATCCGTATGGGTGCTTTTTACTTGGAAATTCTTTTTTGTGTGTAACGCTAGTCCTAAACCAATCTTCTGATACGGTTATGACTTTGCCTTTGTTTGTTAGAAATTTATAGAAATTGGGATCATGTGCTGAATCAGCTTCGATATAATTGTAGTGCTTAATAGGAATATACTTAGTATCATAATAACGACTAGCGTTATGCTTAGCGTAGTGTTGGAAACAAACTAAACTTACAGAAAACAGGAAGCCTGCCGTTACCAAACTGCCAAACGCTATCTTGACTACTTTCCACATTATCCTCACTTCCTTGTCTTAATAGTCATACTTATATGTTGTTACAATCAATTCTGACGGTGGATTATACATCAGAAATAACCTTTGCCAAAAATGTTGGTTACTTTTGGTTTTTCTAAGTTCTACCGACTTAGTACCGTCTTTGTGCTTACTGTTAGGCAACTTGTTTTCATGAACCACTCTAGCTATAAGAGTTAGAGTCTTTCCATCTTTCGTTTTGATATTGTACTTATCAGCTAAAATTCCTCTATCTTCTACCATGGTGTAATGCTTGACCTCAACTAATTTTGGCTCGTAGTACCTACTATCAGCTGGTATTACACCTAAAATTTGAGTCATTGGAGCGATGAGAAACAAGCTAATTGTAACTACGAAAAATAGTAAGTCAAAAAACTTGTCCCATAGTTTGTCTGAAAGCATTCCTACACACTTCTCCCATATCTTTTCTTCCAAGCATTATACGTATAGTATTTCTTACCGTTGATTAATTTGTGTAACCTAACAGCTTCACTAATTAAATAAGTTGACTTGCCTGTTTCCATTTGCAAACGTCCATACAACTTGTTTTTATTATGGTAGACCTTATATGTTTCTGTCATTTGATCTACTTCATAGATACGTGATTTTCTTTCGTAATATCTATCAATAACTTCTCTTAGTCCTAATTTTTCAGTACGGTAATAGTTATAGGTGATTCCAGCCTTAGCAAAAGCAGGGGCTGGTGCTACGTCATCTTCAATTAAACGTCTAATCTTGTCGATAATTTCAGGTGTAACTTCAACAGTTTGGTACTTTTCATTTCTTGCATTAAGAATTACCTGTCTGTCTTTTTCAAGATATGGAGGCACTCCTGAAATATCATTGTCCCACTCTAAAATTGGTTTCCAAGTTTCTAACCGTATTACGCTTTCTGTCACACTCATTGCTACACCTTCTTTCCAAATCTTGTATTACCTTATCTTGGTTGAGTTTCATAAGCATATAAATCAAGCTTATATTCAGAGTATCTGCCAAAACCGAATTTACTTTTGTCTGGCAGTAATCTTCCAGTTTGATCTAACTGTTTAAACAGCTTTTTAGTAACTTTAAAATGCGTTGCTTTAGCTTGAAGATACTTGATAGCTTTACGCTTTGAATAAAATGTTTTTTGTTTATTTAATTTAACGTCCTTACTTAGTTCGTAAGGATTGATAATCTCTTGTTTTTGCATATTTTACGCTCCTTTTTTTTACAACTCTAGTGTTTCTCTAATCGTAACCTTTAGGTGAACACTACCGTCAGCTAATGCTTTACGTGTCATCTCTTTATCAAAATTTAGCATGAATTTAGAGCCATCTTTTTCTAAGATAAAATGCTCAGTTACATCTTTGCCTTCTTGTTTGACTTCCACTAGTTCTACAGCTGTTACGTTGTTAGAAATACTGTTGCCCACAGCGTATCTGGTAACCTTTTTAGCTTCGTTAGGATCTAGTTTAGATGAACTACACACCGATTAAAATCGGTGGTTTCTGGGAACTCTAGGTAGTATTTAGAACTAAGTCTAACTTACAGAACCTAGATATATTACCATGGTACGTCCCATACCGTTTTGCTTATTTAAGCTACTTGCTTTAATCCTTTAGCTAAGATGTTTCTAGCAGCATTAATATCTCTATCGTGATGTGTACCACAATTATCGCAAGTCCACTCACGAACATCTAATGACTTCTTACCTGTATTTACACCACAATTAGAACATACTTGTGAAGTGTAATTAGGATTAACTATAATTAGTTGTTTCCCATACCAATTACATTTATATTCCAACATAAAACGGAATAGGTACCACGAACCATTAGCGATTGCCTTTGCTAGTTTATGATTTTTCATCATATTCTTAGCCCTTAAATCTTCAATAACGATAGTGTCGTATTGTTTAACCAACATTGTAGTTAGTTTATGCAAGTAATCTTTACGTGTATTAGCTATTTTAGCTTGCAATCTAGCTTTGTTCCTTTGAGCTTTTTGTAGATTCTTAAAATCATTAAAATCTCTAGGGACTAATACTTTAGAGTATTTGTCACTTTCAATACAAACTTTAGCTTGATGTCTACGCTTAGAAAACTTACGTTGCCACAAGTTAGCTTTTCGTTCTAAATCTTCAACATGAAATGTATCATATTTTATTCCATCGGAAGAAATAGCTAAATCTGCTATACCTAAATCTAACCCAACTGCTTTATTTGTCTTCAGTAACAATGTTTGATTTTCGCATTCTACCTGTAAAGATAAATGATAACGACCAGTTGTATCATAACTTAGGGTATAGCGTTTAATTCTACAATCGGTGAGTTGTGATGTTTTGCTAGTTTTGATGAATCCTAGCTTAGGTAATTTCATATATCTTTTAGCCACGATATGAATAGTAGATTTTCCTGTATATGATTGCTTATAGAATTTTTTAGACTTAAATCTAGGCTTACCAAAACCAGATTTAAAGAAGGTCTTCCACGCTTGATATAGGTTTTGACAATCTACTTGTAAGGCAGAACTATCACTTTCTTTTAAGAAAGGATATTCAACTTTTAATGGCTTTAACAACCTATGCAACCTATATTCAGTCAACATAGGTAAATCTTTGTTGTTTTGATAACGTTCATTCATCATAGCTAACATATTATTCCAAATGAAACGACTATTCCCAAACATAATATCCAATTGTTCACGTTGTTTCTTATTTGGATAGATACGTAATTTCAGACCTTTTAACATCTAACTCACCTCACTATCATCTCACAAAATTAATATAATAAATTTATCTTCTATATTATATTTTTTGGTTTGAATCCCACGACTAAAGTCGTAGGCTTTCCGTCCTATTTGTAGTAAATCCATGCTAAGGTAGTATGTGGCTGTGTTTACATTGTCTGCCATGATTTTTTCCTTCTTTTTTTAGACTTCATCAATTAATTTTTCACACGCTTGTACAACTTGTTTAACTTGACTAGGGCTTAGAAAAGCTTTGTTATAACAATTGACTTGCCATGTTGGTTTAGGCTTTAACCCACTGTAGTACCATTCAAGAACTTCTGGCTGTAAGAAAACTGAATATCCAGGATAGCCAAAACTTCCATGCGTTTCTTTAGTAATAATTGCGTGTAGGATCATATGCTCTACCGCATCACAGTAGACCAAATTTTCTTTTCTTTGCCAATCAAAAGGATAGCCAAAGTGTTGCAAATAAGTTTTGTTTGCAAGGTTTAACCCTTGATTTTCCATAACGTGATGGCAATACAATCCTTCTTTTGTTCGGCTAATTGACTTACCTTTGACTAACGTTTTACGCTCACCTAAAATGAACCCTGTATAACTAGCTTCAGTAAAGTAATCTTCCTTAGCTGCACCGTACTTTCCTTTTAGTGTATCTACGGCTTGTTGATATGACATTTTAGCTAATTCTAAATATCCGTTAAATCGTTGCTCTTGACTTGTTTTTTCCATAACATCGCCCCCTAATATTTGCGTAAATAATCTTTAATAACGGCTAATTTTTGCTTTTGTGTCAACTTCTCAAACTCTCTTCTTTGCTTTTCATCTAACTCTTGCGTGAACCTATCGTAAACATCGCTAGGCTCTTTTTTATTTTTTGTTTCAACCATAAAATCACTCTCTTTTCTTTTTTGAAGAAATCTAAAATGCAACACTTAAAACTCGAAAACAACCGTTATTTCAATACTTTTCATACATTTATTATATACCGCTACTCACCTTAAAGCAATATTTTTTATTTACTTTTTTAATTTACCGTTTTCAAAGTCCAACCATTATTAAAATCAAACTTAGATTCCATATTTTCTTTCTTCCAAGTTTTATAAGTATAATACGTCATACCTTTCATCATGATATGGAGTTGCATAAGATTTTGAATTGACGCTACAGCTTTGTTTGTTTCTTTATGTATGCGTCTGATTAACCCCACACGGTCATGATAAATTCTTACTACTTTATTCTTTTCGTCTATTTCATAAATTCTTGACGTTCTTTCTTTATAAGCATCAATTGTATCTTTCAAGCCTAATTTAACCGCTCTTTTATAGTCATAACTCATCTTGGCTTCTCTAAAAGCAAATGTAGGTGAATTATCTTCCTCAATTAATTTCTTAACTTTCTTAAGCCTGCGGTCAAAGCTTAGCTCTTTCCAATTAAGCTCTACTCTAGCGTTTAGAATTATCTGCCTATCTTCTTCAAGGTAAGGTGGAACCCCTGAAATATCATCGTCCCACTCAGAGATAGGCTTCCAATTTTCTAATCGACTTACGCTTGGAACGATATTTCTCATACGTTTCACTTCCTTTTTTTGACTAATGATTATTTCAGCAAATACCCTGCCTTGCTCTCAAAAACAAGCGAACCATCAAATCAAGGTATACAGGGCGGTGCTGCAAAACGTTAATATAACGCATGGAAGGAAAATGTACCACACTTCCCTTCATTTAGATTTGTCTTGCAACACACAACAGTAGAACCTAGTTGCTGTTGGTTGGGACGATTCTACTGTCAATGACTCAGTCCCCTTTGACAAGTACTGAGCCTAGAGTTAGTTATCTTTTATCCGTTAAAAGCTATGTTGATATTTTCTACCTAAAAATTTTGCCATTAGAAATGCTACTAACTTCTTACTAAAATTTATTTCTTCCAAGTAAACCACTGGTAATTCACTAACACGTTTTTTATCAATAACACCATCTTCAAACTGTTTTTCTAGCCAAACGTTAAAGATAATTTCACTTACACGTCCATAGAAACGTTGTTGGAAGGCATCCAAGTTTTGCGTTCCTAGACGCTTTTCAAGTTCAAATAAGATATCAAATAACCATGTACAATAAGCGTCTAACAAATCTTTCCTCATAATAACCATATTAAACATATATCCTGAAGTCTTATTTATTACCTTCTCATATGTATCAGCATATTCTGGATATTTTTCCTTGATAATATCAAAGGTTACATCTAGCTGATTAGAATAATGTGTGTGTTCATAATGCGAATACAGAGTTTCAATATAGTATCTTCTCTTTTTCGGTAATATCACATCATAGTTATCTAACATTGGTTCTAATTCATCTTTTGTAATCACCCAGCTAAGCCTATCTTTACCATGATGATAATTCTTTCCACCAAAATGACGTCTATAATGAACTAAACCTATGTATTCAGCATCTACATGTTTCCAAGCCCAATATAGAGCTGTTAATTCACTATATCTATCATTTTTATCAGAAATATTATCTCCAACATTATCTTTTTGATATCCTAAGTCTTTACCTTTATTCAATTCAGCTCCTACTTGAATTGGTAAGTATAGGTTATTTAAGGGAATGCTCTCATATTGTTTATGAGTGGCTACTATTAATTTCGCTTTTTTCTTTTTTTTCATAAATTAATCATTTCCTTTGATGAAATAATGTAATTATTCGGTAATTACTCTTGACGCTTTCTATCACAAATTGAGTAGTAATTATCAGGATTTTCCAGAAGATCATCTGTATTATCTACTTCTGGTAAAGCAAAGTCTTTTTCAGCCTCGAACTCTTGCTTGATGTCCTTCTTGTACCTACGTAATTCTTCACCTTCATTTACAGCTTCTAATAATCCTGTAAAATCACTTAACTCCATACCATTCTTAGCAGTGATTTCCTTGCCACCACTTTGTTTGTAGTGGTTTTCAATCCATAGGGCAAGCTTTGGTGAGAAGAATATTTTCTTCTTTAGTAAAGTTTCTAAATCAAGCACGGTGTTATACCAGTCGTTATGCTTAGTTCTAACCCTTCTTTTAGGATTTTCTAAAATGGTACGTAATTGTCGAGCTTGCTTGTAGTAAGGCAGCTTGACCTTAAGCATATTTCTAGTTCCGTAGATAACAAAACCTTCAGTATCTGTACGATCCTGTTGTTTATCAATAAACTTGCGTAGCTCTTCTGGAGTATTGAATGTTTGATAATCTAAGTTAAGGTATTTATCCATCAAGTCTAGTCTAACCTTACCTTCTTTGTCGTTATTAACAATCGCTAAAGGCATAATAATGTAGTCATACAAAGGATAATCCTTGCTGTAATCAATGATATGCTCGTTGTGCTTAACGTTAATAACTTCAAATAACACTGATGTATTACGATTGTCTGGATTTTTGTAAAAACTAGCTAAATTCTCACCTAAATTCTTACCGATACCGTAAGGATAAATTTTCTTGTCAAACATAAGGGCTTTACCAATTAACATACTGTGAAAGCTGCTTCCACCCTTGGATAAAAAGTGAATATATCCCTTTTTCTTATCATAAAAAGCAATCATCAAAAAACCGTTCCACTTAGTGTAAACCCTAGCTGGATAACCAACATTTTCTAAGGTTGACGTAGGTGTTTGTCCTTCGTTAAAGAACTTCTTAAAACCACGTCCAACAATTTTGTCCCCACAAGTGAATAAACCTCTAGCATTAGTTGTAGTTGGAGTCCAACGATTATTGTTAAATACTTCTCTAGTAAAATTGTGAGCTACAATACCATCACCAATATCAACGTCACGTATGTCTTCATCGTTGAATACATCTTCTACAAAGTTAGATACATTAGCTCTAGCTACAGTTGAAATAGATGTCTTTACACCATTTTCAGCTAACTTTAGTTCATAGTATGGCACAAAATCATCATTACATAGGTTAATGATATTGTTATTATCATCTGGCTTGTACTCAAAAACATTACGATGCCCATGAACTTGTTCTACTGGATTTTCAACGTTTACTGTAGCGTTAGCATAAGTTTTATCAATGTCACGATCATAAGGTGAGCCAGTTTCTTTAAGGTTGATGCCTAGCGTAAACACGTTTTCGTTTAGCAGATGCAATGGCATATCCATAGCTACAGGTTCAATACCAGCATGACTAACCAAGTACTTCTTGCCATTAAAGCTAAAAGCTAAGTAGTCTTCTAATTGTTTAGTATAGTTGGATAACAGTTCATCTAAATCTTCTTTAGAACCTACTTCATCTAATAATGTAGGATAGGTTATACGTCCAAATTGACCGCTAAAATTACCTGTTGTTAAATACTCTTCAATACGTTGCTCATGGTTTCCACGTAAGAAAAAGATGTTATTCCCCTTTAAACTATTAGCAAACTTCAATGTTTCTAAATTCTTAGTCCCACGGTCTAATAAATCTCCGCAGAAAATGTAAGCTGTACCTCGCTTATGGTTAGCAAAGATTTCATTTAAACCATCATATTCACCATGGACATCACCAATAATCTTGATGCAATCAAACTTATTGCTAAAATCTGGATATTCGATTGTATTAAGGGTTTCTTCTAATCTAGCCACACACTCCTTAGGGTCTAGTACCTTGACCCATTGTGGAATTTGCTTTCTATGTGCATACCAACGGTTGACATATCTAGTAATAACTTCTCTACCAACTTTACGTGTACGGTTTGAATCACGTTTAACAAACTCATCAATTAAAGCGTTCATGCTACCATATTTTTTTGCTTGGTAGCTCATAAAATTGACTAAGTATACTTTATACCTATACTTAATCCTAAGCTTATTGAATTGTCTAAACGCTCCACGATACAACATAGTACTATCAACAAATGTTGTTTCACCGTTTTGCATACGTCTTTCTACAGCTTGATAGATTGTGTTCCAAACTAGGTGTTCATTGTTTTGATTAATTTCGTGTTTATGTAGCTTTTCACTTGTATCTAGTGCTAAGTTATAGTTACCAAAAAGTGTTCGTACCTTATCAGCAACGATTGTATAATCTTCTAAATTATGCTCCTGAATAAACGTGGACTTCCCACTAGCAGGAGATCCCATTGTTAGATATAATTCTCGCATTAACTTCACCTCTTCGTTTGTGTATTAGTAAAAATAATCCTTGAGGTAGACCTTAACCTCATTACCGTCTTGATAAACTTTGACTTTTCTTTCAGATAAGAATTTTAGCAAGCCACTATTTAGGTTAATTTCATCAGCTTTATAAACTAATGTTTCTTTGTTTTCTTCCTCTAAGCGATTGCTAATATCATCTAAAACTTGACGGTTAGTTTCGTTTTGTTCTGCCAATTGTTTAGCTTCAACGGCTGTCAAAATGTTGATCGGAGTAAAGATATAAGGCCCTTGTTGTGGTTTTGCAAAGCCAATTATCAGCATTGAATATCCTCCAATCCTTCTTTGACCAACGATATAACCTAAGTTTCTAAGAACAGGTTCGACGTTTTCAATTTCAGCTCTTGTCCAAGCTACTTTGATAAGGTTATACCCTAGACTTGCATGTTCTTGGATTAACATTGCAGCTTTATTTAGTGCTACTAAATCTACATTTTTAATTTCCATAAAGTTCAGTCCTTTCTTGCTTGCCCTACACTTCTGTAGAGATTACCCCTACACTAACTTCCCTAACATTCCAGCCAATTCTTCATTGTCATCTTCAGCGTTTTCTTGGTCTTGCCCCCAGCCTTCTTCAGGGTGAGAAACAAGCTTGTTGCCTTCCTTTTGTGTAAGCGTGTTGTAGTAAGCAGAACCATCAGCAATTAATGGAGCTTCTTCAATACCGTTGATGTAATTGTTAGCTTTAACTAACCACTTGCAGAATTGTTTGTAGCCTATGTCCATACTTTGATCATCAATGGTAAAAATGTCTAAACGTGGTGTTTTTTCTTTAGTCACAACAATGTAGTGATAATCAATGGTGTAATCTTGATAACCATTGTCTAATAGCAATTGACGATATACCCCAGCTTGCCATGGAAATAACTTTTCAACCGTCCATTCAACAGGCATGTAGCGATGCTTGCCAAAAATGTCATCGCCCCAAGCCCAACCACTTGGATCATAAGACTTAGCTGTTTTGTAATCGTAAGCATGTATTGCTTTTTCTTGTTTATCGACTACATAAATGTCTAGCTTACCTTTATATTCAACATTGTCATAAACTGATTTAAATGGTTGTTCAATTAAGACTTCAAAACGTTCTTGGTTAGTTATTTGTGAAATCATAGTTTGCATAATAATTTCTTTAACTGGATCACTGTTAATCACAACATTGAACCATTCTAAAATTGGCTTGTTAGTAGCCTTTAATTGGCCTTTAGTTTTACCCTTAGATGAAAATAGGTCTGAATATTCGTTTTCCTCTAGTGGCTTAATCTTATCAAAAGCGTATTGCTTAGCCTTTTCTAACAAGTTATCAACCCAAATTGAGCTGTCTTTTTCTTTAGTTAGTTTTACGTTTTCTTCATTGTTTATGTATTCCATTAAAAACTCAAGTAGGTCATGAAAGTATCTACCTTGAAGCAAAGCGTTATTATCATCAAACCATGGAAATTCACCTAAATAGTTAGCCAATGCTCGCTTAGGGTTTTGAGCAAACAAGCGTACACTTGAAACAGATAAGGTTTTATCTTCATAATATTCATTATCTAAATTCATTTATAACACGTCCTTTTTATTTTAAGAAATGTAAAATACAACACTTTATTAACAAGTTAATCTTACCATTGTTAGTAGTTTTTGTAAACTTTTTTATAAACTTTTTTAAAAAGAAAAAATAAACAATATTATCTGTTGTTTTTATTGGCTTTTATGTTATACTACATGTGTAAGCGAAACAAAAGCTTTAATATCAAGGGTTTCGCCATAATTTAAAATTAATTTTAGAGGTGTTTTTATGAATAAAACAGAATTGGTAGAAGCTGTTGCTAAAAAGATGGGTACAACTAAAAAAGAAGCAGAAGCAGCTGTTTCAGCATTCACAGAAACAGTTAAGGAAGCTTTAGCTGAAGGTAAAAAAGTACAACTAGTTGGCTTTGGTAACTTTGAAGTACGTGAACGTGCAGCTCGCAAAGGTCGTAACCCACAAACAGGTGAAGAACTCGACATTCCAGCAACTAAAGTACCTGCATTCAAACCAGGTAAAGGCTTTAAGGAAGTTGTAAAATAACAGCTACATAGCTAATAAAAAGAACATTCAACTCAATGAATGTTCTTTTTTCTATGCTCTTTCTATTCGTAAGCTGAACGATCTTCCAAGTCTGGAACTAACGTAAAAGCAAGGTGTTCTGCCCTATTATTATCAGCTCTACCATTACGCATAAAGCAAGCTTTAATTCTATCAGGACTAACTTGGCTTAACAAAGCTTCCCACTTGCTTCTTGGCAATTTGTTAGTTAACGGATTATCAGCGTATGTTTCTAGTATTTTTTCAATGTGTAGTTGATTAATTTTTTCATGGTTAATAAAATGATTTAATCTCATATCAATATAAGTATTATCAACTGCATCAGCTAACCAATCTTGTGGTGTAGCATCGCCGTCTTCTTCAACCATATCTAAGTAGTCATCTACAGCATCTGGCAAGTCCCTTTCTACAATTGTTTCAGGTACATTAGCTAGACCAACCTTACCTAAATCACTAGGTGTTAGTCCGAGTTCTGCTAAAAAGTATTCAATTCTAGCATCAATTTTTTGTTTCATGCCTTTTCTTAACGCTGGAATAACCTTATTCTTTAAATCAACTCTTTTTTCTTCTTTAACCCACATCATAAATTCATCATCAACTTTAGTTAAATCTAAACGTATAATCTTTTCGCCTGGATATTTAGCTTTGATAAATTCACGATATAAGCCGTAAAGCGTAGCGGTATTACCAACCTTTTCTGATAATACATCTAAAGCTCTTGAGTTTATATAAAATCCAAGATTACCTTCAGTTTTCCATGAATCAACATAAATGTATCTAATATCACGAGAGGCATCGCTTGAAATAAACTCTTCAAATAACTCTGGTGCATTCTTAAAGATATGCCCTTTTTGTCCTTCTTTTCTAGCGAAGATGTGAACTTCGTTGTTCCAGTCGGCAATGTTCTTATCTACGTGTTTGAGAATCATTGCTTGAACCTTACCATCAGAAATATTTAAGTTTTTTCCTTCAGCTAAATCACTTGTTAATTCATACAAGTAATTTCTGATAATTGGCTTAACTTCAGGCATTAAAGCTAAGTTTTTCTTATATTCTTCTTGTGATGTAACTGCCATCTTAACTCAGCAACCTTTCTTTTTTTGTTTTATAAGAAATGCAAAATGCAACTCTTATAGTCTAAGCAATATCTTCCAAATCTGGAACTAAGGTAAAGCCTAATTGTTCAATTTTGTTGACATCAACATTACCATTTACGTTAAAGCAAGCTTCAATTCGTTCTGGGCTAACCCTAGAGCTTAACAAAGCAGCCCACTTACTACGTGGTAACTTGCTGGTTAATGGATCTTCAGCCATTGCTTCAACTAGTTTTTCAACGTGTAATTGACGTACCTTTTCTTTGTTGACAAATTGTTTTAATCTCTCATCAATGTATCTGTTATCATACACCTCATCTATCCAATCAGGTACGTCATAACCGTCTTCTGAGCCACTGTTAATAGCGTCATCTTCTGCGTCCAAATAATCTTCAATTGCATCTGGCAAATCAGCGTTTACCATTTCGGCCACTACATTGCCTAATCCAGCTCTACCTAAATCGCTAGGGCTTAATCTAAGATTTGCTAAGAAATCACCTAGTCTAGCGTTAACCTTTTCTTCCATGCCTTTTTTAAGGTAAGGCTTAACGTATGAATTAACCCTGGATTGTCCATTTTCTTTTTCCCATTGCATAAATTCATCAGTAATCTTGCTTAGATCAACCTTTAAAATCTTTTCGCTAGGATAAGCTTCATCAAGAAATTTATGATAATCGCTATTTGATACATTACCTAAATTTTCAACTAAAGTTTTTCTTGCTTTTTCGTGCATATAATACTCAATGTTACCCTCTAATTTAAGCTTAGACTTAAAGTCAGAAATAAGGGCTTGTCCATTTCCTTCACTCAAAAATGAATTAAACAATTCTTCAGGGCTTCCTAGAAACTCTAACTTTTTATCCAGTGAATTAGCAAAAAACATTAGCCCATCATGCCATTGTTCAAAATTCTTAGTAACAACCTTAATAATAACTTCTTGAACAAGTTTATCATAAGGGTTGACACCACGTTGTTGTTCAAAGTCAATTGCTAGTTCAATTAGGTGACTACGTGCAATTGCTTCAGCTTTTGGCACAAGTGTTGTATTACTTTTGCCATTAAATTGCATACTAGCCCAGCCTAATCCGTTAACATACTCTTTTCCCATGCGTTCTGTAATGCTTGACATAACTATCATATCCTTTCTGAAAATGGCGATGTTACAACCTTGTCCCACCGCCATTAATCTTTTACATCATTTGTTCTTCTAAATATCTATCAAAAATTCTTTCAACCATTTGATCCCCTAGCTTAGCAAAGTTGTATAACTCACTTTCGTATTTAGCTACGACATTTCTAAGTACAGCGTTAATATCATCATTGCTATAACCGTAATCTCTGGCTGTATCAACAAATCTGTTTAAATAATACTCACGAGCTTTATTAGCGTCATACAAGGATAAAATCAAGTTGATTAAGTCTATTTCATTTAGATAATCATCAAAACTTGCGTCAGGGTTATCCTTTAAGTAGTCCTTAAAATCGGCATACATTTCAGACATCTTGCTATCAACGAAGTTTTCCATACTAGCACGATTGCGTAGCACATTGTATGCTTGCGGATAGCCCTTACTTAACTCAATAACTTTGTTCAACTTACTCTTAAGGTAACTTTGAACGTGAACGTAAAAGCCGCCTTCTTTGATGTCTTCTAACACGTTTTCGGTTAGTTCTTTTTGATCTTTAACAAGATCTCCAAAAAACGTTTCTAAAACAGTTTCGGCATCGTATTCAACATACACATTTAAAATGTTTGCGTTATTGTTAGCCTTGCTTATCACTTGGTTAACATCATCGCTAGGATATCCCATGTAAGACAAGTCTTGTTTTAAGCGTTCAAGAAGCTTGTTTTTTTCTTCTTCTTGCTTGCCTTCAAAAGCTCTTCTAAAGAGTGGATAAATAGTTCTGTTGATGTTTTCCATAAAGTAATCTTCAACGTGATAATCAGGCTTAGTCTTAGCTGTATCTAAGTAGTCTTGGTAAAAACCATCAAAATTATCATCAATCCAGCGTTGAGCAAAACTTTGTGCAACAGTAGATGTCAAAAGTGAATTTTGATCTTTACTTACAGTTTCAACGAAGCTGCCAATATACTCACTACCAGCCTTTTTAAAAACATCTTTAGCTACTTTTTGATTTTCGATCATATCACGGTTAGAAAAATCAGGTACAGGTACGCTGTTAATCTGATTCCAAAATTGATAGCTTACAGTAAAGTTGTTAAAAAAACTTTTCTCTATATCTTGGCTTGCAAAGTTTGTATCATCGTATTGATTAACGTAGATGTCGCAAAACTCATTAACTGCAGGCTTTAAAGCTTGAATACACTCTTTTTTGAACTTATTAGCTTTAACGTAATTATCATAGTAGCTAATATCGTTGCAACCAAGCTCTTTTAGATAATTATCAATGCTTTGTAGGACTACATCATTTTCTGCATAATTTACTGTTGCGTCCTTGAGTGCATTAATCATTTTTTGATCCTTGATCATTGCATACAGTCCTTTCTACACTATTGAATTACCGTAATTTGAGGCTCGAATGGGTGCTTTTCAAAGACTTGTTCAACGACTGAATCGCTTGAGTTCTTTCTTTCAGCTGAAGCAAACGACCATAATTCTAAATCTGTCATTTCTTTAGCTACACGTACACATTCAAGTTTGGAATGACCTAAGTCAGCTGCTTTATCCATGAATTTTTGAATCCATGTATCTTTAGCAGCACCAGCATCAAAATTACCAACAACTACTTTGTTGAAATCAACTTCTTTTAGATATTCTTCAAAAGTTAAGGCAGAATCTTCACCTTTAGCGTCAACAAAATCTTCGTACAAGCTATCAGCATTAGCATCAATCCATTGATCCATCTTAGCTTTGTTCAACATTACGTTAAATGAATAATCAAAGCCCATACTGTTTTCATCAATAACACCATTAGCAAATGTTTCAAAGCTTGCATGAGCTGTTTTAAGCAAAGCACCTTTATTGCTTACTTCTTCATCTGTTACCCATTGTGGCATTGGCACTGAGTTAAAGGCATTTTCAAACGCTGAACTGTTAATAAAGTCGTTTAAGAATGTATCTTCAACATCATCAACAAAAACATTGTCATAAGTTTTAGCAAATTCTTTTTGAGCATTGTTTACAACTGGTAACAAGTGTCCGCAATAGTCCATGAACTTGCGATATTCCTTAATTATATCTGGATTATATCCTTTTTCTTCTGCCTTACGGCGAACGTAGTTTTCAATTCTAAGATCAAAGCTATTACCATCTGGGAAGAAGTTAGCTAAATGAGATCTTATTTCTTCTTTTCTTTCTGCTAGTTTATCTTCAAAGTCATCTTTCTTTAAGGCGAAGAACAATTCACGTTTGTCTTTAGCATCAGCAAATGCTTTATAATTATCAGCTACAAAGTTTGTTACCTCATTTTGATAATAGTAAGTTGTTAGTCCTTTTTCAGTGTATTCAATACTGCTTTGTCCTTGCATGATTTCATCTACAATTGACTCTAAATCGTTTAAGTCAGCATCATTATCTTGAAGTATTAATAAGTTTGTTAGCAAATCAAATTGCTTGCCTTGATATAAAGCTTTTTTGAACTCAATAAAGTGTTTATTGATTATTTCAAGTACAGTAGCTCTATCAACTTCTTTTGACTTGTTGTCATCTGAAACGTACATAAACGTATGATCTAACTCTGAAATTCTATCAGCAATATCTTCTGCTGTGTAATCTTCCGTTTCAAGTTGGAATCTTTCGTCATGGAAGTTTATATCTTCAAGTAAATCAAGTACTCTTTGTTTTTCAATAGCACTACCTGTTCGATACAAGTTAGACACTCTAGCTAAATCCTTATCATTCAAACCATAAGTAATCTTTTGTGAGATTTCAGGAATTGTCATTTCTGGGTTCTTTAAGTATTCAACTACATCACTTTCATTTACTTCATTGTCTTCAAAGTAAGGCACCATATTTATAGATTGTTTCATAAACATATCAAAGTGAGAGTCAGTCATAAGCAATCTTGCAAACTCATTAGCATCACTGCTTAATTCTCTTTCAACGTATTCATCTTCAAAAAGATCCTTAGCATTTGATAAATTTGGTTCAACGCTAACTAAAAACTTCTTAAACATTTCAACATGTTCTTGATTGTTAGAATCATAACCACGTTCCTTAGCTGTTTCTAACAGTTTATCGTAAACATCGCTATAATCAGTTACTCTACTTGGCAATGAGTTGTTTAAAACATCTTTTACTATGCGAACTCTAGCCATACGTCTTTCTTCGTGTTCGTCAGCAACTAATTCAAAGAATGTTGTTCTCTTATCTCTTGAATTAGTAAATGCTTCTTTGTTTGCTTCAATTACTCTTTTGACATCGTCTAAACCATAAGTATCAGTGAAGTTGTCGACTTTTGGATAAGTAAGAGTAGTTTGTCCTTCCATTACTCGATCGGCTAATAGTTCAATATCAATTGACTCGTCTTCTACATAATCGTAATCATCTTTTTGATCCTTCCATAGATCATGCAAAATTTCTACCAAGTCATCATATGAAAGAGTCATAAATCTATTGCGTTTGATATTATCAAGAACAAATTGTTTATTGTTCTTAAAGCGTGCTGCAAGACTAGCAATTATGGACTCTATTTCACCGTTCCATTCAGCAGAATCAATTGTTGCTTTCTTTACTTGTTCAATTAACTCTGATTGATGGCTTTGGTAAATCATTAATGCAGCAATAGCTGGTGTTTCTGGAATACTTTGTCCTTGATTGCTATTAGCGTTGTCGTAAATTTCCTTAGCTTTTTCTTCAATAAAATCAGAAATAATTGCTTCACCTTTTTGCAAGAATCTAGCGAAGAAATCATCATTCAAAAGGTCAAAATCAAAGCCATAACTTTGTTGAGTAACCTTATTAAAGATATTAAATGAATACTTATCTTTTTCTAGTTCTTGCTTTAAGTCATACCAACGTTCTTGCAATAAATCTTTTCGATCTTGTTTGTCTAATTGTTCTTTCCAATCTGGAGTTCTTTCAGCAATAAATTTATCCAAATCCTTTTGGTAAACCTTAGCCTTTTGCCAGTCAGCTAATTTAGAAACTTCTTCTTGCCAGTAACGAACGTTAACTTTATTGTATGGTTCGGTTTGACGAACTTCTTGTAATAACTCTGTCTTTACTTCTTCTAACAATAAAGCAAATGGGAAATGTTCTTCGTAGTATTGACTGATAACTGCACGGTGGGAATCAAGGTAACTTCTAACCACATCATCAACGTTGTTTTCATTAATATCTGTAGCTTGTGCCATAATTGCTCCAGTTAATAAGTCTGTTTCATCAGTAATAAATTTAGTCTTTAGATCCATAGTTTTAGCATAAGCACTTTCACTGTCGATTAAGTTTTCTGCTAAAAATTCCTTCCAAACGTCATCTGAAAGCTTGTCTAAACGAGAAACAACTGCCCCACTTACAAGTGAGAATAATTCATTGTTATCTTTGTTATCAGCTTTCTTATCACTTTCAACTCTAAGCAAGTTCTTAGATAATTCATCAATGATTGCTTTATCGTGAGTTGAGTTATTGTAGCGATATAAGCTCAATAAGTTTTCTGCGCCTGTTTGGCTTGCAATTCCATCACGGTATTTATCAACTACGTTATGAGCGATGTCTTCAGCGTCTTTTAAGAGTTCGCTTGGGTTAACTCCACGAAAATCATCACTAACATTTTCAACAGCTCTTTGTGCGTAAACATCAAAAGCAACGTTGTTATCTTCAAAACGTACAAGCAATAGTTTCTTGATTATATCAGCAAATTCAGCGTTATATCGTGTTAGGATTTCGTTTGATGTAATTTCTTTATTAGTATACAAGCGTAAGTCATCATCGTCTAAGAAAGTCTTGCTTCCACTGCTTAATGAAATACCTAATTCACCAAATAATTTCTTGATTGTTGTGGCTCTTGAATAATCGCTTAATTCATCAATACCTATATCTTCTGCACTAACTTTAGCTAACTTGTCATTAATCATAGCGATAATTGATGCAAAGTTAGCTGCTGTTTCAGAAGTTATTTGATATACTCTTGCTTCTTTGCTTTGGATTTCATCAAAGTTGTATACAAAGGTTAAATCATCACTGCCATTTACGTTCTTGAAGAAATCCATTACGTATTTCTTTATAGCTGAAAATACTTTTTTATCAGCAGCTTTGCCTGCGTATGATGCACTACCTTGAGCTTCAATACCTTTGATTGTATAAACAACTTTTACTGATGAATCTTTAGTGCGAACTGAAACATTTTTAACTGCTACAGTTGCTACAAACTCAATACCACCTAAAGTTGTAGTAAAGGTCTTTTTACCTTGATTTTTAATAGCACGAGCAACCATATCTTTGAAGATTGTTTCTTCATCATCGTTTTCAAGCATTTCTTTAAGTTGTTTTTCATCGCCTACACCTAAATATAAGCGTACTACTTCTTGTCGTGCTTTGTTTGTTAAACCCTCAAAATTAACGTTTCTAGCGTACTTGTTTAAAGTAATTTGAGCTTCTTTAGGATAATATTTTTCCATGTAATTACTTAAAGCATTCCAGTTGCTAATGCTACTTACATGAGACTTAACGAAAGCTAAATCATCAGCTCTAGTTAATTCTGTTGGGTCAACGTAAATGTTATAGCTATCGCCAAAGATTTCAATCATTGAAACTTTGTTATTGCTAGAATAATCGTTTGTACGTCCTCTAGCACCAAAGATACTTGCAAATGTTTGACTATCAGTTACACCTTCTGTTTCACGTAGTTCGCCTGTGCGATGTCCTTTACCTGTCCCAGCGTGGCTAATCTTACCTACGTATAAAGTCATGATAAATCACTTCTTTCCGAAATATTTACCTGTTTTTGTACACAAAAAAAGTACCGCAAATAAATACAAAAATGTAAATATTTACGGTACTTATTGCTTTATTTAAGCATTGTACGAGGAGTATTCACTGGCATAACCAGTCACCCACGACCCCTCAACAGGTTAATATAATTATACCATGAAATTCTTTGCAATACAATGTGAGGGCTTTTCTTTGTAATAGAAAAATCCCCACTGCAAGAAGCAATGAGGAATAGTTTTGAAAAACGATTAATCATATGCTATACTAAGCTCGTATAGGATAGTTAGCTAGAATGTTAGCTACAATTAAGATTAATCTAAGCGTCCATTCTAAACGTACTGCAATACGTTTGTAGCAACGCTTTGAGCAAAAATCTGCTAATTTACTAGAATGATACATTAGTTATTATAGTTTAAAAAAGCCTTTAAATCAACGATTTGAGGGCTTTTTGTTATGCAAAAAAAAGATAGGTATTTCTACCTATCTTCAACAGTAATTAACTATTTTTCTTTACGTTTGCCTAAAGCACCTAGTCCTAACAAGGATCCTAGTCCAACTAAAATTGCACCAATAGTTGTACCCTTGCTTTGCTTTTCGCCAGTTTGTGGTAACTCAGTAGTTACGAACTTAGGTTGTGCTTTAGCTTGTGGCTTAGCACTAGCCTTAGCTTCAACTTTAGGAGCTATTTGAACTTTAGCTTCATGTTTAGCTTCGACTGTAGGCTTAGCTTCAACCTTAACATCAGATTTAACCTTCTTGTAAGTTATCTTTACAACTTGGTCTGAACTGTTACCATCTACAGTTTCTTTTTCAACCTTAGCTTGACTTGGCTTGTAGCCGTCTACTTCTGGTGCGACTACTTCGTCAAACTCAGCTTTAGACCATTCGCCATAAACAACATCACCAGTAACTAAGTCTGTAGTCTTGCTGCGTTTTAGCGTTTGTTCTTGCTTGATTGTCTTAGTTTGACCGTCTGGCAAGGTAATTTTAACAATACGACTAACTGTCTTAGTTTCTGTGCCTTTGTCTAGCTTATGTTTCAAGTGAACTGTAACGTCAGCATTGTCTTTAGCCTTGAATGTGTAGTCAGCAGGAACATCGCCTTTAACTTCATAGCCATCTGGAATTTCAATGCCTGTTTTAACTACTTCGTCAGTCTTACCAGCTAATATATAAGATTTAACTGTAGCTCCACCCTTGTCATCGTCAACATAAGTAATGTTGATTGATTGTCCATTAGGTGCGTAAGTAATTTCAACTACGCTATCCTTAGTTTCACTATTAGCCACTTCCATGTTTACCCTATCTTGACTTGGTATATAACCGTCAACTACTGGTACGTCATAACGATCTAATTCACCAAGCGACCACTTGCTATAAGTAACTTGACCTGTAACTTCATCAACAACAGCAACTCTGTTTAAATCAACTGTTTGTCTAGTTGTAGTTGTCTTGCCATCTGGTGTTGTTACTTTGATTGTTCTTACAACAGTCTTGTTTAGGTCATCTTTGGCCACACCTTTAGGATAAGACTTAGTTGGGTTATTTGGTAACTTGTCGTCAGTTGTCTTAGGCAAGTCTGGAATTACAGTAACTGTACTATGCTTCAAGTGAACTGTAATATCAGCATTATCTTTAGCCTTGAATGAATATTCGCTTGGAACTTGTCCGTCAACTTCATATCCATCTGGAATTTCAATGCCAGTCTTAACAGTTTCATCAGTCTTGCCTGTTAATGTATCAGTCTTAACAGTAGAACCACTGTTATATCCGTCTACATAAACAACTTTGATTGACTGTTTGTTAGCAGTGTAGCTAATGTTTACTTCACTGTCTTGGCTATCGCTAGTTACTTTAGTTTCTTCAACCTTAGCTTGACTAGCAGTATAACCATCAACGCTAGGTACATCATAGCTATCAAACGAACCTGTAGTCCAATCATCGTAAGTAACTTGACCTGTAGTTTCATCAACTCTTGCAGTACGTATTAGATGTACTGTTTGTGTTGTAGTTGATGTCTTGTCATCTGGAGTTGTTACCTTGATTGTTCTAGTAATGGTCTTGTTTAAGTCATCTTGACCTACACCTTTAGGATAAGTCTTGCTTGAATCTGGTAACTTATCAGCTGTTGTCTTAGGCTTGTCTGGAGTTACTTTAACTATTCCATGTTTTAGATGAACGATAATATCAAAGTTATCTCCAGCTGTAAATGTATAGTTATCTGGAACGCTTCCTTCAAGTACATATCCATCTGGAACTTTAACGTCTGTCTTAACCGTTTGATCGGTCTTTCCGTTTAAGGTATCAGTCTTAACAATAGAACCACTCTTATCATTGTCTACATAAACAATCTTAGTAGCTTGTTCATTAGCTGTGTAGACGATGCTTACCGTAGTTTCAGTTGTATCTCCTGTAACTACTGTTTCCTTAACGTCTTTATCAGCTGTATAACCTTTGATTTCTGGAGCTTTAAAGCTATCCCAGCCACCGTTAGACCAATCTGAGTAAGTTTCTTCGCCTGTAACAGCATCTTTGTGTACTGTTCTTTCTAAGGTTGCAACTTGAGCTAATTTTTCAGTTTTACCATTAGGATAAGTTACTTCAATGCTTCTGATAACGTTCTTGTAATCTTTGAAAGTATTAACTACATGTTTTACTTCAACTTTAATATCTTCGTTATCCTTAGCTTTGAATGTGTAGTTTTCTGGATTATTTCCTACCACTACATACTTATCTTTATCTGGACTTTGAATATTAGTTTTAACAGTTTGGTCTGTCTTGCCAGTTAGAACTTGGGTTGAAACAACCTTACCATTGTCTACATACACAATCTTAGCTGATTGATCGTTAGCAGTGTAGCTAATGTTCACTTCATTGTTTGAACTATCAGCAGTTACTGGAGTTCCGTCAACCTTAGATTGACTAGCAGTATAACCATCAACACTAGGTACATCGTAGCTATCAAATGAACCTGTAGTCCAATCACTATAAGTAACTTTGCCTGTAACTTCATCAACGGTTGCAGTACGTGTTAAATACACTGTTTGCGTTGTAGTTGATGTCTTACCGTCTGGTGTTGTTACTTTAATTGTACGTGTAACGGTCTTATTCAAGTCGTTTTGACCTACACCGTCTGGGTAAGACTTAGTTGGGTTATTTGGCAACTTGTCAGCTGTTGTTTTAGGCTTATCTGGAGTTACTGTAGCTTTGTTATGAGTTAGATGTACGGTAATATCAGCGTTGTCTTTTGCTTTGAATGTGTAGTCAGTAGGAACTTGTCCTTCAACCACATATCCATCTGGAGTTTCAATGCCAGTTTTAACCGTTTGATCGGTCTTACCGTTTAAAGTATCTGTCTTAACGATTGAATCACCGTTATCTCTGTCTACATACACAATCTTAGCCGATTGATTGTTAGCAGTGTAAGTGATGTTTACTTCACTGTTTTTACTATCAGCAGTTACTTTGGCTTCATCAACCTTAGCTTGACTAGCAGTGTAGCCTTCAACACTAGGAACAACATAGCTATCAAATGAACCTGTAGTCCAATCACCGTAACTAACCTTTCCTGTAACTTCATCAACTGTGGCAGTACGTGTTAAATGTACTGTTTGTGTTGTTGTAGTTACTTTACCTTTAGGATCCGTTACTTTGATTGTTCTTGTAACGTCTTTATTCAAGTCGTTTTGACCTACACCACTTGGATAAGACTTGCTTGGATTATCTGGTAACTTATCGTCAGTTGTCTTAGGATTGTCCGCTGTTACAGTAGTTGTGCCATGCTTCAACTTAACTGTAATATCAGCATTATCCTTAGCCTTGAATGTGTAGTCAGTAGGAACTTGTCCTTCAACCACATATCCATCTGGAATTTCAATGCCAGTCTTAACAGTTTGATCAGTCTTACCGTTTAATGTTTCAGTCTTAACAGTAGAACTACCGTTATCTTCATCAACATAGTTAACCTTGATTGATTGTGGGTTTGCTGTGTAACCAACTTTAACCACACTATCTTCATTGTTGCCATCAACTTCTAGTCCCTCAACTACGTTTAGGCTTGGTGTATATCCATCAACTGTTGGTACATTATACTTATCTAAAGTTGCTTTAGACCATTCATCATAAGTCTTATCTCCTGTCACAGCATCTGTATGCACTGTACGACTTACAGTAGCTTTTTGAACTTTAGTAGTTTCTTTACCATCTGGGCTAGTTACTACGATTGTACGTGTAACGTCTTTACTTTCAGTTGAATCATTGATAACATGCTTTACTTCAACTCTAACGTCGGCATTATCCTTAGCTTTAAATGTATAGCTTTCTGGATTAGTTCCAACTAATACATACTTGTCTTTATCTGGGCTTTGGATATTAGTCTTAACAGTTTCGTCTGTCTTACCTGTTAGAACTTGAGTTGAGATTACCTTGCCATTATCTACATAATCAATTGAGATTACTTGTTTGTTTGCAGTATAAGTAATGTTCACTTCACTGTCTAGAACATTGCCATCAACTGTAGTTTGATCAACGCTTGGTTGACTAGCAGTATAACCTTCAATTTCTGGTACATCATAGCCTTCTAATGTAGCTTTAGACCAATCACCATAAGTAACTTCGCCTGTAACTTTATCTGTGCTTACAGTACGTGTTGACTTAGCACTTTGTGGAATTGTCATTACTCCACCGTTAGGGTTTGTAACTTTAATTGTACGTGTAATTGTCTTTTCTTCTGACTTAGTATCAATTACGTGTTTCAAGTGAACGGTAATATCAGTGTTGCCATTAGCTTTAAATGTGTACTCACTTAGAGTTGTACCAACAACAGTATAATTTTCTGGAATTGTAATACCAGTCTTAACTGTTTCATCAGTCTTACCGTTTAAAGCGTCAGACTTAACTGTAGCTCCACCCTTGTCATCATCAACATAGTTAATCTTGATTGATTGTGGATTTGCAGTATAGCTAATATTTACTTCACTGTTCTGGGTGTCGCTAGTTACGGTAGCTGTATCAACATTAGATTGAGTAGCTGTATATCCTTCGATCGTTGGTACATCATAGCCATCAAATGAACCTGTAGACCAATCACCGTAAGTAATATCTCCTGTAACTTCATCAACCGTTGCACTACGTGTTAAATGTACTGTTTGAGTTTCAGTAGTTGCTTTGCCTGTTGGGTCTGTTACTTTAATTGTTCTTGTAACATCTTTGTTCAAGTCGTTTTCAGCAACTCCACTTGGATAACTCTTACCTGGGTTATCAGGTAACTTGTCACTTGGTGTCTTAGGACTATCAGGTGTTACAGTAACTGTTGCATGGTCAACTGTAACTTTCTTATCAGGAACACCTTCACCAGTAAATGTAACTTGTGATGGAACAACTTCGTTACCAGTTAACTTCCAACCATCAGGCACTTTAGCATTTGTTTCAACAGTATCGCCAGTCTTACCGTTAACAGTAACTTTGTCGACTGTCTTACCATCTTTATCAACAAAGACAATTTGTGTACTTTGTTCGTTTGCTGTGTAGTTGATTGTTACAGTTGTGTCTTTACTGTCAGGTGTTACATTTAAGCTTGGAACGTCTCCATCTGCTGTGTAACCAGCAACAGTTGGAACATTTACAGTAACAAATTCATGTTTACCATTTTCAGACCAAGAACCATAAGTTACATTGCCTGTGACTTCATCGACAGTTGCATTTCTTGTAAATGTAACTGTTTGATTTGTAACAGTTTCTTTGCCATCAGGAGCGACAATTACAACTTTACGAGTAACTGTCTTGACTAAGTCATCTTTAGCAACTCCACTTGGATAACTCTTACCTGGATTGTCAGGTAACTTGTCGTTTGGAGTCTTAGGACTATCAGGTGTTACAGTAACTGTTGAGTGTTGAACCTTAACATTAATATCATCATTATTAGCGTTAAAATGAATTGTCTTTGGAACTGATTGGCCATCAACAAGTTTATAACCAGCTGGCAATTCATTAGTAACAGTTGCATCTCCATCAGTTACACCATCAACAGTTGTAACATGAACAACTTTATTATCATCATTAATATCAACATAATTAATATTAACTGATTGTTTATTGGCTGTGTAACTAATATCAATCGTTTGGTCAGTTGTATCTCCATTAACCGCAACTTTGTCTACTTGAGGTTGTGTAGCTGTGTAACCATCAATTGTTGGAACTGTATAAGTTGACCAATTATTATCAGTTACATAAACATCACCTTTATGAAGGTAAACATAATGATTAGAGTTAACGTCTTTGCCAACATTTTGGTTAATCTCTGCTGTTTGCTTAATTGTCTTAATAGTTCCATCAGGATTTGTAACATTAATTGTTCGTGTAACAGTTTTACTAATATATGGTTGATATGCAATAGGCATGTGTAAATGAGCAGTTGCACTTAATGAACCATCGTCATTTTCATCTATGCCAAATTCGCTTTTGACTAAATCATTAAAGTTAATCGAGAATGAATTATCAATTGTTGAAATATCAATTTCATGGTCAGAACCATATTGTTTACCATTTTCAAATGTAAATGTAACTAAACCACTTGTACCTGGGCCAAACAATTTTTTATTTGTAAATAAATCTTTTGTTAAATTAGCAGAAGCATACATTTTATAATTTAAATTTTCGTGCGTCTCTTTATTTAAAATATCAGTAAATGTATGATTTTCTAAATCTTCATAACCAATTAAAGCACCACCATTAGCAACATCATCATCAGAAGGATAATTTAATAATGTTTTGCCAAATTTAAGTGTTTCACCACCATTTGCTTTAACAACACTTTTGAAAACTAAATCATATTGAACAGATCCAGTAACCGAACCAACTCTTACAGGTTTACCATTATAGTAATGATAAGTAAAATCAAGTTCATCATTATTTATCCATGGTAAATAATTAACTTCATCATCACCATAACTATATTTTACTAAACGTGTTAAATCGAGGTCGGCATTAAGTTTTAGTTGTTTAGTTACAACTTTATGTTTCAAGTGAACTGTTATTTGTTCAGGCGTATCTGTTGCAAATGTAATTGTATCAGCTTGACCATTAGCTAATTCATAATTTTCAGGCAAATCAGTTAATTTATACTTTTCTCCAACTTCACCGCTAATGCCTCCTCTATAATCAACATCTCTACCTTCAAAATCATCGTCAACAAATTTTATTGAAGTGTTCATAACGTGATTATATTTTACTTGAAATTCATTATCTAAAGTTGGAGCTTGCTTGTTAGCATCACGGTAAATTATATCTGAAATACCTGTTGAGCCATAAATTAATGAGTAAGTTACATTACCATTCTTAGGCATTGGTGGATAATCAAATTGTAACTTATAAACGTCAACATTTTGGCCCGAAACTGTTGTGTTTGAACCAGTCTTAGTAAATGTTGCATTAACTTTTGTACCAGTTTGTGTTACGCTATCAGGTACAATTGTCCAATCACCATACTTATTTTCGCCTGGAATGTTTGTACGTTCGTAAGTAACAGTAATTACAGTATCAGGTATAATCTTTTCACCAGTATACTTATCAATATAATGGAATGTATGTTTAAATGTTGTTTGTTCTTTTACTTCATCAGCTGTGTAACTAATATTAACGGTTTGGTCAGTTGTGTTTCCATCAACTGTAACTGCATCAACTTTGTCTTGACTTGCAGTATAACCATCAATTGTTGGAACTGTATAAGCATCAAATGAACTTGTAGTCCAATCTCCATAAGTCTTTTGATTTGTTACTTTATCAGTACTTACACTACGTGTAACTTTAGTTGTTTGTGGTATAGTCGTTACTTTGCCTGTTGGGTCAGTAACTTTAATTGTACGTGTGACTGTCTTTTCTTCAGAAGTCGTATCAATTACGTGCTTCAAGTGAACTGTAATATCAGTATTACCATTAGCTTTAAAAGTATATTCACTAGGAGTAGTTCCAACTACACTATAGTTTTCTGGAATTGTAATTCCTGTTTTAACCGTTTCATCTGTCTTACCGTTTAAAGTATCTGATTTAACCGTAGCTCCACCCTTCTCATCATCAACGTAGTTAATCTTAATTGATTGATTGTTAGCATGATAATAAGTTGTATGTTCTGGTTGATATTCATAGGTATGCTTATTACCTGGCATGAAAGTATCATTTAATTCGCCACTTTGAGTTGGATATACCCAACGTAAAGATGAAACATGTCCTGGATTATTTTCTGTTTCATTTGTATCAGTTGTATATCCTTGAATTGTAGGAGCTGATACAGATACTACACTCCAAGTTGTTGGCAAGTTAGTCCAAGTTCCTGAAACAACATGATAACCTGGTGTAGCGTTATCACCCTTAGTAGTATCTAACTTCCATTCAGAAGTAGAAACAACTTGATCGTTAATACTCTTAACTTCTCTTGAATAGAAAATCTCGACTACAGCGTCATCAGCTATCTTTTGACCTTTCTTATCCCCATCAGCATAAACATAGTGTTCAGTTAAAGTTCTGGTTTGACTTTCTTGTTTGATTGATACTTTATCATAAGGAACGCTGGAGGTTTTTTCCATTGTATCAGGTTGATCGCTATTATTCCTTAATTGGAAGGTAATCGCAAAATTACTATAAGCTTGATTGTAGTTGCTATTAGGTGCAGCTGGAAGCCCTAAATTAAAAGTAAAGTTATCAAAGTTTCCATTATCAAAGTTGTCTAATTTTTTCGAATCTCCTGTAAAGTTAATATGAGTTCCTGTTTGGCTAAATGAGCTAGGTACATAAGTCCAATCGCCGTACGTATTAGTAGCTGGTGTATTGGTTCTAGTAAATTGAGTATGAATTGTAGTTGCAGGCATAATTTCTTCGCCAGTCATCTTATCTGTATACTTAATAGTCCAAGAACCGTTAACTGTTTCTTTTACTTGCGTTGCAGTATAAGTAATATCTACGGTTTGATTCTGAGTGTTAACTCCACCTATCCATTGACCATATACTTTATCTTTACTTGCTTTATAATTAGCTATTTGTGGAACATCAAACTCACTCCAATTTGTATCATCAGCTGTTTTCCAATCATTGTTATAAACAACTTCATCACCAGCTACAGTAACTGTTTGATGATAAGTAACTTTTTGAACTGTTGTATCAACTGTACCATTAGGATTGTGTACGTTAATGGTACGTGTTACTTCTTTGGTCAATTTTGACTTATCAACGTTACTTGGAATGTCAGTTGACGTGTAACTATAAATTTTAGTTGGTATATCTTTACCAGCTGATACTAGAATTGCTCCATCTGGTGGAGTAGTTACATCTCTATTATTAACTCTTACCTTATTGTGTAATTCATAGTATACATCTTGACCTGTAGTATTATTATGAGCCACAATTCTTCCTGGATTAGAGTAATCAGAATTACTTGTTAGAAACTCACCTCTTGTTTCTATAATCTTAGCTGCATTATCAATAACAAATTTACGTAAATCATCACTTGAAACAATAGTATAATTGACATCGTTTGATCCAACATATCCGTTATTTCCTGCTCCCCCTCTTGCCGAAAGATTGTTAAGACCTGTGGAAGTTGTAGCGTCAGTTGCTATTAAAGTATTACCATCTAATTTAATTAAATCTTTAACGTAATAAGTATGTTTATTACTAACTTCATTAATATCTTTAGGTCGTGTTGTATATACATCAGTAAATCCTGCTACTAAATCATTTGAATCATATTGAGTTCTATGTGTAACAGTTTTCTCATCAAAAGTAGCATTATCAGAAATCTTTAATATATTTGCGTCTCTTGAGTAATATTTAGAACTAGGCTCAAAACTAATGGTTACACTCTTGGTATCAGGAGTAATAAAACCTTTACCTAGCCCTAAGTCATAACCAATTTCTTTTCCAGGAATACCACCTATTTGTGCATATGTTTTCCCATCTCTAGTTGTGAAATAAGTTATATCAAGCTGAATCCATTCTTGAGGTGCATACCAAAAAGAAATTGGTTTATTAAATTGCTCAGTAGTTTGTGTTGTTGGTTGTTCTTCAGCAACATAATGAATAGTAGCTTCACGATCAACATAATAATTAGTTGAACCAATTTGGTAGTTATATCGAACGGTATATTTCTCGTTGTTTTTAGCTGGATTATTAGTATAAAAATCCCTCATAGTATAAGGATTATCAGATAAATATACTTTTAATGACAAATTAATATCTTTAAAACCTTTAGTTTTATCATTAAAAGCTATTTTAAATTTTTTTCCCCTAGCATCACCAATAAGATTGCCAATAACTTGATCGTTGTATATTAAATCTTGATTTTTAAAATTCCAAAATTCACCAAACTCTTTTTTGTTAAATGTAACTGTAATTTCTTTATTAGCAATTACGTCCCCATTTTTAGCTTTAATATCGGCATGTAAGAAAGTTGCGTCTTCATCAAAATTATCTTGTTTCTTATGATCTTCCAAACTTACGTTACTTACGGTATAATCTTGATTTTCAACTAATTCTTTACTGTTAGCAGTTGGAGCTGCAGCCAAACTACGTACCACACGTTTTGGAGTAGTTGGAGCTGAAATTGTACCAGTAGTTGTTGTAGCCTTGTTTTCAACGTTACTACCAACTTGATTGTCAACGTTTGCTTTATCGCTAGTTACAACATCTGGCTTAGGTTGAGTTTGTGTTGTTGTATTTGTAGTTGACTCAACGTTGTTTGTAACTAAAGAATTGTTATTTGCACCACTTTTATCGCTAGATGTTGCACCAGCTGTCGTATTTGTTGTGCTTACTTGTGCGTTAGGAGTTGTGCTAACGCTTGTATCAGTAGAATCATTTGCTACACCAGTTGTTGTTTCTACAGTTTTATCAACTGTTGTATTATCTTGCGTTGAACTCGAAGAACTAGCTGTTTCTGGCTTAGTTGTGGCAGCATCTGTTGCTGTACTTGGCAAAGTGTCAGCTTTAGCTGTAGTTGCTCCCATATACAATGTTGTTGAAATTAGAACTGAAGCAACCCCTACGCTTAGTTTGCGTATACCGTAATGTGGAGTTCTAGCAGCAGTTTGTTCCATCTTATTTTTAAAGTTATTCTTGGAAACCATTGAAAATATCATTCCTTTCTGTTGTCAAAGAAATATAAAATGTAATTCTTTTAGGGTTAAAAAAAGAAGAATAGGTTAACTTTTTGTCCCTATTTTTCTTTTGTATCTACCAATCCTAAGTTTAGAAGATACTTGTAAGTATACCAATAATTATACTTTTTCTTTAAGTTACTTACTCTTGCTTTAAAAGTAAGTTCATTAATTTCATCAGCACGATGAATCAAAGGTCTATTCAAAATAATCTTTTTAATTTGTGGATTAATTTTAACCATCTTTGAATCAGGGTTAACGGCAGAAAATACACCTAAAAAGTATGCTGCTTTTAAAGAGAAGCCAACTCGTTTAGTCAAGATTGATAAATGGCTTCTAAAAGTTGGAAATACATAATGTTCACCAGATGTATTAACTAGCATATATTCTTGCCCTTCAGGGATTGATTCTCTAATTAGGTCAGCAACATCTTCAGGAATTACATAAGATCTTCCATCAAAGTAAAATTTATTGTCTTTTAAATCTTTTGTCTTGATGTTAATTAAATCTTTAACTGGAAATCCAGCAAACGCTAAGTAATAAGTAATCCTATCACCGTGATTTCTTAGTGAGCCTATTTTCTCTAAAAACTCTTCTCTACTGAGCATTACTAAATTTCTAGTTTTATTTTTTAGAAAAGCTAAAACATATTCTAAATCATTATTTTCTTTCAAAATTTCAATACGTCTATCAATAATTCTTTCATCAAATTGGTTCATTAGAAGTTCTTTGAACAACTTTTCACCTTTAGTTATTTTCTTCTTTTCTTCGTCTGTCATAAAGAACCCTCTTTCTTGCTTATTTAAATAAATCGCTAGGAGTCAGTCCTGTTGATACCTTTTCTTTGTTTGATTGATTGTCGTTGCTATCTTCATCAGAACTATCAGAAGAATATGAATTATCATTATCTTCATCGTCGTAATCATTGTCATTTTCAACTTCTGAAAGCAACTCATTGTTGATGCGTTGAATAGTATTCATAACATATCTTACGTTAGCAACTTCAGTTTTTGATGTAACAGCAAACACTTGCTGCCCTAGGTCAACTTGTAACAAGTCCCCTTCTTCACGGTGACTAACAGTTACTGTATAGCCTAATAACTTAAAAGGCTTGAAGTCTAAGATTGTTACATTATCATCGTTAATTTCATAGTTTATTTGAATTTTTTTATAATTGTTATTTCCACGTTTAATTGGGAAAAGCTTAGCTTTACCTAAAATACCATTCTTATAGTTAGGACTAACTTTCTTTACGGTCATTTTCATAGTATCAATTGCACCGAAAAGTTCAATCATTCGATCTGAACCTGGTTCAACAATTTCTTTAACTTCTACCTCATCGGCATTCTTATAAGAAACTTGATACTTGAAGTCATATCTCGGCATAGCTACCGCCTCTCTTTCTGATACTTTTTATATACTTATATCTATTAACATTTTAACACAAAAGTATTGGAAATATGCACAAAATACAAAAAAATAAACCTAGGCAAGGATCCTTGTACCTAGGTTTGATATAAAATGCTCCCAATTCAGGACGTACCTGCCACGATGTGTGGTCTGGGAGGGTTTGATCTGACTTGATTATATAATATTTTTAGACCTGTTGTCTAATTAATTATATCAATTGCAGTAAATTTATTTTGATTCATGTCATAAGTTACGTTAAAAGTCTTAGTACCTTCTTTAGTCCCAGCCATATTAACTATGCTGTAATCAACTACTACTATACCTTTTAATTCATTGCCTGTGTACTCGCTTAAGTAAGCTTTAGCACTATCAAATGATGATTCTATGCCTAAGCTTTTAACAACAGACGCATTCTTTTTATTTCCAAATATGTCTTGCTTGTTAAGTACATCAGTGGTTACTAAATTACTAGCTTTACTCTTACGGTTAATATAATCATTAGCATTACTGTAGGTGTAAATAATCTTAAATAAAGTGTTTGCTCTTGTGTTTAATGTCTGTGTACCAACGTATTGTTTTCCAATAGGTTTAGTCTTGGCATCGCCATTTTCACTTACATAATAATAAACTTTCTTGCTAACATCATCTTTTTTCTTGTCATAAGCTGCTTGCGCTTTTTCTATCTTATCATCGCTTTTAGATAGTTCATGCTGAGCTTTAACACTTTGAACTCTTAATACTATAAAGAATATTAGTAATAACACTGTAATTCCTCCTAGTACCATTAGCAAAACATTTTGTTTCTTATCACTCATAATAAAGTCCTCCTATTTAGCCACTGATACAAGTTCGGTAAAGCTAACTGCTCCATCAAGTTTTGTCTTAGTGTTGTAGTTAAAGCTATACATAACTTTCTTACTTGAAACTTGTTGTGTTGCCGAACTATCTTCGCCCACTGGCTTATAATCAACTAAGATGTTAACTGGTAGTGTATGTGTGTTTACATCATATTTACCAAAAGCTACACTTACTGAATTTAAACCGTTGCTTTTTGGATAGTCTTTACCGTTTATCTTTTGAATTACAGTTTGAAACATAACTTTGCTTGCCAAATGGTTTGCACCAAGCTTTGCAGCTATATCTCTTTCTTTGGCTTTATATTCATCTTCTGTTTTAGCATTATAAGCCTCAGTGATAGCTTGTGAATAATCATTTCTCAAGGTATTTTCAATATTGTCTATATCAATGTTTTTAACTTTATTTCGGATAACTTTTTGATAACCCTGAACTGTTAAATTTTTAGTGTTTGCTTGATAGTTTTCTATCTTAGCGTTATTTTCACTGATAGCTTGCTTTGTTGTTTTAATTTGACGTGGATATATAACTAAGGTAAGAACCAACAAGAACACGTTGATTACCCCTAAAATTACGATTAAAACTTTCTTCATACTTTTTTCTTCCTTCCTAGATTACCTGCTATTTACCACCAATGATTCTTTTCCCAGAATTGTCTAGCCTTAACCCAAGTACCATATCTATTCTTCATGTAACTTTGAGCTACTCGATCTTGGTTTTCCTTAGATAAATCACCATTTAAATATGATAACATTAATTGATAGGCTCCATATACTGCTGGATTATTAGGATTTCTAGCTGAATAATTACCACCAGACTCGTGGGCAATGATATACTTTCTAGCACTATCTTCATCAGAGCTTAATCCACCAACTGCATCGTCTGAACCACCTTTTTTAAGACCATTCTTAATCGTTTCTAGTGGATCAATCCAACCACCACTTGAATCCCAAGGGTGAGAAATAGCTTGATCAAAAGGCATCTTAGTAATACTGATGTGTAGATGATTTGAATCACGAATACCTATAACATCACCAGTTTTTACAGTATCGCCTTCTTTAACTTTGATATTACTCTTTGATTTTGAAAATTCCTGATAGTCAATGTATAAGTTATCATCACCTTTGGTTACAATGTACCAATCTAACCCACCAGCATAAGCTATCTTGACAACTGTACCACCATGGATTGCATGAAATTCTTTACCTGGGTGATCCACTGAACCAAAGTCTAAGCCATCGTGATAACTATTAGGTCTCTGATTACCTGGATGAGTTCCGAATAGTTGAGCATCCATAAATGAACCTTCGCCAACGTCAGGGAAAGGCCAACCCCATGAACCACCAGGAGAAGCACTACTATCTTTTGAACAATCAGTATCATCATCTTTAGAATCAGTAGTTGCTGCACCTACATCGCCAGCAATGTCATCAGCATTATAGTATTGTGCATATCCAGCTTGAAATCCAGGTAAGTAATCTGCAACTTTAGCTGTAAAATAGCCATGATTGTGCATTACGGTTAAATAATCTTCCATCTCTTTGGCACTAGCCTTTTTAGAATTGCTGTCACTAGCTGATTTTAAAGCTTCAGGAACGGCTGGAAAAAGCCCACTGATATACGCTTCACCAAACACTTTATAGCTAGGGAAGTTCATATAGCTACCGTCACCTTCAGCGTGTCCTGAACCTAAAACTACACCTTTTTTAGCTAACCATTCAGGCGGTTGTCCTGACAAACCACCTAAGTTATGAGCGTCATTGTTTAAAGGTGGATTAGCACTTAAATTAGCTCCTGATTCTTGTACCCATTGAGCATAAATCAAACCTGGGTCTATTTTGATGTTATAAAGTTTTTCGCCAGCCTTAGCAACAGCTCGTGCTAATTTTTTACCATTCTTTGTTCCAATTGGAGCTGGTGTGTTTTCGTCAAAATCAACAGAAACATCTGTATGAACGTTTTTGCCACCACTTGCGTCAGTTCCACCACTACCACCACTGCCTGAACTATCATCATCTGAATCACTAGTTATTGTATAACAACCGTTGTTTTGAAAGCCTGAGTCAAAAATAGAGTTGGCACTAACTAGCGTTGGATATACTAATTGAATAACTAATAAAGCAAGCGTAAATAGCGATGCTAAAATATTTACTTTCTTTATGGAGTCCAATTTCTATCACTTCCTTTAAAAAAATAAGGAATAGCTTTAACTATCCCTTACAAAATCAAATGAGTATCAATAACTGTTCCTAATAAATCCCTAGCTCTATACACGTAAAAGCGACTACTTGTATTAGCTATTAATTCATCACAAACACGTCTAGGCAACTCTTTGTTCCAAGAATAGTTAATGTCTTTCAAACTATCAGGAGTTACACCACCTAAAACAACTAAATCTTGCGTTGAAAGAGGATAGATAAAGCTATTTAGAGTTTTGATATTCATTTCTTTATTGTCTCTTTCTTCCAAAGTTGTGATTAAACCAATACCTTTTTCGTCCATTTTTTCACGATAAGGTTTTAAGACTCTTGGAGAAACAGAGACGCTATCTAAACCATGAATAACAATCATATCACCTGGCATTGCTCTATTTGTTACGTAAGATAAAGTGTTTAAAAACATTGCCCCTTTAACAACACGACTACTAGATAATTTAGATAAATCGTAATAAATATTACGGTCATAGTATGTGAATTTATCTGGTATGTTGGTCTTAGCATTAAATACTTGTGGATATTGGTTAACAGCTGTTTTTACTGCTCGTAACAAGAGTTGCGCTCTATCACCAGCGTTTTCGCCAACTTTTCTTTCTCTAGCTACAACAGAATCTAATTCCAAAACAAAATCCCCTATTGTTGGATAGTTTTGATGTTGTTCTGTTGCTAAAATTCGCCAAGCTCTAGTTGGTTCATTTTTTGGATCAAAGGTATAAATACCATTACCACCAGCACGTTTAACTACCCAATCAATCAATTGTTCTTTTAACATACTTCTGATATTAGCGTATTGATCGGAAGAAATAGCATTTTCACCAAGTAACATCATAATAATTTCAGTAACTTTCTCAAAGTTATCATTAGCGTCTACTTCAACATTTTCTTTAGTTCCATAAACTTCCAAAGTATTTAACGTATAATTTTGCATATCTAATACTTTAGAATTAGGTGCATGATAATCAAAAGGAACTAGATTAATATGATGTGTTCTTTTACCATTGACTAAATAATTATCCTCGGCAATTACATGCGCCCAAGCACTGCCAGCACGATTAGTTTGAATTGGATATTCCAAACCGTTTAAAGAATACTTGACACTGATCCCACCAGTGATAACAACCGCATGTCTAATACCGTTAAAATCAATAATTGATGAGTTATTGTATAAAAGTGATTCTAAATCTTTGCCTACATAAACTCCTTGTGGATCAACAAAACCTGAACTTGGTAAAAATAAACGGCTGGCAGCTACTGATTCCATATCAGCGTTGTGCCATTTATTAGCTGAAATTTTATTAAATAAATTAAAAAATTCTTCTTTTTGTTTAAAGGTTTTACGTACAATCATAAAACCTGGAATACCACTGTCTTTATAATTTTGTCTAAGTTCATCAACAGTTTTCTTTAATTGTTCTGGTGTATCAGACCAAATTACAAGTGAGATATCACTATCAACAATGTGTTCATTCTTAGCTAAATCCATAGTTAATCTGATATCTGCTAATTCAAGTTCTTTTTTAGAGTTTTCACGTTCATCAGTTGATTCTTCTGAATTTAACATTGTTACTTTCTTTGAATGTAGTTTTTTAGAAAAAATTTCATTTTCTGTTCCTTTGCTCATGCCTTTTTCACGATAAGCAAAGTAAATATCTCCATCTTTAAGTTGTTGAGTAGGAATTAATTTTGTTAGCCAACCTATAACTTCTGGATTGTGTGTACCGTATTTAACCAAAATATCAAAGATCGAAACGTAACGTCCTTTATATTTATGAATATAGCCATCATATTCAACGTAACCACTATCTGATGTAAAACCTGGTTGACCGATAAATTTCTTTTTGCGAGCTTCAGCTATTTTTCTGCGTTGCTTAGCCCTTTTCTTTTCGGCTTTAGTCATTTTATATTTAGCTGTTGGCTTTTTTACTTTTTTAGATTTTGATTTTTTCTTTCCAAACAAGTTCTCACCGCCTTTTACTTCGTGAAATTGTCATTTGCATAGAGTTTATTAATTAATTTCTTTAACTCATCGCCTTTTAACATATGATATGTAACAACCATACCTTGATTGAAAAAGACTTCCTGCGCTCTAGCTTTCTTCATCAAGCTTTCATACGATTCGTTATCAAGTACAATGTAAGTTTCTAGGACTTGAGTATCTTGTAAGCCAGTAACAATTCTTGAAAGAGTTTTTTGCCTTAACTGCATTTCACGAGTAGCATTTGAATTTAAAGTCTTAGGTTTAGTTCTAGGTATTCCGATAAAGTTAATCGTAGTTCTAACAGTATCTTTTTCTAAACCGTCAATAGCATTTTTGTTAACTTCTTTTAAATACAATAAATCATCATCAAAAGAAGTTTGAGATACAGTTCCTTGAACCTTATATACTAAGGTATAATGTGTTCTACCTTTATATTTACTTTCAAGAACAGCACGCTCAGGGTCTTTAGTAGAAAATCTAAAGTAACGATCTTTTCGCCAATAGCGCTTATTATTATCTCCAAACTGACTAAGAATATATCTAATAGAAATTAGCAATTGGCTTCCTTGTGAAGGGTTAACAAATAATGCGTTTAAAGCTACTAAAAACGAGCCGATTAATACTCCAACAAACGGAATTGCATTTGTTATTAAACCAGCACCCTTTACGGCAACTCCTAATGCAATTAAAGGAAAAACTGCAAATATAACCAAAGATGCTAGTATTGATAACAAAGTAGATACTAAAAAATCACCTAAACTACCCATTGATTGTGAGATAGAATCAATGCGTTTGATTTGATCCAAAGCTTCACTTCTAAGCGACATCTTATTACCAGAATCTCGTTGGAATTGAGCCATTGTATCTACCTACTTTCTTTGACAAATTCACTGAACTTTAATGCCAAAGCACATAAAACCAAAGTTGCTGAACTAATTACACCGTATAAAGGTACTGGACTAGCTACACCTGTTTGTGGCAAAATTGATTGTTCTTGACTTTGAGTATCTGTATGTTGAGCTGATTGTCCTAGATCTTTAAGAGCAACAACTTCTCCTTGTTGATCGCTATTTTGAGAACTTGTTTTTTGTACACTGTCTTGATTTTGACCTGATTGGTCTTCGTGAATAACCGAGTCTTTAATAACTGCATCTGTCATAAAATTCACCAACCTTTTATTCGTTTGTTAAAGTAATGCGATGTTGTCTACCATCTTGGTCTGTATAATGTCCTTCTTTACTGTTATCCATTGTTACTTTGTACTTATGACCGTCTTTGGAATAAGTCCATGTATCGCCTTTTTGATAATCTTTAGCACTGGAGCTAGAAACAACAGATTCTTGAGAACTTGCTACACTAGTTGTTTGAGCTTGGTTGTTATGGTTAGTAACCAAAGTTGTTACCCCAGCTGTGATAATAATTACTGCAACTAAAGCTACGATAAAGCCTGCAACTAATCCCCAAACATTCTTCTTTTTAGCAGGTTCTTTAGCAGGTTCCACAACTGGAGCTGGAGTAGGTGCTGCGGCAGGAACTCTATCAATTTTGATGTTGTTTAAAGCATCGTTAGCTGTTTGTAACTTCTCATTGCTTGCAACTAAAGCTTTATTGTTCTTTTGTAAGCTTTCAATGTTGTTTTGAGCATCAGTTACACGTTTTTGAGAGTCGATTAATTGTTGTTGTAATGAAGATGTACGCTTTTGCACTTCTTTTTCAACACGAGCTTCAATCTTTTCTTGCATTGTTTTATTGAAGATATTTAATTGTTCTTGCGCACTCTTAGCATTTAATTCAGCAGCTTCTTGTTGCTTTTTAACACTTTCAGTAACTACACCAACTTGGTTAGCAAATTGTGTTGCTTCTTGTTCGATTGCCATTGTTTCTTGATGTACAACTTGTTCAAAGTCGTTAAGCACTTGATTAATGTCAATTTGACGGAAACGTCTTTCTAAGAAACGTTGACGTTCTTTTTTATAGTGATCTTGGTAATCTTTTTTCTCCTTAGTTGTTGCAAATTCAGCTTCGTCAATATAACGTTGACGTTCTTGATTTACTCTTTGTTGTTTTTGAGCTAAATGATCGTTATCGTAATTTGTTTCTAGGATTGTACGTTGAGCTTCAACAAACTTTTCACGATTACTCATGTACTCTTCTTGCATTGAGGCTTCCATTTTTTCTATTTGATTATTTTTAGAAGTTTCAATACTCTTTAGTCTAAGTTCATGTTTTTGCTTAGAATCAACAAAATCATCTTCAAACTCTTGCTCAAACTTAGGAGCATGTGCTTTTAAAATGTTATAAATTGTGTAAATGGCTTCATCTCTAGCAATAAACACTGCTGATTCACTTTTAACAATTTGTGCTTGAATTTGCTTATGTGTGTATTCGTCATACTTAGGGAAACTAATTGCTTCATTGTTTTCAAAGATATCAGCGGCTAAGGTCAATAAAGGATCTACCGTCCCTTGAGCAATGTGATTTTCTGGCTTAGCTTCAGCAGGAGCTTGACCTGGAAGATTATCGCTTACTTTATTGCTTGTATCACTGTCTGTATCAGCATTTAAATTAGCATCTAAATTATTGTTTAAAGTTTGAGTACTTGTCTGAACATCATTTTTGCCTGACAAGTCATAAAGTTCTGAATTATCATCTTTTCCATCAATGCTTGGAATAACAGCAACCGCCTTACTAGCTGGAGCTTGTGTTTGTTCTTGCACAGAAGTTTGTTCTTGTGCTTGAACATTAGCGCCAGGGTTAAGGTCTAACTTAACTTTATCGTTAGGATAGTATTTTTCTTTAATACGTTTGATTTCTTCTTGAATTTCTGGTGTATGACTATTAACAAAATCTTCTAAAGAGTATGGTAAAGTTAAGTCCAAATCATCAACGTCCATAGCGTTATCATCAGCAAAAAGCTTAGTTAATGTATCGCTAGGATAATACATTTGATTTTGTTCATTAATAATCCCTAAACTAACTTTTCCATCAAAATCAATTAAATTACTATATAAATCTAAGTCAGACTCTTTATAAACTAAAGCATATCCGTCTTCTGTTTTAATTGCGTTGTTACTTTCAAACAAATCAATTGCGCCTTGACTTAAATCAGTTGCTTGAAAGCCTAATGCAAAAGATATTTCATTTCTCATAAAAAACCTCCGTTCTAAATTAAAAGAGAGCGTTAAAAAAACGCCCTCTTATGTGGGCTTTAATAAAGCCACTAATTTTGACTAGGCAGTGATTAACCTGTTATGTTTAAATCTCCACCTAAGTTTTTAGAAAAGGCTTGGAATGTTGCAGCGGTACCTAGTAAGAATGCACCACCAACAATAATTGTGAGTACACCCATACCGATTTTCTTCCAGTCTTTATTATCGCTAAACCAGCCTTTACCAATATCAAAAATGCCACGTCCGACTAAACCGATTCCGAAAACACCTAGGATTACAGTAATGGCTGCAAGACCAACTTTTTGTCCCCATGCACGAGTATTTTCACCGTTAGCACCGTAGACTAAATTGTTAATGGTTAATAACTGTGTTAAAAACCAAGTTTGCATTTGTATCACCTTCTAAAAAAGTATTAGTAAGGATACATTTATTATATATTAAAACGTCTGCGAAGTGTTACAAAATATAATTCTTTGTTATCAAAAAAATCGCCGAAGACTAGCATTAACTAATCTTTGACGATTTTAGAATTTGATTATTTGCCTAGATCATCGCTTGGATTATTATCTAGGTTTACGTGATTGTTTTGGTTAAGACCATCTAAGTTTTGCTTAGGATTATTATCAACACTATAGTCAGCCTTAGTTTGTGGACTATTATCAACTACATTTTGAATTTCTTTCCCAGCATTAATATTATGCTTAATAATGGTTTGTTCTGGTGCTTTTTGTTCTTGAACTACCTTTGTTCCACCATTATTAACGTGTCTAACGATAGTTTGTTCTGGATTGTTTTGTCCTTGAACTACTGTTTGAGAAGGGTTGTTTCCTTCACTAACTGTATCTTGAACTATCTTTGTTCCACCATTATTAACGTGTCTAACGATAGTTTGTTCTGGGTTGTTTTGCCCTTGAACTACTGTTTGAGAAGGA